AAATTTGCTTATTAGTTAATAGATGTTCTAATAGACTTTCTATAGCGTTAGTAGCAATTTCAGCAATTTCATCTGTATTAACATCAATATTGTCTAAAACAATTTTATTTCCATTATCTAAGTCAAAACAAGCAGAATCAAAATCAACTAACTCATTAGAATTTACTCTATCTACTATCTAATGCTCTGTCAATTACAGTATACAATTCATCTTTAAGTTCTTCAAATTGGGTTTCATTAAGAATTGATGTTTGAGTGTTTTCTTCAATGTCACTAATCATTTTAATAACTTGTTCTACACTATAGAATCCAGGAAGCTGTTGTTTCAGCAATTCAATTGTTTGATTTTTTGTCATAACTTTAATTTTTATTTGAGATGAATGTATAACCTTTATTTTGCCTTTATAATTATATTAAATTATTTAACGTGTATTCAATAGCTGCTTCGTAGGCTTCTGTTGGTGAGTTGTACTCAAAGGAAGAGTATTCAAATTTTTCCTGTTTTTCCATTGGGATTATTTCATACCTAAACTTCTTACCGACTGGCGTGGAGCTTATCCAAACACCATGCTTCTCATACAACCACCACTTTACTTCATCAACGGTTGGGTAAACTTCGTTAAATATAGACCATTGGTTTTCTAAATCAGATTGTTTTATAGGCCTTATTTTTTCATAACTTTTATTTACAGCATTTTGTATCCTACAAATTGTACCTACTTCAAGATTTTGCTCAAATCCCTTTTCTTTTAGCAATTTAGCTATTGGATAGTTTACTGGTGTGTTCATACTTCAAATTTTTTATATGTTTCTTCAAATGTGTCTGTTATTGATTCTTTGTCAGTTATAACACTACAACCATATTGCAAAGGGGAATCTTCAGACATATCTATATTTACAGAATATTTAGTGCCAACACATTCTCTAATATATAAGTCATGGTCTTTTACTAAAGCGTAAGCTCTATTGGCAGCAGTTTCAAGTGCTTGTCTAACTACATTAGCTGTGTATTCATTGAGCTGTTCAGGTGTGAAGAAATAGCCTTTTTGTTCATTTACCCACTCATCTATTCTTTCACCATTATTTGCATCAACTATTTCATATTCTGGTCTTTCTTCACCACTATCGTACTTTTTCCAAAATTCTTCTGTAATTTCTACAGGTAAATAAACTGTTTGTTTAGTTGGTGTCATAACTTATCGTTTTTTTTCTTTTCTCATATCATTATAGTATGGTGCTTGATGTTTACCCACTTTATCTATTGCAGTAAATCCATTTAAAACTTTATCAGTTCTACCATGAACACAATAACCACAACAAGGAATAGTATTACACATCACCTTATCTGATATATTAGAAGTCCAAGCATTGCAATAAATTGGCTTGTTTTCAATCTTTATTTCTTCTTGTGTCATATATCAAGTTTTAAGTTTGAGATGTATTCTTGAATCACTTTTAACATTCTTTGCACTTGTAAATGATGTGCAGAATCATAAGGGTCATATCCTTCATCAATTAATTCCTGTAATGGTTTTATATTCCCAGGAATTAAAGGAGTTGATTGGGATAGAAGAATTCGTAAAACATTTAATTCATGTGTCCATAACATTTTTTGTTCGTTAGTTAAAGCATTATTAATGTCTTTTTCCAACCCTTCCATTCTTTTGAGAATAGCTGTCTCGTTGATTACTACATATTCGTTATTCATCGTATTCGTGTTTACATTTTGAACAATAATATCTGTGTGTGTAATTTGAGTAAAAGGTAATAACCTTTTTATGACTTCCCCAATGAAAGAAATGACAGAACCATATCTTAAGTTTATTCATAATACAATGTTTTATGTTGTTTTGATTTCGATTCTATGAACTTCATTTATTTCGTATTTCTTAAATAACAAATCAACTTCTCTTTTAAAATAACCTTCAATTGTTATTTTACCTTGATGTATTTCAGGACAAACATATCTTTTTCCTAAAGTGTGCCTATAAATCCAATTCCAAGACTTTTTATCCCACCAATGTTTTCGTTTCCATTCATATAAAACAATCTGATAAACATTACCAATAAAATTATTAATAATTTCTACCTTGTATAATGGTTTATTCATAATACAATATTTTAGGTCTTTGTTCTTTCCAAATTTGGATGAGTTCTTTTGTAACACGTCTTACATTTTTATAAATATACTCACCATGAATTGATGTTGAGTTGGTATTTAAAGTTAACCATTCGGCAAACTCAGCCGTATCACTATCTGAATTAGGATGTGTTTCTTGGGATTTGTTGTAGCCCTCTATAATACCATCTACATGCCAAATTATAGAATAGTCTCTATCTTTATTATTCTTATCTTTATACCAATTTAAAGAAACATTAGCTATTTCACAAGCCGTTTCTCCAATAATATCAACCTCATCCACCACTTTAGGAATATCAATGCTTGGGTTGTTAGTTGCTATTACTTTTTTCTGTAGTAATAAATCTATATCATTTAGTGTATCAATTTGCTCTAGTCCTATTGTAGCATCTACATATATTTCTATTACAATGTCACCTACTTGAACTTTGTCATCACTCACATAATAAGCCCTTCCATCTACAACTACCTTCTCGCAGATGTGCTCTTCACCTGTTGTCTTGTTGATTAATTTGTACTTATTCATAATGTTTTATCTATGTTAATGATGACTTCCGTAAAATGATTATTTTGTACCAACCATAACCGTTTGATGTTTCAACTCCATAAGGAAATACATCTTTATCATATTTAACCTCACATCTATCAAAAGGAACTCCACTTTCATTTGCATTATTAACAAACCATTCTAAGAACTCATCATCAATAGCTTGTACACCATCATTGATTAAGTCTTGGTCTGTTGTTAGGATGATTATATCTTGTTTAGAAGAATATTGAGCACCTCCCGAATTGTAAGGCTCATTTAATACTTTGTCTAAATACCATTGGTCAACACCTTCTTTAATTTCTTCTTCTGATGTGATGTAGATGTTTACATTGTTCCAAAGTTGTGGGTTATTCATTGAAGAAAACATTAACTCTTTTGTAATTCTTCTTTGAACTAGCCTACTTGGTTTATCCGTTGGTAATACGTGTATGTTTTTCATATTTTGTTTTTAAATAATTAGCACCCTCTTATCTTATTAACGTGCATTTCAGTTCTACACTGTAGTCCCTTTTAATAAGAGTAGGGTCACGTAGTTAACTGTGGGTCTTTCGGGGTTTCTGTTAGTTCCAAAGAACCTGCAATGAACCAAACCCTTAGTCTTATCATTGCTTTACAGCTTCAACCATTAACTACTTGCTGAGAACTTGTTCGTGTATACTTCCAGTATATCTCTATACATCTGGTACACGCCTATCATCTCTGATAGGTTTTTGAAACTGTAAGAGCAAGACCCTCTGTTACTGGACTAATTGTAACCGCAGGATTTATACTTGACCTATTATGTGGTATTTCCAAAGCCCACCACTCACAGTTTCAGGGATTTCATTAACCCTCGTTGATAACGACGCTCGGTATTTCTCCAACTACGTGTCTTACTATTACTCCACAAATCACGTGGTAGTTTCTGTGTCGCTAATTATCAACTACATCCAGATTATGTATTATGCTGGATGATTTTTAAGTTTAACCCTGTCACTCCAAGAATGTGAATACCCGTGATGCTCCTTAGGTTCATCTTTGGTAAGGCTTTCAAGTATCTGTCCCCAAACAACTCCATCTTGGTAGGGATTCTAATACTCACATTGTTTCTGTAACTCTCTTGAGCACGTTACCCATGCAAAGGTTTTTATCCTTTATATTGGCTTGTTAATTCCTACCCCAAGTGTCCAGGCTTTTGAGTCATTTAAAAGTTAACAACATTAAACATGTCTTAACTTACTTATTTATTTGCTTTCAGCAGGGTTAATTATTTTCAAAGAACTTATTTCTTCTTGTACATTGGATTTCCTTTTACTGAAGGATATCCTTTATATAATGGTTTTGATGGTTTTACACCGCGAGTAAAATATTTTTTATCAGTTGTAGGACAAGATTGTTTACTACATGACATTAAAACAGAAATAATTACTAATAACATTAATACTTTTTTCATAACCTTTTATTTGAAATAAATGTACAACTTTTATTTTGCCTTTTAATTACTTAAAGGTGCTTTAATTGCAGGGTGTGATTGATAGTTTCCTAACTGTATATCTTCTTCTAATAGACATCTTATAAAATCATCATTAGATAAGGCTGAAATAAATACACTTTTACTTAATGGTCCTATTCCGCATTCACCGCTTTCTGTTTGCCAAAATTCAGTGTTAATATTTAATGATGGTAATTCATAAGGTGTTCTTGTAACCTGTTCTTTAGCTTGTTCAATGTGGTTATTGTAAAGGTGTACGTCACCTAGGTTGCCAATCAATTCATCAGGTACCATATTAACTACTTTAGCTATAATTTCTAATAGTAGTCCATAAGATGCTATGTTGAATGGTAATCCAAGGAATGTATCTACTGAACGTTGATTCCACATTAGAGAGATTGCTCGTTTAGGAACGCCGTATTCGTCAAAATGAAATTGTTTGAAGTTAATACCACTTATATGTAGTTGTAAATCTCTACCACATACTTTTTTGTAAATTTCAAATCTTTCATCGTGACTCAACTCTCTCGTATAAACTTGAAATCCATAATGACAAGGTGGTAACACCATTTGGTCCAACTCACCTACATTCCACGCATTAACCATTAAACGTCTTGAATCAGGATTTGTTTTGAGTTCGTTGATTAGGTTTGCGATTTGGTCAATTGGTTGTTGCGATGATTTAGGGTCCCCGATAGTTTTAATTGGTTTTTTCCAACTTCTCCACTGCTTCCCATACACGGGTCCGAGTGACCCCCACGTCTTAGCAAACTCATCATCTGTTTTTATTTTGTTGATGAATTCACTCTTTAACATACCTCCTTCATCTTCAGAACTTATTATTTTATTTTTAATACAGTAATTTTTCCAAGCATCTCCATCCCAAATATGACAATCATTATCCACTAAGAATTTAATATTTGTATCTCCACGTAAAAACCATAGTAGTTCAGTTACTATACCTTTAAAGTACATTTTTTTAGTGGTTAATAGTGGAAATCCTTCACTCATCCTATGACGGATTTGTCTACCAAATACTGATAGTGTACTACCATTTCGAGTTTCCTTAACAACTCCGTTGTCAAGTCTGTCTTGGAGGAGTGATTGGTATTGACGGTCTATATTATTCATTTTCGTTTTGTTTTAATTCTTTAACTATTTCATTACTTATTCCCTTACAAAAATCTCTTTCAAGGATATTCTTTAGTGCTTGTTCAGCATCAACACCACATTCATTGGTTGCCATTTCAATACACTCATCATCTGATTTACTAGACCAAAAAGTTAAGTGTTTAAGTAAATCACTTGAGTTAATATTATTCATGTTTTCTTTTAAATTCTTGATATATTTTTTCTTGTTGTTCTTTAGACATAAAGACGTAATCATTAAACGTTACGTCGTTCGTAATAAACTTAGCAAAATTTATTGCTTCTGATTTCATAAGATATTCAATTCTACTATTTTCAACCGATTGTTGAATATCAGGGTCATTTTGTATACTGTGTTTATTCATAAACTTCTATTGTTTCGTTGTTATCATAACCCCGACATGCCTGAAGAACTCTGAGTATTAACTGGTCTCCATTTGATGCCTGTTTCAGGTTCAACATAAAATCCTCCTTCTTCATCGAAGCCCGTTTCCCACTCACTAATTGGTTTTTTTCCGTTATCGTCAATCTCAAACCATTTTCCTTTTAATGAATATGCTGTATCTTTTACTTTTTCCCGTTCTTCGATGCAATGTAAACATTCTAACTCTTCTGATGAGTGTACACATACTACTCTTTCATGTAGAGGGTTCCATATCACATAAACTTTATCCATAAACTTCTATTATTTTTACTGAGTCGTACATTAATGTAACAGTATCTTCATTTAGACCTAATGAAGGTCTACAATTTTTTAATAATACTAACTCACATATTCCTTTACATTCAATATCTTCAACATAATCTGCTTTTGATAGATTATATGCTTTTTTCTGCCACTTATAGAAAAATTTTATATCCTCTTCATCAACAAGAGGTATGTCAAATCCACAATTAAAAAATTTACCTTCAAACCATTTACCATTAATTTTTACTTTCATAATTATGGTTTATAAATGACAACAGTAACCTCACAATCTTTTAGTTCTGTTTGAATAATTTGTTTAATTCTTTCCCAATCACCGCCTGCAAGTCCTGCTCCAATTTTTGGTAATCCAATATGTTTGCCTTTAAATATATGATTAATTTTTCTCATACATAATGTTAGTGCTTCGTAGTCGAGTGGTTTAGAAACACCATCAACATGATTTTTACCATAGTGATATTGTGTATATGAATTCACAACTATAATATCTTTAACATCTGGTTGGCCTAGCGACTTCGAGTTCATTGGATATGCAACTCCGGGTTCTGTAACTGCTGGATGTTTAAACCAAAGATATTGATGTTGATAATCAATAGTACCAAGTTTATTAATATTGCCTTTATTACCAGTTTTAATTTCCCATTCACCCTCGTCATCATAATCCCAATAAGATTCTCTTTCCATGTCAAACTTATCACATCCAAATGCTTTCGCCATCTGTGGAGCAATACCGGCGCCCATAGTACAAAAACAATTTACACCATGCGTTATTACATCAAACTTACCTTGTTTTGCTAATATAATCAAATCGCCTTCTATTTCCCTATAATTCATAACTCCATGTTTTTATTTTTAATCAATCACATCTATTAGATATTGACCGGATTTCAATTTGACTTTATAACAACCTTCTTGACTTTCCATCTCTTTCATCCAAGAATCCCAATTGTTTTTGAGTAGTTCAACAAATGCATCGTTGTTTCCCCTGTCCTTGTATCTTTGGATATATTCGTCCTTTAATGAACTATCAGGATACACCAACACAAAATTAATTCCTCGAGCAACTAAAGCATCTCTAACATTTTTGTGTGATGAAACAAGAATCTTATCAACATCCGGGTCCTGAATATTTTTTTCAATGTGTTGAATGTAGTTTTCAGGAAATTTTCTCTTGTCAAATTTGGAACTATCACTATCCAACACCTTTTTACTTGTTGTGTTAAAATATGTTGTCTTTCCAACACCGGGAAATGCCGAATATACTTTTGTTTTCATACTAAAAAATATTTAGTTGTTTTAAATTAGTTTTTATCTGATTACCATAAGAATCTGATACATAATCACCTATAGTTCTAACTGAATCAGTAGAAAAAATACCATCAAAACATTCATTAAGTTTATCAAACCCAGCACTAAATATGCCGTGTGTAATAATTAAATAAATTTTGCCATACTCATTAGGATGAACTACTGAACTTAACATTCTACTTTTCATAATTTCTTTTGCCAATTCAATAAATGTTCTTCCACCGTCACAAATATCATCAATAATAACAAAAGTTTTAATTGCATCGTAGACATTAAGTGGAATATAAGTACCTGTAATATTACCAGTTACTATATCACGGGTTTTATGTGCCGTTATAATATTACTAATATTAACTGATTTGGCAACGTCAGCGATTTTTTTATAAGCACCAGCATCTGGTGAAACTAAACAGATATTATCTTTTGGTACACCGATTTGATTAATAGCCCATTCAACAAGAGTATGATTATTTATTTTTGTATAATTGTTAAGACATGCCTCTAAAACATCGCTATGAGGATCCATAACAACAACATTTGAAAAATTTTGACTATTAATAATAGGACAAATAACTTGTTTTAAATAATTAATACCACCTTCAACAAATTTTCTATCGCTTCTTGAACCAAGAAAATAAGGTACAAAAAGTTCTATTTTAAGTTGTTCATCCATATTTTTAAAAGCCTGATTAGCACAAATAATTAATTCTAAATCTGTAAAGGAATTTAACCTTGAAATGATTTGAATATTTCTAAATCCCCACATTCGTTCCACTGTGGAAACTATATCAACTGTTTGTTGACCATCTGGGAATTTAGATATTTTATATTTAATATCTGATTTACTACTATCTACTAAATTAAGTGTTAATGTATGCATATTTAATTATTTAATAAAAATTATTTGAGTTTAATAACATTACCAATCTCCTCCAGCTCCACCACCACCAGTATCACCACCTCCAAAACCATCAAAACTACTATTGTTTGATGAAAAGCTGTCACTTGATGAAGAACTATCAGAATCACTTAACATATTACCAATTAATGAACCAGCAATATCACCAAGCAATTCTGAATCAGTTACAGCTGACACTGCTGTTGATGTTAAAAATTCACTTACATTTTGTTTTGTTGTTTTTTTCTTACTAGGAGCGTTCATATTTTATTGTTTTAAACGGTTACGAATTTCAGTTAATGTTGTTTGATTGTAAAAAATACCATTGTTGTAAATTGTTTGCAACTCACCATTATTTTTTCTTTGTACCATCATCAGTTACTGGGTCTTTAAATATTTCTCTACCTACTGTTACTTGTTTATCCATTAGACCTACTTCACCTACTCCTGAATCACCAACTGATGTTGTTAATTCAACATAGGTTGCTTTCATTGCAAATCCGAATGTATCTCGGGTATTGTATTGATAGGTAAACGAACCTATACCTAATACTACGTTTGTTGATGCAAAGCCTTTAGCTTCTAATCTAGCACAAATTTCATCTGCTCTATCAATTGTAATACTATCACCATAAATTGCTCCAATATGTGAATCCAATACTTTGTAACCTTGTTCGTTTACTGTTCCACCAAATACATCCCAAAGAAGTTCGATTACTCCTTTCCATTCCGGTTTATCTTCTGATGGAAAATCGTTTCTATTTAATGATTCATTAATACCTTGTATAGAATTAATACCACAAAGAATATCAACAGGGTCACCACTATCAGGTCTGATTACTAACTTACCATCACGTGCTAAGATTTCTTCTTTTAATGTAACAACGTGTTCAGTACATACTTTCCATAAATCCCACGTATCTGATACTATCGATAAAATACCAGTTGGATATGTTTCGATTAATCTACGGAATGTTCCTATTTCATCATCAGATCCTCCTGCACACATTACTGAATGTTCTGTTGCATTAACACTACCGCCTATAAATCCAGTTTCACCATAATATTTTCTTGCTCCGTGTAATGTTGGTAATGAATCTGTTCCACTAAATGATGTTAAATGACCAAGACCTGAACTGATAACAGCGTCAACTGAATCCATACCTCTCATTGAGAAATCATGTCCTTGCCAATCAATAAACCAACTCTTTTCAGTATCTGTTTTCTCTTGCCACTTAGTTAATACCTTACGATATGTATGAGCAATAGTTGCTGATGTCATTGGTTTCCATAATAAATTAGATAGAATTGTCTCTAAGTAATTTGTCACCCAATAAAAATCAGGATGTGTATTGTAAATTGTTAATACAGGTACTTTAATTGGAACAAGGTTTCCTTCTTTAATTCCTTTAACGTGAATTGGTAGATAACCTAAATCATGTAATTTTTCAAAATGACTAACGTCGTAGTCAGTATCTAAATACATAGATAATTCACGTTTCATCTCTCCACAAACTTCTTCTTTTGGTTTAGAGAAAAATTCATTTTGAAACGCATCGTGAATTTGTTTCATTACCATTTGTTGTCCAAATGAAACAACTTTGTCACAACCTTTAGGAGCGTATTTGTTGCTTCTAGGAGTGAAATTAGAATAAACTAAAGTAGTGTTCTTCGGATACTGCTGATGATGTCCAGTTTTGTATCCATCTGTTAATAATAAAGGGTTCATATTTGTTTTAATTGTTTAATTTTAAAATAATTTCCACCAAGGTCGAGATTTTATTTCTTCTAATTCAAAACTAACTTTTAAATCTTTAATTTCTTCTTTGTGTTTTACTTCTAAATCTTTTTGTTTCGTTTGCAGTTGAGTGATAGTTTCTTGTAAAGATTCTATCATTTTAAGTCTGCTATCGGCAAGTTGCTCTAATTTTAGGTTTTCTTTATAGTATATATCTTTATCTAGAATAACAGTATTTATTTTTGTGTTAAGAGCCGTTATTTCTTTTGTTAATAATACTTCTTTTTCTTCAGTAGTAAAATTATGTACATAAAAATTAGTGCTAATATTACCGAAAGGATGCCAGCGTGTATCCCTAAGTATAAAGCTTCCTTTTTCTTCTAGTATCTTATCTATTTTTTCTTTTAGTTCTTTAATATCATTTTGAGTCTTATCATACTCATCTTTTGGTAATGTAATTGTAATCATAATTTTTAATTGTTTAAATATAATCTTTGATGATTGTAAAATGCTACAGGATTATTTTCAACTAATAATCCATAATTTTCTATAACATAGTTATTAATAACATCTAATGGTTCATTAATTACTTCACCTAATAATTGAGCAAAATAATTATTAGATTGATCTACTGTGTCTTGTGGTATATTTGGTAATCCACAATAATTGGCTTCGCCTACTTCACTAATAAACATCCCACTATAAAAACCATTTAGTTTATGATATTTCATAAATTTATCTGCGTTACACCATATTGAAATACATTCTTTACTACGTAATAATTCTACCATTGAATGATCAATTATATAACCATTATTACTTTTAAATTGTCCTATAGTAAATAAACCGTAAGGCGAACCATGACCTAACATTATAATACGTTCATATTCAGTTATCAATTTACTAACTTGTTGTTTAGTAGATCCTCCTCTGAGAATAAGGGCATCAGATATATTATGGTATATCTGACATAAAAAATCAGTGCTACTGTCATTTGGGTGTATAACTAAATTAGTATTCATATATCTTCATCTTCATATTTACTTGATTTAAATGAATCTTCGTTTAGTTGAGTATTAATTTCATTTAATACTTCATCTTCTGCTGATTCAATCCAATCACTGATTAAGTCAAACATACCTTTTTCATCACCATTAAGGTAATGGTTCATAAGATGTTCTGCTGATTCTTGAGAATATCTAACTAAATCGTAAGCAACTTGTGCTTTGATATTTTCAATCTGCTCCTTATTAAGTAAGCGAAATTGATTTCTGCTCATAACTTTTGTTTTATTTATATGAATATAAGAAAGGGGCTTTGCCCCTTTACTTAAAACGCATACCCGTAATGGTATTGTTTTATCTCTTCGACTTTATACGTACTAATTACGTATTTCCCATCCTCACCCAATTTAATACCTCTTTCCCATACTTTAACCTGTACTGTATTTTCATCTATAACCCCAACTATTTCCCCTAAATCACTTCCATTTACATAAAAATCATTTCCATTATCAACATGACTTTGATTAAATTTTATTGGACTTATTTTAACATTATTTGTTAATTCAGGTTCTTTTTGACCTGGAGTTGTTTTATATATATTAAATCTAGGATCTAATATTCGAATATTGAATATATCTTTGAATAGTTTAGGATCCTCATTATGAATATTAACCTCATCTATTATTGCCTTAACAATATCAACTGTAATTGTTTCTAATTGTAAAATAAATTCAATTATTGATAGTCTATGTTCTAAATATATTAGTTTATCATCTATAATTTCTTTAATTGCTTCAAGTGGTAAATTTCCATATGTTTTTAAATAACGAAGACGACCCGGTCTTTGAATCATATTTGAATTTAAATATAATTCATTTGTAGTTAATAAGAATACTCTACGAAAACCATTATCCAATACACCATCCATAACTGTTAATATAGAATGATCTTTTTCATTGTACATTTTTTCATATTCATCAACAAATACTATTACATTTTGTTGAATATTATTAATAAAATTTGAAGTATTATCATATCGAGTATGAATAACAATTACAGGCAAATTTAATTTGTTACATATTTGCTTTGCAGTAACTGTTTTACCAGTACCTTTAATACCATTAAGCAAAATACCTAAATTAGATGTTGTATTATTATAAGTTTTTTCTACACGATCAATGAAATCAGTTTCAATACCATATACTTTATAGGGAAAATCAAATTTATCAAGTATTTGAGATAAATACAATTCACCTGTTCTTTCATCTATTTCTAATTTATAAACTAATGGTTTTAGCTTTTCTACATTTTGAGATACTTCTCTAATAAAGAAATTGTTTGTTGACTGTTGCCATTGATTTTTCATAACCTTATTTTTTATTTTAAATATAAGACTAGAATTTTGCCCTATTTAATCCACTCTTCTGCTCCTAATTTCATAGCTTGAGATGGAGATAAACTACTGTCTTCTCGCATATAAAGTAAAGCAGTGTAAATTAATTCTGCTTCTAAACCATATTCAGCGGCTTCTTCTATAAAATTATTTATAGCTTTTAATTCGTCCTGTCTACCCATGTTATTATTTTAATATAAATATAGATATTATTTCCAAAACACCCACCAAGGATTTTTAGGTTTATCTTCTACTTTAAATGGGCTTGTATTGTCATAGCATTTTACTACTCCACCATATCTAGCATTCATCATTTGAATAAATATCTGATGATGTTCAGGTGGTATCCTTCCAAAATCTGCTTTAATTTTAACATCTAAAACTTCAACTTTACCTTTATCAGTAAATAATTTTAGTTGTTCATGCATTTCAACTACAGTTGATGATTTAACAGTTAAACGATGATCTCCATCTACTGCAACCCAGGGTTCATTCATATTCATTTTTTATTGAAAGTCCATAACCTATACTAAACCAACTAAATTCTAATTCTGCTTGTTGGCGATTAAATTTATAAACATTTTGTATTTGTTTAATACTATATTCTTTCCATTTTTCATATTGATCCTTAGTTAATTTATTATTTCGAAACCAATCAGGATCATCTTTAATTTCATCCCAAGTCTTCCCCACATAAGAAAGTTGATTATTGAGTAAGTGAATTGCTATGTTATTTTCATTAAGTTTTGATCGGCGTTGTAACAGACGTTTCATGTAACAGTAATTTAGATACTCGTAAATATATGAACTATATTAAAAATATATAAATTTCGATTGATTATTCATAGGAATCTCTATCTATATTAACCACCTTAGGAAATCGTAAAGAACCATCAACTGTCTTTTCAAAATATTTAACAGTAGCTTTTCTACCTATTAATGAATCTTTAATATTCCATAACTCAGTTAAATATTCATGTGTACCATTTACTGCTGCATTAAATTCAATTCCTTCTTTAGTATTAAATATTAATGTACCTATCTTTCCACTTAAATTTCCAATCCCTTCAACATATCCTATAATAGTAAATTCATCATCAATAAACTGTTTTCGTTTTAATAAATATTTTGAACGTTTATTTTCATAAGATGAATTAGTTCTGATCATTTGACCTTCATAACCTTTCACTAAATATTCTTTATATTTATTATTTAATTCTTCTTGACTATTGCATTTAGTAGTTTCTACTACAACACAACATTCAGGTAAAGATAAATTATATAAAACTGATTTTCTATTTAGAAATATATTATCTTCTGATGGGAAATCATATATATAATATTTAATAAAAGTTTTACTTAATTCTAAGTCAGCTGCTGTTGGTTTTGTTTTGCGAACGCAAGATATAATTGTATTAAAGTCAGCTACATCTTTTTCAGCAAATAATTCCCCATCTAATATCATATCACCATTTTCTTCAAACAACGGTTTAAGCGATTCAAATATATGAGGCGCTGAAATAATAGGTTTACCATTTCGAGACCACATACCATCTGATCTGATTATACATCTAACTCCATCGAGTTTTGGATCAGAAAGTAAGGGATATAGAATTTTATCCTTATAATCATTATAATCATGAGCTAACATTGGTTTAAAATATACAAGTGTATCTATATCATTTATATCTTCCCAATAACCTAATGCTTTACGTTTATCAAACATTGCTTGTGCTTCCGCATCAGCTTGTTCAGCGGGGTTTGTTTCGTTTTTCTTTCCAATATTTTTACCTTCACAACACGTCCATTCAGATGTTACTTTTTGTCCATCTAAGAATCCACTTACTGTTCTAAAACATTCATCCTTTACTTCAACATACCATGTTGATACTTTACCTGTTACTGAGCGTTTGTACAATGTTGGCCAAATCATAATTTATATATTTAAATAAATGTAAGAAGGGGATTTTGACAATCCCTAATGTTAGATATCAGGGACATGTTTATCTTTTTGCTTTTGTTTAAATTTAAGCCATTCAAGTTGATCATGTAAACTTGCTCCTCGTTGTGTTAATTCACTCCAAGATTCATCGTGTAGTGACTTTCGTTTATTTTTTTTCTTTAACGATTTGTCTACTCGTCTTGATGCTTTATCTTGGGCATCGTCTTTAGAAATAATTGGCATTTATTTTATTTAAAAATTAAAAAATTTATTCTTCCCAATATTAGCTGCTTTTCTTTCGCCTTCAGTCCTTGGTCTAGATTCAGGTCTAGTTGTTTGTTTTGGTTTACGTCCTCTTGGTTTGGATTGTATTTCTTCAGGATTATCCCATCTTTGATTACGTACTTTTTTTAAAAAATCCTCAAACACTTTTTTATTATATTCAGGATCTTCTTTAGGATATACGGGTTTATTATTCATGAAATATAATCTAAGATAAGTTCTTGGCCAAAACACATTTGCTGTAGTGTTCTAAATTTAGCTTCATCATCTAATGGTTTACATTCATTATAATCTTTACACCATACTAGTTCTCCACCATACATCATGCCACAAAAATATTCTAAATTAGAGTTCATTACGATGAACCATTTACGCTTTGGTTGTTTCTTCCCTCTCATATTTTGAATCTGATATTTTTAATCCACAATATAAATCTATCCATCTCATTTCACGATCAGCTATGAATTTTTTATAACGATATTTTTTCATTATAAATTTAGTACCCCAATTTCGCCAATCCTCATTTTGAGATTCAGTCATAGTGTATTGTTGAAACCAATCATCAGTTCTACCCTCAACATCTTCAAATTTAAGAGGATGACCTGCTATTTCAAACATCTTATCAATTATTTCCTTTAATACTAGTTTATTTTTATCTGCTCGTTTCATCTGTAGAGTTTTCTGATTCATCTTCTATAATACCCCTAGTGTATAATTCTGGTGGGGCAAATGGTGAATTATTAGCAATAACCCTATGACTATGAGTACGAATATCTGCAAGTTCTTGCATTCTTGCAATTTGTTCAGGAGTAAGAGAAAGATCTTCTGTAGTAAATGATGCTAATTCTGGAGTCAATTGTGCTCTCAACTTGCGATGACGATCTATCATTTCATTATCCCGAGCAGTTGGATTTACATCATTAATGAATGTTGGTGCTGTTGCTAATGCTACTGTTAGATCATTTCCATGATATACCCCAGGTGAAATATAAATTGCATTATTATTTGCTGTTCCAGTAATCCCTATAGCTCCACTTACTGATATGGAACCTGTTACAGCATGAAAAGATGATACGTTTTGGGGTTGGGGATCTGGAAATAATGATAAATTGGTAACTTTATTTTTATTTACTTCTTCTCTAAGGATACCAAGTATATGAAAAGATATATTTTCATTTTCAAGTGGTTCAAATCTTTTATCTTCCTCATTCCAAAACGAAAATTCATCTTTTTCAGTAGGATTTAGATTTTTAAAAACAGCAAATTTCAATCCTGTTTTTTTATTAATATTATAAATTAATATACCATTCCCGCTATATTTCATAAAATAATTTCCACTATCCATTGTAGTACACCACTTAGTACCAGAACCATATTTTTTAGAAGCAAATAATGATAATGGTTTTAACATTAACCATTCTTCATCTTCATATATTTTAATAATATTTTTTTCTAATTCTTTACTCATTAATTTAATCTCAGCAAGATCTATAGCTTTGGTTAAATCTTCCCAAGTTTTATAAGAAGTAACATCTTTATTTTCAATTAAATTTTGTTCATTTAATTCTATAAATTTAAAAAATATTTTAAAATTAGAAGGATGATTAATGTTAAAACCATATATAAAAAAACAGAATAATTTTTCTAATATTGGTGTTTCTAGAGTTTCCAAATAATTTGGATCTACTGTTGGAAGGGTCATTAATTGGCTTATTGTAAAACCTCTTTCATTTTTTGTGATAAACTTATAATTATTTTTATTTAAATTAATATATAATTCAACATATTTACTAGGGCATAAAAGCTTTAGCATATCAATATCACTTAAAGCTAAATGTTTATGTTGTTTCTTTAGTTCATCTATTCTTGACATAACATTAATTTATCTTGTTTTACCAACACTCAATTTACCATTATTAATAATTAAATATTCGCCTGTAGTTTCTTGACAATCTATAAGATAATATCTACCACCCATTGCTTTCATAGCACCATTAAGATCAAGTTTGTTAACCCCAGTATGACCCACTATTTGAATATAATCTTTCTTTAATGATTTATCATGTTTTTTATTAGAAACCATTAATGATCTAGGTCTAATCCAAATAGGAGTTTGAGTTATATTATCACCATAAGAATCAAAACCATTAAAATCAAAAGCTTTAGGTTTATATTTAAACAGTTCATTTAAATCAGCTACAACATTTTCTTTAGACCAACCATTGGAACCAAACACTTCATCCATGAATATTGGACTTACACCAGCGTGAGTAAATAAGAAATTATCAAAACTATAAGCCATTTGTAAATGGTATCTATTTTCTTCTATAATTTGAGTTATTGATGGAGCTATTTTAGTTTGATAACCACTAGTACCATTATAACCAATTTCTGGGAAATAATGATAGTCATGGTTACCAATTAATAGTATAACTTCTTTACCTGATGTTTGTTTGTATTCAATAATTTCTTTAAAATTATGGATTTGTTCAACACCAGGAATATCAAATGAATCAAAGTAATCACCTACAAAGATGATTCTATCAGCATCTCGTTCTTGATTTACTATTAATTTCCAGAGTGATCGACCATGTGTATCACCAATTACAATTGTTTTCATAACCTAAATTTAAGTATTAATTTTGACTTTACCAAAATTTATACCAAGGTTTCTTAGGGGATTTTTTAGGAAGGGGAAGTCTTAAAGGACGATTTAATAATAAATTAGCATGAGATTTTATTAGTTCCTTTTCTACTTTATTTAATTTTGTAGTATCAACATGAATTTGAACAGGGGCTTCAACACTACCCGCTGTTATTTGGGTAGTAATAACGTGGTATTCTTTTCCTTTTATTATTACTGTACGAATCATAACCATAAATATATTAAATTTAGGTTATTTTTTCTTATTAAGATGAACTCCTATCCCTAAATTAAATGAATTAAAAGAATCCCAACCAATTCTAATACATGATATATCACTTGAAAATTGAACCATAGCACCACCAATAAAATCATTATATCCTCTTTGTCTAGTATACCACAGTTCATTTGATAGATTTCCTATGCCTTTACCATTTAAATATCTTGTTGTAACCCCCATTCCAAATTTCATTATCCATGCTATTCTAGGAGTAACTTTATTACCAACCAGCATGTAAATAGAACCATTTTTAGCATAAAAATTTTCGTATACTGATGAATAATTTGTTATAAATCCTGTGTAGTCTTTTCCTTTATTTCCTTTATTAAAGAAAAATGAAACACCACCACCATAAATCATGTGTTTATCTTTACCTCTAGGCACCGTAAATTCAGCAAGTACACTATTTTTTGTACTTAAAGCTATTAATGCTGTTGCTGGATCTGATGTTTGGCTTTGTACTTTTGTAAGAGCAAATAATGTTACTAATGTAATTAGTATTTTGTTTTTTAATCCCACCATCTTGTAATGTTTTGTTCTAGTATTTTAAATAATAATTTATGTGCTCGTTTCTCATTTATATGACCCATATTCATAGCTATACCTTGCTTAGTATTTATTTTGAATATATTTTTGTCTGATGATAATACCTGTTTGTATATAAGTGGATATTTTTTAAAATATTCATCAAATCGCTCTGATTTTAGTACTATATCTAATTCATAGTAGTCTGGGTGTGTTTTAGATTCTATCCAATTATAATCAGATTCATGATAATCCATGCATTCTTCTGCATAGTATTCATTTTGAATTTTATCTATTAAACGAACACATAACATCATTATTTCAGCGTCGCGTTTAGCAGATCTATGTCTATCATGATAACCAATATATTCTGCTTGGTTTTTTAGTTTAAATTTGAGTATTTCAAAAATATACCAGTCATCCCAATCTTGGTCCTTCCATATGATTGGAAACCAACGAATTAGATTTTTAATTCTTTTAAAAAATTGTTTCATAACCTTAAATATATAATAAAGATTTTGACTACTCTACAGAATCTGAATCTTTTTTACTATTAATCCATTTATCAATTGAACCTATACCAAAGCAGGCAATAGTTAATATTTTAAACGAATCAAAAATAAATTCATTTACAACTAAATTTTTTCCTAACGCACCAGTTACCATGTCAATGATAGCAAATATAACCATTATTAAGAATGACATAAACCCAATTACGGCTTTTTCGTTAATTGTATTTGAGTCATCGAACAAATTTTTAAAAAATTGTTTCATATTATTGATTTTAGTGGTTCATCAATAAATATGAATAAAAAAAGCAACTAAACGTTGCTTTCCTTTACTTTACGACCGCGTTTTTTACCTTCTACTATTTTCTTAATTTCAGCACATAACTCATATTCTTCAAGTTCAGCTAAATCATTAATACAATTATTTAATACTTCTTTATATTGTGATTTACCAACACCAAATATTAGTTGGTCTGTATTTTTAAAGGTAATTTCAAATATATCTATTTGATCTTTACCTCGTTTATAAGCACTTAAAATACATTTAGCCATTTTTAGAATAAGATCTGAGTCTCTATTTTTTAGTTTAGAGTAGAACTCATTGCTATTTTTCATGTTTAAATAGTGACATGCCATAGTTATAAATATTTATTTATTTTTTCCTGTATAGGTATTAGTTAAGGAGTGACAATTAGGGCAAAGGAATCTTAAATTAGATAATTTATAATTCCAAGCATTACCATCAATATGATCTAAATGTAAAGATAATTTTTTACCTATCCACTCTGAAATTCCACATTCGTTACATTCTTGCGGAATAAGATTTTCTTGTATAATACGTTTTCTTACTGAAGCACGAGTTGCATAATCCTCTATACTAATTATTCTTTTTTTGAAATTCTTTTTTAATCCTTTACCTGATTGGTTTGTATTGTAACAACCATATTCTATAGCGTATCTTTTAAAGGTATTAATATGCAATCCTAATCTAGAAGCAGCATGTGACATTGATTCACTACTATTACATATATCAATGAACTCTTGTTGGGGAATATCTTTGGGTTTAATTCCTGATTTTTCCCAGCTATTTGGTTTTTTAGTATTATATTGTTTCATATCAATAAATATTGGTAAATACTAGAAACCAATATTTTTTTGTGTGCCCCCAACGAGAATCGAACTCGTACTCGCTTACTAAGCGAACAGGATTTTCTTACTACTATAGCTTTCGCTACCTTTTCAGTTTGTAGTCTGGACTATACCTTCACCTTATTTTTCAACTTAGGTGTTCCGTGTCTAGTCTCTACACCTTCCCTTTCGGGCTTGGCTCGGTATTACCATTTTAAAGGCTTCACCGAATTTACGGAATTTTACTCTTTAGATTTCTCTAAAGGCACTCAAATAACTAAGTCCTGCGTGTCTACCTATTCCACCACAGGGGCATTTGCTGTCTTTCCAGCAGTCAGAAGAACTTGAAACTTACCTACGCACCAGTGAGGTATTCTTCATGTTTGTTCACAGAGCCTAAGCAGTGTCTAGTATGCTTTTGGTTGTCGTGCGTATCAATGATAGTTTATCCTTTTTACTCATCAAGTAATCCGTCCTATTGTAGGCACTTTGGCTCCTTAAAAACATACTACCAAACTAAACATCCTCGCTGTAAGGGAAGGATTCGAACCTTCATACGGTGATTCAATAAACGACATTTGTACTGCAGCTTGTGGTCAATCCTTATCGTTTATCTATTTCATTTTCCGCGCCCACGAGACGAGTGGGTGTGTATACCATGGTCTAGACTCTTTCACCACCTTACAATTTTGTTTGATTTTATCTAGCTTCTTTATAAAGACGAATCAAAGTAAGTGCTATATCTACAGGAGCTAATATCCAACACATAATCACAAGACCTAAAGTATCAAGTCCTGGGCTAATGCCCAATCCTCCTGCCTGTACATCACGATTCCATCTACGAAAAGTCATTATTAAACAATAAGCTAAACATATTAAATAATAGGTCCAAAACATAATTTTTATTTTTTATTTTACAAGAGCATCAGCAGCATACGTCATCATTGGACATTCACCTTTATGTCTTACTTTATATCCCATACCTGTTACAATACCTACAGCACTTGCTAATGCTTGATTTGAACGGTATTTTGGATCAGGATTAAGATCAATATCAATCCAAGTTGCTACTATACTTGTTTCATTTTTAATTGCTTCTGCCACTTCAACAGAAAACCATACTTCATTTAATAAACGAACTGTATTTTCTTTTTCACGTAATGTATTAAATCTTGAATATAATACATGAGCTCCTTTTCCTGGGCGTGAAAGTCCAATTACAATAGCATATATTGTTTCGTTTTTTCTGTTTTGTGAATCACATCCAATAAGTATTTCTACATTATCGTGTTGTAATATGTATTCTTTTATATATTGTATTAGCTCAATTTTTTGATTTGAAGCTAATGTTTTAAACATTTTTTCCATAATTTAAAATTTAATAACTGAGAAAATTTAACTGAGTTTGTTTTGATATTTGCAGAATCGAAGTAACTCAACTATAACTACAGCATTAATAAATTGACCGAGATTTCTGGGGTGAGTCGTTCGGTAGCTCCGAACAGCACCAGGGAATTTATACTCGTCGTCAAGTGTTTTTTAAGCACCAGTACACGTCCTCTACCCTGATAACTCGAGGGAAGTTGGTAGATTGTATTTAAAATGAGCGGCATGTAGCCGCGGTATTTAATTACGAAGTACCTCACCTAATCCTTACTACGGTAATATTTTAATCAAAGATCTATTTGTTATATATAAATATACGGGCGGCGTTTTAAACCGCCCATATATTATATTTCAATTGCTTCAATAGCTTTAATCAGTGCTTTTGGATCAATTTCTACTTTTTTAATCAGTTCATAAATGTCTGATGAATATCCGTAAATACCATAAACTTTACTTCCTGGTTTAAACATTGTAGTTCCATATCCGCAAATATCTACTGAATATACATGCATATTTGCATATGCTGATTTTTCTATGTGATCTTTACCTTGCATATCTGAAATTATAAACACACGATCATAGTTTTTTCCTATAGTTCTGAATATGCTTTCAAATGCTGTTCCATATCCTACTGATCCTTGTTGACCTAAGAATTGATTCTTAAGTGTATTTACACTATCAAGTGGGTTAAACTTAATTTGAGTAGTTCTATCAGCAAAATGATAAACATCGGCATTAATACCCTTAGCTAATGTAGCTGCAATTAATGCTGCTTTTGCAATAGCGGATTCTGAACCAGCATTTTTATTAGCTAATCTAATTCGTGAGGTCATTGAACCTGAACTATCAAATATTACTGCTGTTTTTCCATGTGGAAATAATTCAGTTAAGTTTGGAATAGCTAACTCATAAGCTGTATTTAAAGCATTTATAAATGGTCTTGCTCCACTTGCTCCAAATTCATCTAACATTATTTCTAATGCTAAATCAATTTGGTGAGGAAATACTAATGATTGCTTAATTAGAGCTTTATCAGTTAATAATTCACAAGCACCTTTAATAACTTCGGATTTAGCTCCTGTTTTTAAGATGTTTCTTAAGTTACGTAGTAACGCTAAGTAACCAATCTTACGAGTTTCAATCAATTCAGCAAAGTTATCTTCTTTAGCTTCATTTAATACTGCTACAGCTTGTTCAGCAGTAATTTTTCCTGCTTTTACTTTAGCTGCTACTTCTTGACCTGCTTTAGTATTTTTATCTTCTACTGTGTTAAATTGCTTTAACTCACCTTTCATCAATTTAGCAAACACTGACTTCATCTTTTCAGAAGGTTTTGGGTGTACTAAATTAATAATATCAACTAAAGATAAATCACGATTTTTAGCTTGATATTTTGCTAATTCATATTCATCAGCTGCTTCTAAAGCCGCTTTAAATCCTTTTTTGATAGCGTTTGATAATTGTTTACCTGGGTTTCTAGCTTGATAGCATGCTGCTATTTCTAGCATATCATCTAAACGATAGATGACACCACCAGCATTTGCTTTTCTTTCTCTTTTAGAGAAGAATCTAGCACCTAAACTATCACCAGCTAATACTTTAGCTAATTCTACAGCACCAAAGTGTGTAACAGTTCTTTGACCCATAACACTACGAGCATATACCATTGCTTTTGCAGCGAATACTTTATCAGTTTTAGCTACTTCAGCAATAACATTAGCAAAACGTTGTTCGCGTTCACCTAGTTTTTCATAATACTTATTATCCAAACCTGTAGCTAAAATTGCTACTAGTTCAGTTTTTGAATCATATTGATAACCATTTCCACCTTGGTGGTTTACAACTGTTTGTACAGTTGGTTTTGCTTTTGCATTAAAACGTGCCATTTTACTACTAATTTAATTGTTAGAGAATATTAATTGCTTTTTACTTAATAAATGTAAGACTATCTTTTTTGACAACCAAACTTTTTGTGCCCAGAGAGAGACTCGAACTCTCACGCCTTTCGGCACCAGTTTCTAAAACTGGCGTGTACTGCCATTTCACCACCTGGGCATAGAGTGGGCCTTTCCCCACGGTCAAACAAGCTTGAAATTTACCTACGCACAGTGAGGTACTTGTTGTGATCATTCACAGAGCCTAACCCTTTACTAGTATAGTTTCGGTTGTCGTGCGTGTCATGCTGTAGTCAGGACAGGATTCGAACCTGCAGTGTAGGACTTATTTTTTTTTGCCTCTATCCGTTACGGAACACCCTTTAGCCAATTTGGGACACCTGACTGTTTTATAAGCCATCTTCCCAACGCCCTAAAACTAGTTGAGGAATTATTCCGGTATTCTCTTTCTCAAATAAACTTTCATCAAATTTAAAATCAACAACTATTTTTTCATCGCTTACCCAATTTTTACCAAAATCTTCAATAGTTAATTCGGCACCATATTTAACTAACAATGCTTTTAACTCATTATAAAATAATTGTTGCTTTTCAACAGTTGAATTATATTGCTTTTCCTTGTTCATATTATACAAATTAGTGCTATTATAGCCATTGTTTTTAGTTTTTATTTTTCGTAGTCTTTATATAAACGTAGGGTTGCAACCCCTAACTGCCTAAGTGTCATACACCTCCTGCTTGGACATTTATATTGCGTCTAACCAATTTCGCCACCTGACTATCTTAGAAGCCTCGGAGGAACTCGAATCCCCAACGTTCTCCTTAGAAGGGAGACATTCTTCCATTGAATTACGAGGCCAAATGAGCAGGTAGTCAGAATCGAACTGACATCTCGAGTTTGGAAGACTAGAGCACTAACCGTTGTGCTATACCTGCAATTCAAAGACAAACCTCGGCCTTGTATACCGACTTGGAAACCCTTTAGCTAGCCACTAACACTGATTGTAGTCTATTTGTCTTTTTGAGCCGAGCAAGAGATTCGAACTCTCAGTGGACTTTCGTCGCCTGCTTACAAGGCAGGTGCAATCAACCATTATGCGAACTCGGCATTATTTGTAGCGTATACTAGTGTCGATCTAGTCTAAAATCGGATATGAGCCAATTTTGGTCGCCGGACCATACGCCAAGTAAAACACTGCTGGGATACCCGTCTCGTCCCAATCTTAACGGCTTTATTGAAGTTTTATGATGCATCGGCCGAGGGTGATACTGCTTTTATTCTCATTCGGTTTGTCGACAACCAGCCTGAGAGTCAGTCAGTGTTTTGTTGCGGTGGGCTAGATTCGAACTAGCGATTTTGACCTTATGAGAGTCACGAGATGACCACTTCTCTACCCCGCAATATAAGTTTGTAGTGATGACGAGACTCGAACTCGTAACCTCGATGGTATAAGCATCTTGCGCTGACCATTGCGCCACATCACCAAATTTAAATAACTACTTACTCTATATAACCACCATCCACGTCATGCGCTGGTTGAGCTCAGCCAGCAAGTAGTTTGTTTAAGCCGGAACAACGGGATTCGAACCCGTACCGCACACCGTGACAAGGTGGCATTGTAAACCATTCAACCATGCTCCGGAATAAAGTAAGAAAGTTCATTACGTCTAACAAACCAGTGTTTCTACTTTGGCTCAATCGAATTATGATCACTTCACGATGTGTTGCATTTCGTCTACTTCTTACTTTGTACTCCCGACGAGAATCGAACTCGCATTTTCAGATCGAAAATCTGACATCCTAACCATTAGATGACAGGAGCGTAATGATGAAAGAATATTGGTACAGTTTCAGCCGGAATTGAACCGGAAAGTTTAAACCAAAATTAAATGCCCACCATGGGCGCGAAGTAACTGTGGTCCTTACTATTCATCAATGTGGGAGTAACAGGAATCGAACCTGTACCTCTGCAGGCTGCGGTTTTACAGACCGTGGTGGCTAAAGCCAGTATCCACCTTACTCCCAATTTGTAGAAGAATGCTTAGAAAAGTTTGTTTTGGTTGTAAATGCGGGACTCAAACCCACGCGTTTTTCTTGGAAGGAAAATGATCTATCTCTGATCTAATTTACGAAGTAACTTTTCAATTTACTATCTACAATAATTTTGCTGAGAATGACTAGAAGAGTTGTTTTTCAATTTAGATTTACAAGTCTACGAAGTAACTCTATCTATAACTACAGCATTTGTATTTTCAAAGATCTTTTATTCTTATTTTTCTTATACATTAAATATACAATAAAAATTTTGCCAAAAGATATTTTTTTGCGCTTTCGGAGAATTACGATATCTCGGCCTCGAATTTAACAAATTCTTGCTCTGCCTCTGAGCTACGAAAGCGAATGTGGAGATACCAAGACTCGAACTTGGATTACCTGAGTATCAGTCAGGCGTGATAAACCATTCTACTATATCTCCATGGGGTCCGATACTAGCTTTCCATCACACTCGGACCAAGATGTGCGTCATACTAGGTTTGCGGAGAGCATTGTATCGAAACAAATACCGTGTTAGGGTACCACTCGCTTAGCAGGCGGTGACAGCAACCTTACTGTTTTACTCTCCATTTTGGCAGTTTTTAATTCATATCGAGGGAAGGAGATACCAGCTCCAAAACTCGGAAGGTGGGTGTAAGAACGGTATCGAACCGTCTTCCCTGGCTCCACAAACCAGTGCATCACCTTAATGCTTCAAACACCATGTAAAGAGAATCAGAACACACAATACGGATGAATTCTATGTTCCCGGACATTGCTGGTAATTCTCTCTGTGGAGAGTGACGGACTCGAACCCCCACGCCGTGTTACCGACTTCACTGTTTTCAAGACAGCTAACTACTCCTTTAGGACTCTCCTTATTAAACATATCACCTGTTCTACGCACATTTTTACTTTAGTTTATATCAGCTAAAGTGCCGTGCCAGCTACGAACTATGTTTGATGCCACAGAAGGGGTCGAACCTTCAACAAGAGAGCCAAAATCTCTTATGTTACCATTACACTATGTGGCAGTGTGTTGAGCAGCAAAAGAATTTCGAAATCTCAACCTTCACATTGGCAATGTGACGCTCTGCCTTTGAGCTATTGCTGCTTATTGTAGAAGATGGGAATTTTGAAATCCCGACCCTCGCCATGTAAGGGCGATGCTCTGCCTCTGAGCTAATCTTCTAGATGTCAGCTGTTTAAGGTACAGCTGCGACTCAAACCTGAAGGTTAGTTATATATTGGAAACCTACCTACAATCTACCGGCGTGGAGAAGGTGGAACTCGAATCCACAACCTCATGCTTGCAAAGCACGTGCTCATCCACTAGAGCTTCATCCCCATTGTGTCGGGTAGAGAGGACTCGAACCTCCACGATGCCTTCGCCCCAAACGAAGTGACCTAGCCATTGGTCCACTACCCGAAATATTATTCTACCGAGGTTAAGGTGAGAATTGAACTCACTCCGTAGATTTTGCAGATCTACCGGCCGCCACGACCAACTTAACCTTATTCGTACTCCCGGACTGACTCGAACAGTCATTACTAGATCCGTAGTCTAGAGTTCTAATCCATTGAACTACAGGAGCATATAACTTGCACGCACGTAAGGACTCGAACCTTCATTTTCGCTTTTGGAGAGCGACGTTCTACCAATTGAACTACGCGCGCGTTTTTATCAATATGTCAAAGATCCTTTAGATAATCTTGTATAGTTATATTTTGTTCTTTTTCTAAGTAGTGAAACTCAGAATGACAATTTCTACACAAAGTAATACATTTTTCTATTTCATTCCAAAATTTTTCTTTACCTAAATAATAATTACTACTAATATCAAACTTTTTGTTTTTAGGATCTAAATGATGAAAATCTAAAATATACCATCTTTTATCTCCACATTTAGAACAAGTACATGTTTTTTTATATTCAACAAAAATGTTTTTCTTTTTCTTAGTTACACTTTTATTTTTTTCTAATTGTATTTCTCTGTTTTCGTAATACCAATCTAAATGTTGTTTTTTAGTACATTCACGACAGGCTTTTTGTTTACCATCACTTTGTATTTTATTATTATTAAATTCACTCAGTTCTTTTTGTTGTTTGCATTTATTACATATTTTCATAATTATTGTTTATAATAAATATATAGCTTTTAATAAATATTACAAATTAAAATACATTTTTTGTGCCCCCTACCGGTAACGATCCGATCCTGGTATATTAAAAGTATACTGCTTACACCTGTTTGCTAAGAGGGCATTTATTTTGTTCCCTCTTGCTTCAGAGGGACTACTTATGTTTTCGTTTAGTTGTCTTTCGTTTCATTTTCTTATAGTTTGTGTGGTACCCCTCGGTTCCGACCCGAGTCCTGAAGATTTTCAGTCTTCCGCTTCTACCAAGTTAGCTTGAGCACCATTAAAAAAGCCCTGATCTTTTGAACCAGGGCTTTGTAATTTTGTTTATATATTTTTAAACATCTATATTACATTGCCCGGGTATACTAGGTTTGCCTTGCACATCCGTATTAATCGAATTAAAGCAATACCCTAGCGCTAACGTACTTCTACGTTCGTTTTGCCATGTTATTGTATGTAATATGTTTGTTTTCATTTGTTGCGTCTATAAATATATACAAATCTTAATTCCCGATAAATATACTAACTTACTTTGCCATCTCCAAAACTACTTCTACTATTTTTGATTCGCTTGCTGCTTTTACTTCAAAATTCTGTTCTGATCTTTCTGTCAGATGTTTTGTTATAGTAGCTTCTGCTTCAGTTACTGACATTGCGTCTACTAAGTAATTTGAACTGTGTTTTTTTAATTTACCGTTTTCGTCTTCTACAGTAAATTGTACTTTTACATTAAAAAATTGTGCCATAATTATTGTTGTTTATATGTTTCGTTGTAGTATTGTTCTGCTTCTGATGAAAACCTATATGGTGACAAGGCAAGTGCAGCTTTTTTTATTTGCTCCTCAAACATTTGATTGGCTTGTTTAAGAATGTCGTGATGTTTTACAGCATATTCTCCTAAACTTAATTCCTTACTTTCTAATTGAATCAAAAGTTTGCGGTGTTCTTTAGCATACCAATCTACTGCTGTCTGTTGTATCATTATTTACAATATTTTAATAGTGCGTTAAAGTTTATGAATCCGATTTCTTGTGCGTGTTCCATTGAAAATGTATGTCTTTGTACATCAAGACCTTTTTCTATAACAACATGAACCATTGAAGAAAAATAATTTACTTCAATTGAAGTGACATGGTGTGTACCAGATAAATTCATACCCCAACATATAGATTTTTTTGTTTGTTGTATCATAGGTTTACTCCATGTGTCTTTTTCAATATCATATTCGCCTTGTAGTCATATAGGTATGGTCTGTATTTATAGAGTTTATTTGCAAATTGTGTTCTTGTTTTCATATCTTCATATGATTCATCTTCCATTCTACGTGGAGGACAACTCATAAAATAATCAATATCATCATTGGTTATTTTTTCTTGATTGGCAAACATCATCATTTTGGTAAATCCAAGAGAACCAATCATAGGCATTCCTGCTCTATAAGCTTCTACAATCTCTTTTGGTAGTTTAAATTCATTAAATTTTTGTGCTAATTCTGGTCTATTTAACATATTTTTTATTTGCATTAAATATACAAAAAATTTTGCCTAAACCAAAATTATATTATTCCTAATGCTCTCATGTTATCTAAATGTTTTCTTTCATCTACATCCCAAACATGAGGTACAGCTTTAACTTCAGTATTATCTTCAATATGACGTACTTGATCAGGAGTTAATGGATCAGCTACTAATAAAAAATAGTCATTATAACACAACAATTCTAAATTATCAAGTAAATAATTAAATTTATTACCATCTTTAAAATTCAACAATAGTGGTATTTTATAATCAGTTACTCTACGCTCACAAAAACCACAAGTATAACACTCTTCCTTTAAATAACCTTCAGTAATTAATTTTGTTTTGATTTTTTCAGGAGTAAATGACTCCCATCCAGTACCAGTTTCAATTATAAGTTTAACATTAGGTGATTTTTTTCTATTGGGTAAAAATTTGGGAATACCCTTACCACATTGGTTTTTATGAGAATCAAATAATGTAGGAGAATTAATATCATTTTCATCCACTCTAAATAACTTAGCAAATGGTTTGTAATGTTGATATGAACATCCTAGATATTTTGCAGCAGCTCGATTAGATTTTGTAAATCGCATTGCTCGCAATATATCTTCTTTACTTAGTGGCTTTGGTTGACGCATTTTTGATATTGTTTACAACCTCCCATAGATCAGATGGGTTATTTAATATAACAGGATTATCGTCTTTATCTCTTAGTTCATTAATGGAACCATTAAGATTTAATCTTTCATAAACATAGAAAAATATAACTGACGCTGCTTGTTTGCCGAAATGTAGTAATATCAAATTATCTATTATTTCATAGAAAGATTCATCATATTTGCTTAAGTCAATACTAAAATCATTTTCAACTAAAGAAGTTCTAACATTTGCTCTCTCTAAGGCAACAATAATTTTTTCGAATGTTTCTTTATTTAAATTATATTCGCTTTTTTTCTTACGTTTTAAGGATAAATCCGTACCAATCATTATCTCAAGAGTTTGTTTGATACTTTGAGCATGTTTTTCACCTTTATTTTCTTCCATAACTATAATTTTTTAATTAAATCTCTACACTCAATACATTTGTCATATTTTTCTTTTTCGATAAAATATTCAAGTGCTAATTCAAGAGAAGATTTAAATTTATCTTTATTTAGTTGTATATAAAAATCTGAATCTGCTACATCAAATAATTCTATATTTGATTTTTTATATTTAACAGCTTCTTTTACTGCGCTTACAACCTCACCAATTACTGCTTCTTTTATATTAGGTATATCATTCAACTGTTCATATGAAGCACCAGGTTGAACATAAACTTTAAACACTGGTATTTTACGTCTCATAAATTATATTTTTGGTTCCTCTGGAGCAGGAGGTAATTCAGGGGCTACAGAAGGAGCAACATTTTCTCCCTTTAAAGCATTTTTAATTAGCAATCTTATATCTTGAATACTAATTAAAAATCCAATTACATTAGCATAAGGTACATCAGTATCAACATTTGCTGTCATTTGATATTGAGACAACCCAGCATTTAGTCTTGATTGTAATTTTTGTATCATAGTAGCTTTAGCATCCCCCTCAAGTGTTTGGGATAATACAAATTGTACTTTAATTCCTTCTTTTGTAGGATTTTTATTAACTGATACTTTTAATTTGGGTTTTACTTCTGCCATTGTGTATGTTTATATATAAATATTTAAATTACTTCATCAATTATACCTAAACTTAATGCTTCTTCAACATCTAGGTACCATTCTTTTTGCTCTTTTCGTATATTTTGTAATGTTTTTAAAGGTATTTTGGTATTTTCAACAATTATATCATCATATATTTTCCATAATCGTTTACCCTCTTTTAATTCTTGTTCATGATATTTCATTTTTTCTTGTCCTGTATTCCAACTTATTTCATGATACATAAAAGTAGTGCGTTTAGTAGCATAACGATAATGTCCACAAGTAGCAATAGCAAATCCCATTGACATTGCCTGACCATGTATATACATATGTACTGGTGTAATTGAGTTTTCAATGGCATCAATTATTCCCATCCCATCATATACGTTCCCACCTGGGGAATTTAAGGTGAATTTTATAGGGTCACGATTTTCTTTAGCTTTATTTTTGTCTTCATTATTTATTTCATAAATTAATCCTATTACTTCACATGCTGATTCACCATCAATTTCTCCAAGAGTTATAACTCGACTTAAATATTCTTGTTTGCGTTGGGGAGAACGAAGTGCTTTTGCCATAGATTATTTTTCAATAAATATATTATTAAAATTTAATCTTTTAAAAGCTGATTAGTATAATACAATGAGTTATTATCTATTAATTGATTATTTAGTTTATCCATTCCAGATATATCTAGTTTAAATATATCTAATTCAAAAGTACCAATAGCTCCACTATTTGCTATAATTTCAGGAAATTGATATAAAAAGTCTAAATGATTATTAGTAAATTTAGTTCCATCCAAATAAATTAATATCTGATTTGTTTTAGGAGAATTATATGGTTTAATACGTTCTGATAGATTAAACTTTGTATTATTTTGTTCAGATGTAATATATTCGTATATACCATTATCAGCATATACTTCACCAAACAATTCAATAATAGATAATAAATTATAATGACAATTTTCTATAATATATCCAATATCATACTTTGCTTTAAACTCTCTACTACCCCATTTTCTTATAAAATTACGGTTTGAACAACGTTCAATTTGAGCAGTTTTAGCTTGATATTCATCTGAAAATCTAGACGTTTTAGATACAAAATGGTAAGTAATAGCATCTAATGATGTTATTAGATTCATACCCAATAATTTCCATCTTAAAATTAAGTCATCATCTTCACAAAACATTGGATTATATAGATTATCTAAACCACCAATTTCAAGGTATTTGTCTTTAGGCATACACATAAAAAATACAATACCCGGTTCAGTTTTATCCTTATATTGTTCTGTTAATTGAGAAGCATATTCATAAAATTTATTTAAATCAAATTTTTCTAATTCTACTCCTAAATCATAAATCACTTTACCAGGACGTTCGTGTCCTGCAAAAATAGGGGGTTCAATTGTAGTATAAGATACTACTGTATCTGGGTTGCAATGTTTTTCTAAATTTTCAATAAATCCAGGAGCAATAACAATATCATTATGAAGAAATGCTATATATTCCTTAGTTGCTAATGAAGCAGCTTTATTAAAATTATCTGAAAAGTTACCAGGCAATTCACTCCACCAACATTTTACATTTGGATCTTGGGATTGAATTTCTTGTAACCATTCATTAGTACCATCAGTACTGTTGAAACTGCTAAAACATATTTCCACTTCAGGATAAATTGCTCTAGTTGTTTGATAAAAATGTTTGTTGTAGTCTAAATTATTTTTTAAAGCTACTAATAATGATATTTTATTTTCCATGTTGTAATTTTTTTATTTGATCTTGAATAAATCCAAGAACACCAGTATTAAAATTTTCTCGTTGTTCAGATACATCTCTTTTAACTAATAAATTTTTATAGTAATTAGAAAAACCATTTACAGTATCGGTTCTTAAAGGACCAATACCATATTCAAATACTATTTGTCCATCTAAACGATATTGGGAAAAATCATATCCTAATTTAGTAGCATTAGATGCAACTATCATACTATACCAATCATAAGCACCATATCCTTTCCATTCATCTGGTATTTGACATAATTCTTCATAAAAAGCTTTATTATATACATCAAACCATCCTGCCCACTTTATTTGGTCAAGTTCTGTTAAACCAACTGTATCAGAAAAAGTATGTAGATAATGATCAACATCAAATATATCTGTTGTTTTTTCCCATCCATAATGAGGACCAACAGCAAATTTAGGATGTGTTAATACTTCCCAAGTATTGTCCCACATTCTACAAATTTGAGGTGTTAATACAAAGTATTTATTTTTAATTTCTCTAACAGCCAAAGTTAAATAATTTAATAAATACTCACTAAAGTACATATCAGGACAAATACTAATATAATATTCTGTTTCAGGTTCTATAGCATCACGTTGTAAATCTAAATGCCCCCATAATTCATCACCTTCATATATAAACATATCATGCTGATAATCTTTTAATAATATAGATATTGTTTTATATTTCTCAATAAAATATTCTTTAGGTAGTTTACTTGCTTCCCAGTTAATTAAATGACTAGATAAATTTAAAGCTGATTTAATTTTTATATTAACATCAGGTTGTAAAAAATACTTTGATTTTTTTAGTTGGGTAAATGTTAATAAAGCGTAATCAATTTCCCAAGGCATTATATGATATGTAACTGTTATATTCATTTTAATTTATTATATATTTCTTTGATACCTTGTTCTAATCCAATATAAGATAATGAGTATTTAGAAACATATTCACTCTTATAATCATTACCATTGTTTCCTAATATAATATCAACTTTATAGTCATCTAATTCATTTATTATATTAGCTATTTCTAATAAAGTATAATTTTTATCATATGAACAATAATCTTCTATATGTAATTGATATTTGTTTGTTGTTATATAATGTTTTATTAATGTAATAAAATCCTTCATATAAAAAAAAGTCATTGCTTTATTTTCATAAACCTGTAAAGATTCTTTATTAATATATCTTTTAATATTAGACTTAATAAATCTAGTATCTAATTCATTCTCATCAAATAACCCAAATATTATTATATTAAAAAAATTAGGTGTTGATATTACTGAGGTTCTAATTATTGATTTACTAAGGCTATATGGAGTAGAAATAAAGGTAGATGGGGTGTAAGTAAAATGATTAAGTTCAACTCCTGAACCAAAATTTATAAATTTATCATAATTAGTATGTCTAAATTTATATAAATTAAAGTATATTTTTGTATTAATATCTTTTACTTCCTCACTATCCTCTTTTAATCGATGACCTCCTACAATGGCACAATGTAATACAACGTCAAAATATTTATTTTTAAAAAATTCTTCCATAGCATTAACATCAATCAAATCAAAATCAGCTCTTGTAAGTGCTATTACTTCGTATTTATCTTTTAAAGCATTATACAATGATTTACCTATATAACCATTAGCTCCTGTAATTAATATTTTCATTTTTTAAGTTTTTGAGCTACTTCTAAAATTAAATCTTCTTGACCAGCAACTAATTTTCTATTACCTAATTCAAATATTAGTGATGAATATTCAATACCATATAATTTAGACGCTTTAATAATTGGTTTTTCAAAACCCGAAAATAAGCGATTTAAACCAGTTAAAACGTTTACAGGTGTAGATACCGGAGCTTGTGGTACCAAATATTCCATCACTTTATCCGCTTCTATAATAACTTTTTTGAAATCAATATTAATATCAAAATCCGATTTTTCTAATACTGGAATGAGCATTTCTAAGTGTGCATTACCAGCTCCGGCTCCAAAACCCCTAATACAAGCATCAATATATTTAGCACCACATTGAGCCGCTATTAATGAATTTGCTGTAGCTAAACCTAAGTTATCGTGAGCATGAAACCCAAAATCAATATCCAGGATATAACTTAACTCATCCATTCTTTCCTTAACATTAGATGGTAAATAAGTTCCTGTTGAATCCATTATAATAACAGCATCAGCACCATATTCCTCCATTGTTTTGGCATTTCTAATTAATGTATCAATATCAGCTAAGGCACTCATCATTAATACACCAAATACTTCTTTATCTTTATTTTTTAAATATTCAATGTGAGATTTAGATAAAGTAGCTTCCGTACAATGAGTAGCTACTCTAAATACATCTACTCCAATATTAATTGCTTTTTCAATATCTTTCTTTACTGTAGCAATTCCTGGAATGATATGAACTCCTAATTTAGATGTTGTAAGATTTTCTCTAGCAGTCGTTAACATTTCTTCATCAGTAAGAGGTGATTGTCCTATCAATAATGATGAAGCTCCTAAACCGTTACCATGACCAACTTCAACAATAGGAATACCAGCACTATTAGCAAATTGACAATATCTCTTAATACTATCTAAAGTAATAGTATGTTTTACAGCATGGTTACCATCTCTTAAAGATGAATCTGTTATTATAATTTCATTCATTATATTAATTTTTTAGTCACTTCAATAGCAGCACAATTAATAATATCTAAATTACCTGCATATTCAGGTAAATAATCACCTGATCCTTTTACTTTAATACTAAGTACTAATATATCATCATTTAATGTTGGTGGCATTACTAATTCATAGTAAGGAATATATGTTTGTAATTCTTTTATTTTATCGTATATTTTAGGAACTAAATTAGTAAAATCAACATCTTTAACCTTTAAGAACATTGTTGTTTGCATATCAACACAAGGTTCAGCTGGGTTAAGGTTTAAGATTACTTTGCAATTAGGACATTTTGTAAATTGATGAATAGCTCTCTCAGTAGTATGAATATAATTATCAATATTAATTCTAGTAGCCATACCTGCACTTTTAGATGCTATTTGAGATACTACTTCAATATACTCTAATCCCTCACAATATTGAGATATTAAATTAAGCATAGGCATTGATGCTTGACCACCACAAGTAATCATATTTACATTTCCTTCATTTTTAGCTATATCAGCATTAATACTAGGAACACATAAAGGACCTATTTTAGCTGGTGTTAAATCTATTACTATTATTCCTTGTTCTTTAAAAATAACAGCATGCTGTTTAGCATCAGCAGCACTTGTGCAATCATAAACTACATCACAACATTTAGGATTATCAATAAAATATTTGATACCCTTATCAGTAACAGGTATTCCTTTATCTTTAGCAATTCTAATTCCATCAGAATCCATTCTGCGTCCTGCAAATATAACAGGAGTAATAAAGTCTGTCTTTAATATTTTAAGTAATAAATCAGTTCCTATATTACCAGTACCTATAATTCCTGCTTTAATCATCTTTTTATTTGTTTAGATTTTTCACTAACTCCAATAATCATTTCTTTTTTTACTATTTCAAATGGAAGTAATGGAGACATTTCTTCAATAGGAGGAGCAAATATACTACCATCTTCTTTAAGAACTCCTTTTACTTTAGGAATAAAATCCTGTTCTGGATCCATAAACACTTCTAATACTGTAGCTTTATTATTATTTATGAATGCATTTACTACAGTATCAAAATCGTCCCATTTCTTTAATCCATAGTAATTATATCCAAAGGCAGGCATTAATTTGCTAAAATCAGGTAACCCTACACCTGTTTTTTTATCTACATTTACATAATTTCCTTTAAATAGCATCTTTTGAGTATGCTTAATCATTAAGTATCCATCATTATTGAATATTACTATTTTTACAGGTAAATTATTCTCTACAATAGTATGTGCTTCTTGTAAATTCATCATCATCCCACCATCACAATTTAAACATAGTACAGGTCTATCAGGACATGCTAATGCTGCTCCTAAAGCTCCAGGTAGGCCATATCCCATTTCTCCCAAACCTAATGATGTAAACATTGTTTGATTAGGTTTTAACTTAATTGCTTGATGGCCACTTAATAAAGCAGTACCCATATCAGTTACTATGATATGGTTGTCTTTTAAATGATCAGATAATCTATCTATAAATTTATATGAATTAAGATAACCATTATCATTATGAATATTTTCATCTACCCAAGGATATTTTTGTTTTATTTCGTTACAATAGTTAACCCATTCTTCTTTGTAGCCCCAAATTCTGTAAGAATTATCTATAAGCTTATTTATAACGTATTTACAATCAGTTTGTATATAATTTACATTATATTTATTTCCTTCATTTTTATCAATATCAATAACTATAATCTTAGCGTTTCTAGCAAATTGACTAAAGTCATATCCTACCTGAGGTAAAGCTAATCTACTACCTAACACAATTATTAAATCAGCATTTTGTACTATAAAATTAGCTGCTCGTTGTCCATATAATCCAAAACGACCAAAAAAATTAGGATTATCATTATCTAATAAATCAATACCTGACCAGGTTAATAGTGTGGGTATTCTTAATATTGAATTAAGTTGTTTAAATTTATCTTTTGCTCCAGATAATTTAACACCGTGCCCTCCAATTACAACAGGACGTTTAGAAAAATTAATAGATTCAATAATTTCATCAACACTAAGTTGACTACCCGAAACATTTAAAAAAAGCGGATAATCAGGCCATACTTTCTCTTCAACCATTTTAGCTTGTAAATTCATTGGTACATCTAACCAACAAGGACCTGGTCTTCCCATAGTTGAAGAGTCATATAATATTTCTAAAATTGCTTGAATATCATATTCATCATTAAAAGCTATAGCACATTTAGTAACATCTTCTACCATTTTAGTTATGTTTAGACCCTGTGTGCCATACATTCTAAGATGTTCTTGAGTACTTACATAATTATAATTTTCTTGTCCTGAAATAATTAACCCAGGAATTGAATCAGCCCAATTACTAACAACACCAGTCACAGCATTGGTTGCTCCTCCTCCTGCTGTTACTAATGCTACAGATAATTTACCTGATGCTCTGTAATAAGCTCCCATTGCTAATACAGCAGCCTGTTCATTATGAACATTAATAATTTTAGTATAACCTAATTTATTAATTGAATCAAATATATGTGAGTTAGCAGATCCTATAATACCAAATGCAGTATTAATTTCTTTTCTTTTTAAAAACTCTGCTATTACATCACTTACTTTTACCATATAAAGTTTTTCTTATAATATTCTACTATTTTAGGGAGTTCTTCATTAAATATTCTTTTAGGTTTCCAACCAAACGCTCTTAATTTAGAATCATCTAAAGAATATCTAACATCTTGTCCTGCTCTAGAATAAGTTAAATCTAAATACGAGTTAAACATTGGTAATTTAGGTTTACCTCCTTCATATTCAAAAATTACTTTCGCTACCGTATCATAGTTTGATTGTTCAAACCCACCAGCTATATTAAATATTTCATTTGATAATCCAAATTCAATAATAGTAGTTATAGCATCTGCTGTATCAGCAGCGTGTAACCAATTACGAACTGGGGTTCCATTATTATGTAAAGGTATTTTTCTTCCTAATTTTAAATGCTGTACTGCTTTAGGGATTAGTTTTTCAACATATTGACCTATACCATAATTGTTAGTTGGTCTAACTATAATATAAGGTATATCATATGTTCTAGCCCACGATAATATTAATAAATCAGCTGCAGCTTTAGTTGCTGCATATGGATTTGATGGTTTTAAAATATCTTTTTCTGTATGTGAACCTTCACTTATATCACCATATACTTCATCAGTACTAAATTGAATTAATGTTGGTGTTCTAGAACTTTCTTGTCTATAATTTCTAATTAATTCAAGTAAGTGATGTACTCCATCTATATTTGAATGAATAAAAGTTTCGCTATTAGTTATTGAATTTCCAACATGAGTTTCAGCTGCCGTATTAATGATGTAATCACAATCATGTAAAAATTCTATATCATTAATATCTTTTTGTTCAAATCTAAAATTTGAATGTCTACTAAATTCATTTAGTAAAGAAGGAAATACAGCGTTATAATCCATAGAAGCGTATGTTATTTTATCTATTCCTCTAACATACCATCCTTTTTTAAGACAAGCTCTGGTAACATAAGAACCTATAAATCCTAAACATCCAGTTACGTATACTACTTTTGTACTCATTTAAAATAATTTTGACAGTGTTTTATAAATTTAAAAACATTTTTGTGCATCTCCAACTTTATTTTTTCAATTTCATCAAACATCATAGGTAAAGTTTCTAACGCTCTAGGAATATCTTCTTCACCATACGCAATACCATATTTATATAATTGTGAACCATTTAGCCATTCGTCTTTTGTTTTATTTCCATCTGGTATTACTATGCTAATACAACCGCACATAGCCGCTTGAGTAAATATAAATGTATAATTGTCATAGCAATAAAATCTTTCAGTTCTATTAAATAAATTAGCTAATCCTGTTAAATCTCCTGCTGCTTCAAATGGAATAAAAAATGAATCTGTTGGATGAATTAATGTTGTTGGTTTAGCTTTTCGGATTGTGTAACAACTACCTTTACGTTCATAATTCATATTTGTAAATATATCACTATGAAATTCTAAAATAAATAGTTGGTTATCTTTTTGTCCTAAATAATCATTATAATAATAATCCATATACCAATACACTAAATCTGACTTAGAATAGGTTTCAGCTGCTTGTTGATCAAACGGACCTAATATCCATCTAACCACATTTTTAGCATTTAAAGGATTACCTTGTATTCCTTCAGGATATATTACTACAGTATTATCTAAATCATTAAGTATCTCCTGAGTAATTAAGGGTGTGTTATAATCAGAGCAAGTATAAAAATCATCTTTAATATGAATAGGCATTAAATAAGCCTCAGAACCATTAGAATTAAGCATATCACATAACTTATGCATTACTTTAATCCCACCTACCCCAGGACTATAATCATATGTGTATATAACAAATTTTTTCATTGCGGGTAGGATAAATTTTCATTTTGAAACCAATATACGTTTTTAGAATACTGTTCTTCTCCCATACAATGGTTAGCATCAGGAGTGTAAGGTAATTCTATTATTCTTGGTTTATCCATAGCATGAGCTATCACTGCTGGAGCTGATAAATTAGCTATCACTAAACTTGCTGAATTGATAGCTGTAAACCATTCATCCAATGTTATTACTTTATAAAATTTAATTCTATTGTTATAAGGAAATTCATTATAATCATTTATATTAGATGATATAAATAATATATTTTCATCTCCATATTCATCTAAAACACGATCATAAGGAAATGAAGGATTTCTCATTACATTTGCTTTGCGTTGGATTAATACTTTTCCTTCTAAATCCGGATTTATTTTACCCCAATTAATCCATTTATATTCTTCATTGATAGGAAAATCAAAAGTTTTACTATATAATTCAGACCAACAAGTTTTATATAACCAAGGTGAATTAATATATTGACCTAAATCAATACTTCCTTCTTTTGGACCATCTGATATTAACAATTCATTAATATAACTTTGCTGCTCTAATATAGGTTTTAATTCAGCATGAGTATTTTGAATACCAAATTCCCAACCAATATCATACATATAAACATTGGCTTTAGTTCCATTATGTTGACATATATGTTTTACAGCAAATAAAGAATGAAGAAAATCTCCTAATCTCCCTCCCATTGAAAAACTACTTACCATACATTTTGGTTGAACCCTGTTTATATAATTTTTGTAATTTACCTGTTTCTATCATTTCGTTTAATTTCTCATCTATTTCCTGAATTAAATCAGTGCGATAAGAATTAGCTACATTAGTAATACGTGTTGCATTTGCAATTTGTGTGTCTGTAGCATCTTTATTTCTTTTAATATCCTCAGCCATCCAAATGCGAATGTTAGTAATGGTGAGTTTATCAATCAAATTTCCAATTGTATCCATATTAACCTATTATTTCAAATTTAGGACAAGGTACTATAAATTTACCTCCCCCATTTAAATATTTTTTTTCTCTTTGAACAAATTCATTTATAAAATGCCAAGGTAATACCAACATGTAATCTGGTTTCATTTCTCTAACTGCTTCTTCTGATAATATTGGAATATTAGTTCCAATTGTTTTTAACCCATATTTGTAAGGAGAACGTTCTGCAATAGCATCAATTAAAGTGTGATCTAAACCAAACCATTGTAATAATGTATTTCCCTTAGTTGAAGCTCCATAACCACAAATCTTTTTACCTTTTGCTTTTTCTTCTTTAATAAAATTTACAGTTTGTTCTTTTAACGCTTCAATATTCTTCATAAATTGTTCCCATACCTCAGGATTACTAATGTTATAATGAGAATTTTCATATTCAAGTAATGATTGTATTCTAAAATTACAAACATCCCTCAAAGGACCTGTACCAAATGAATTTATATTAGCTTTATTTTTTTGAACATATACTCTAAAACTACCCCCATTAACATCATTTAAGCTACAATCTACAATTTTTAAATCATGTTTAGCAAATAGTTTTTTAAGTGAATTTAATGAATAATAATAAGCATGTTCATGACAAATATTATCAAATGCTAACTGTTGCAACATTAATGGGGTATAAGATAATTGTAATACCCAAACACCATTATCATCTAATACCTTATTAATATCTTCAACAAATGAGTGGGGATTTATCAAATCGTAAAACATAGCAATTGTAGTAATTACTTTTGCTTTTTTAGTAGATGCAAAAAGATATGCTCTATGACTAAAATAATCTTGAACAATCATATTAGCCACCTTAGATGATTCAGCTACAAAAGTATCATCAGCTGGGTCTATTCCTATTTTATAATATGTATTAGGTACTTGTTTAAGTAAAGTACCATCATTACAAGCAATATCTAACCAAATATCTCCTGTTTGATGTTTTACTCTTGATATAATTTCCCCAACAACATTACTTAATTCTCTAATCATAGTAGTATTAATACCACTTCTATACCAATACTTTCCCCACATAGTATTAGATGGAGCTACTTCAATTAAACGAGCAGCACCTATACTTTCATCTATTTCTAGATCTAGTCTATATTTTTCTTTACCAATATAATCTTTATCTGATTTTATAAAGTCAGATACATAATGTTTACCTAAGTTTACTATCATTGTTGTAATAATTTTATATCGTTTTTAACCATTTTTGAAATCATTTCACTAAATGATGTTTTAGGTTCCCATCCTAATTTTTGTTTTGCTTTAGAAGCATCTCCTTTTAAAACATCTACTTCTGCAGGTCTAAAAAATTTTTCATCTTTAATTACATACTTAGACCAATCATCAATTCCTATAGTTTTAAATGATTCATTTAATAAATCTCTAATACTATGAGTTACACCTGTCGCTAAAACATAATCATCAGGTTCATCTTGTTGTAACATTAGCCACATTCCTTCTACATAATCAGGAGCATATCCCCAATCTCTAATAGCTTCTAAATTACCTAATGCTAGGTTTTCAGACATACCTAAATAAATTTTAGCTACACCGTAAGTTACTTTTCTTGTAACAAATTGCTTACCACGTCTTTCAGATTCATGATTAAATAAAATACCACTACAGTTATACATTCCGTAAGACTCTCTATAATTTTTACAAATCCAATGACCATATAATTTAGCTACACCATATGGAGAACGAGGATAAAATGGAGTAGTTTCTTTAGCTGGATTTTCAACCATTTTTCCAAACATTTCAGATGATGATGCTTGATAAAATCTAATGTTTGATTTTTTATATTCTCGAATAGCTTCAAGCATCCTTAAAACACCTACACCAGTTGTATTAGCTATTACTTCAGGAGTACCCCAACTATCTTCCACAAGTGATTGTGAAGCTAAATTATATATTTCGTCAGGATCTGATTCTTTAATACATCTAACTAATGAATTTTGATCAGCTAAATCCCCCTTAAGAATATTTACTTTACCTATTAAATGAGCAGTATTCGTTCTATCTTCATTTGCTTTACGTCTTTCCATTCCAAATACTTCATACCCTTTAGATAACAAAAAATCACATAGATGACTACCATCCATCCCATTGAAACCAGTTACTAATGCCCTTTTTTTACTCATATTGTTTTATAAATTTATCTAAAATGGTTTCTATATAATCTGTTTTTTCCTTATTAATTACAGGTGATGTTCCTAAAAAGAATGTATCTGTAGTTACTTTCCTAGCTACAGGATATAATTCAATTATATCTTTAGGGTTAGCTAAATGTGTATAAGCAGGTTGTAACATAATATTACCTGCAAAATAAGGTCGTGTTTGTATTTTATTTGCTTCAAAAAACTTACAAATATCAGAACGTTTAAATGGAGCATCATCTTTAACAGTTACTGGGAACGCAAACCAATCAACATCTGCTCCAGGTTGTGCTTTATGTAAATGAAAATATTGTTCATATCTGCTAAAAGCTGTAAATAAGTTTTTATAATTTTCTCTACGCTTAATACCTATTTCTTCTAATTTTCCCATTTGAACTAAGCCAATAGATGCTTGTAATTCAATTGGTTTTAGATTATACCCTATTTCTTCATAAACGTATTTGTGATCAAATATATCATTGGGTAATGCGGGAAGCCAATTATTAAAGCGACAATCACAAGTTCCATTTTCAAGTAAATTTTGTTTACCTACACAATAACATCCTCTACCCCATTCTCTAAAACTACGAACAATACGTTCTGTTTCTATATCATTCATAGCTACAAATCCACCTTCACCCATTGTGATATGATGAGCTGGATAAAATGAACAACTAGCCATTTTACCAAATGATCCTAGTGGTTTACTATCAAATGTAGTTCCTAGAGCATCACAACAATCTTCTAATAGAATTAAATTATATTTTTTAATTATTCCCATTAAACGATGCATATTAGGTGGATTTCCTAATACATGAGCAAAAGTAATAATTTTTGCATCTGGGTTGTTACGGCATGCTTGTTCTACTTGGTCTAAATCTAAATTTAATGTTTCTAATTCAATATCAACAAATATAGGAGTAAATCCTACTTGTAATATAGGATTAATTGTAGTTGGAAAACCAGCTATGGGAGTAATTACTTTAGTACCTTTAGGTAAATTTAAACCACGTTTAGAAGTTAAAGCTAACATCATTAATAAATTAGCACTTGAACCACTATTTGTTAATATACCATATTCTTTACCAAACAATTTAGGAAATTTACGTTCAAATTTAATTGCTTCTGCTCCTAATACTAACCATTCACCTAACAATGTTTTAACAGCTGCTACGTATTCAGCTGAAGAAAAATAAGGTCCAGCATATTGAACCCAATCCTTACCAGCTTCCCATGTTTTATCAGCATGTTTTTTGCTAATATATTCTTCTACCAATTTTAGAATATCTTGCATTAGATTATTTCATTTAATTTAAATATTTCTGTAATGCTATCAATTATATTTTGTTCGTAATCAACATAATTAAGAGCTAATTTATAATTATCATTAATAATATCTAAACGTTCATTGTAATAATTTTCATCTAGTTGATTTACTTTAACTATCAATTCATCAATATTATTAAATATAATAATTCCTTCTGGCCTAAAAAAATTAGATATTGATGTACATCCCCAATATACCGGAATGGTTTTTAATAAAAAACAGTCTAATATTTTTTCTGTAAAGTATCCATTATGTGAAGTATTTTCTATAGCTACTCCAAACATTGAATTACCAAATACTTCTTCTTTACCTATTCTAGCTTTTTCAATATTGTGTCTATCTCCATATGTAGCATAAAAATTAGTAGGTATTTTTATTTCATTTTTTCTATCTAATAATTCGTGTCTTAATGATTGACCGTGTGTTTTCAATAAAGTGCCTCTTAAATGAGATAACTCAAAACGTTTTTCATGTGGTTGTTCATATTGAAAAGGTTTAAACCAAGTATGTCCAAAAGGTAAAAACACAGCATTTTCACAATTGTTTATTACCTTATCATCCCATGTTAATATACATGAAAATAAATGTTTATTGGTAATAGCCCAATCATGTAATCCAAAATATTCATTTGGTTCCTGAAGTACTAATACATTAATATCAGATAATTCTTCTGATTTTTCAGGTATAGCATCTACAAATAAAGAAAAATCTATATGTTCAAGATGTGATAATTTTTTTCTGAATATTTCTATATCGAAGTAATTAACTTTTAATTTCATAATGTGCTATAATAATTGTTTTGTTTTTCTTGTCTTTCTATTGTTTTAGGATGGATTAAACATAATTCATCAAGTGGGGGAAAACTAGTTAGTAAATTATATCCTTGCAACACTTCATGTACTTTATTTTTCCAAGTTATATTTCCATTATTTTTCCAAATGCGCCACTGAAAGTCAGGAAAGTTTACTCTATTATTTTCTACTATCCATCCCCATTTTTGGATATGTTCTTTAGTTAAACCTTCTACTGTATTAATTCTAGGGACTAAAAAAACATCTGTATCAGAATTATGTTCTAATATAATAGGTAAATTTACTATTAAATCAACATGAGGATATTCATCTGCATCAATTTGGAATATATAATCTCTAGTACAATGTTTACTTAAATTGTTTTTAAATAAAGCAAAATCATTATTTAATGGATACCATATTCTATGATATTCATAAGATGTATTAACATTATATTTTTCTGCTACTAGTTTTACTTCTGATGTAGCTGTAGTATCTAATTGGACTACAATTTCATCTTCAGGACGAATATATTTGTTTAATAAATCTAATAAACGTTCTAATTCAACATGTTCATTACATGCTGTAATCGCATAACTAATTGAAGGCATAACATTATATTTGATTGAAATATCCTATATATTCAAGAGCATCCATAAATTCATTTTGCTCATATTCTTTTTTAGTTGTCATATCTGCTTTTCCATCTCGGGCTTGTACAGCAGACCATTTCCAATCATCTACTGATGTTCCCTCAGCAAATACCATTGATTTATCTTCTAACATTACACTATTGGGATACCAATATTTACCCTCTCCATCTTTATACCTTAAAGCTATATATAATTCAGGTAGAGCAAATTCCATTTCTTCAACATTTTTATCTGTAATGGTATTATTGGAAGTAAATCCACATCCCATACAAATCCAAATAATTACTCTACCATCTGTTATTTCGCTACAGGCGTTTCCACCACATTTAGCACATGTTATAAGTGATTCTTTCATAATTTAATGTGTTATTTTGAAAAATATATATTACTCCACCTGTATTATTTGTCATTCTAGTATATTTGTTTTTCTAAATCATCATTTTCTACGGAATATTGTTTTTTTAAATCTTCTACTATTATTTTATCAATTTTTTCTATAGCTTCTTTTGATAAATTCTTTCTAGCTATAATATCAAAAGGATTATTTTCAAATTGTAATGACTTAGCAAAGTCATAAGGATCAGTAGGATTTAATATTAAAGCTCTAATAACAGGATTACAACTTACTTTATTCTGTACAGCTTCTTCTACTAATTTTTTAAATCTTTTGTTTTGTTGTTTATATTGTTGTCTTTTTTCAATCCAACTTTTAATAAATTTAAACATTGTTATTCAGTTTTTAATTTAGGTAATTCTATTTTCTTTAATTGAGGTAATTTAAATTGAGTTTGTTTTGGGACTTTAGCATCTAAAATAGCATCTAATTTTTCAGCCATTTTATCTAAACTAAATTCAGTACGTGAACGATAAGCTTGTCTTTTAGCTCCTTCATTATATTTTTTATAATTTTTATAAATTTCTTCTAAAGCATCAGATCCTTCTTTTTCACCTACTGTAAACCACTGTGATTCAGATAAAATCATATTTTGTACTACAGCAGAAGGGTGAACTTGAGTTAATGCACCTCCTACTAATGGAGTAAAATCAGGATCTAAGAAATCTAAATGAGCACTCCAAGCTGAGGCCAGTACTGGTTTTTGAGATAATGTAGCTTCAAGTAATGGCCTACCATAACCTTCACCTTTAGTAAATGACACGTGTGTCTTAATTTTAGGATGATTGTACAGTTCATTTATTTCTTCATCACTAAATTCTCCATGAAGTAAATAAATTGATGGTAGTTTTCCTTTTACTGAGTTTTGAATAGCTCTAATTTTATCTAACATTTCTTCTCTATCCATAACACATGGAGTTGCAGATTGTGTTTTTAAAATTAAAGCAGGTTGTTTAGGTTTATTTTTAAATGTTTCAAGAAATATTCTTACTAATCCAGATACATTTTTTCTATCTTCATTCATTTCACCTTGCAACCAATGTCCTACAAATAAGAAAGCATATTCTTCAGGAATTTCATCTATAAATTCAAATAATTCTTTATTTTTGAATTCTTCAATTTTTTTATAAATGTTTGTATTAACACCTTCAAATAATACTTCTACTGGTGCTTTTAATTCTATAAGTGATTCTACTTGTCCTGTTTGTTGATTACGTTTTTCAAATTTAGAGTTTTGGAATACTTTTTTAGCATGCTCCGATGATACTAAGGTTAAATTCATTCTATTTACTCCTTCAATCCAACTAGGATCACATAAGGTAGTTTCAATACCTGCTGTCATACCTATATTAAACTTACCTACCTGTTGAAATTCATTAGGTACTGTTATTTGCATCCAAATATCAGGTTGTTTTGGTAGTTGATTATTTACCATAATACATGATGCTATTTTTTCATGATCTGGATTTCCTGGTTTTAAAAAACCAAATGGTGTGTTTCCCCATCTTTGAGGTAATACTTTTACATCATATTTGTTTGTATTAATGATAGATAATACTACATCTCTTGAGCGTGCGCCATATCCACTGAATGTATCAATAGGGCAACTTATAACGAATAATGGTTTCATATTATTTTGCGATAACGTGTTTTACAAAATGTTTTGGTTGTTTAAGTGATTCAACAGGAATAAATTCAAATTGGTATCTTGGTGTCCATTTTTCAAAAGTTTCATCAATAGCACTAATTACATTTTTAGACATCCATCTAGCTGATTCCATTGATTCATCTGATGTAACCCATTCACGAGCAGCTTTACATTGTTCCTCATATACTTCAGGAGTTTCTATTTTAGTTTTATATAAAGCCATTATTTGATCAGCTATATCAAATGGTTCAGCTCTATCATCGAATATATAAGGTGTAGGAGGAGAACCAACTAAAGATAAATTAGATGGAAATACGGGATAAGCCCATTTACCATGTTTTTTATATTTGCCTCTATGATTTGAACCAAATTCTTCTGTAAATTGAATCCATTTACCATTTTCATCTTCAAAACGCATTTGATCTTGCATACCACCTGTTACAGTAGCAATAATTGGTTTTCCACACATCATTGCTTCAGTTAATGATAATCCCCAACCTTCATTAGATGAAACTAAGGCACAACCATCAGTAGCATTATAAAGTAAATTCATAATATTAGCTGGATATCTTCCTTGGTCAAATATAATTTGAGCTCGTTCATCATATCCAAATAGATTATCTTTTACGGCTTGTAAATCAGTTCCATTATCATCTACTACTTGGGTATGGAGTACTAAAGCACATTTTTTAGCTTGTTCATCTGTTAATTTGTCAATGAATATCTTCCAAGCTAATACTAGATCAGGTACAGATTTACGGCGGATGTTACGCGCATTATATAGTAGAGTAAAATCATACTTTTTTTCTCCATACAATTGCTTTTTAAATTCTTCCAAAGTTAAATACTCAGTTTTATCTTTAGTAATAGGAAAAAATATTTCTTCATTAATTCCGTGAGGAACATATTTAATTACTTTTTCAGCTGATAATTCAACTCCTAATACCGATCTATTTATGTTTTCTGTTTGTTTACTAATTGCAAGTAAGGCATCACATGATTCATAAAATGATTTATTATACATTGGGTAAGGTAAATCATCCCAAATATTTAAATAAATAATAGGTATTTGTTTTCTAATCTCATACTCCATTTGAAATAACCAAATCCAATATCTAGGATCAGTAAACATCATAATAGCATCGGGACGTTCCATTTGTATTAGTTGTCTAACAATTTCTGGGCTGCCATAACCATCTGTAGGATATAAAAATACACTAGCATCTTCAATACTAGCTATTTTATTGGTGTCTGCGTTTAGATCAAATTTTTGACCTTTATCAGGGTGAGTAATAGCACCTCCTAAATTTACCCAATTATAGTGATGTGCTGTACCTAAAACGATTTCTCTAGCCATAGTGGAAACACCACTTGTCATTCGGATATCGTCACATAGTAATAGGATTTTTTTGCGTTGAGCTTGTGGAATATAACCTTCTTTCATAACGTTATTATTCTGTTTCTTTTTTTAATGTTGTGTCTAATTGATTATGGATTTGTTTTCTAAATTCATCATTTGTTAGGTATAAGAACATAGCACGTTCTGTTAATTTTTGAACGCTAAATTTGTACTTAACACAGGCAATTTTGAATTGTTCAAACAAATCCTCAGGGATTTTTACACTTGTAAGTTGCATGTTTGATTTTGCCATAATATATTATTTGATATAAATATATACAACTATACTAAAACTGCAACTTTATCACAAAGATCTGGCTTGTCTCTGTAGGGACACCATTTGCAACTACTTTCACCTACATTTTTAAGATACGACTTTATTTGAGGTTTACCAACTTCATTAAAACAATCTTTAATAAAAGATTGGAAATTATCTATTGTTTGTTTACGTTTATTTTTTCCACTTGCTGGTTTGAAAGATTGTACTCTTGGAATAGCATATTCGGATTGCTCCCAGATTTTTCGTTTAACAATAAAGAATTCAACTTCAATTTTTTCCACATCAACATTAAATTGTTGCGCAAAAAACTGCTTGTATAACAATACTTGAGCGATTTTAGAATTATCTCTTTTGTCATTATCTGACCATCCTCTGGTAGATGTTTTGATGTCATATATATAAATTTTATCTAATTCTTCATCATATAATACAAAATCAATAAATCCTTTTAAATAAATATTATTACCCACATTTACTAATAAAGGCATTTCTATACCTAGTAATTTTACTTTACGTATAGTAAATAATTTATTTCTGTTTTTCTTAATCCAATCTAATATAGCAACAGCATCTTCAAAAAATTCTCCCATTTGAACAGGATCACTAAAATGAGTACCTACTGCTTTATATTCTTTAGAATAAATTGTTGAAAATTTTTCCTTAAACAGTTTAATTAGATCCATTCTATCAGCAGCTGCTCCACTCTCATTGTACATTATTGTAATGTAGTCTTGTAATGTTTCATGAAATGCTGTACCAAATACAGTATGTATACTTGCTTGATATGGTTGTTTATTTTCTACATAGGTAAGATACCATTGATGTGGACATTTATTCCATATTGAATATTGAGAATAAGAAACACTACGTTGATATTCATAGTTTATTTCTGATGGTTTATAATTCTTAATTTTAACTTCAACCTCAGATAATTTTTTCTTAGCCATATATTTTCCTAATTGCTTTACCTAATTCTTGATCATTAGGATATTGTTTAACTAAATCTTGAACAGTGTTAAGAGTAGTAATTTCTTTTTTTAAATATTGAGCTAAGTCAAGTGCTTCTTCATAAGCATGTTGAAGCATATTTTGATGATTATTTTGTTCTAATGTAGTATTATACTTTTTTAACCCACGATCTGCTCTTAAAGCAAGATCTTTCATTACTGAAGTTGTAATCTTATCATCCGGGGTACATATAAGATTAAGTGATGTTATTGTATTCATAATAAATTAAATTTTAATATTTCTTTGATTGCTTGTTTTCCATCTTCATTTATTTGTCTAGTACCTACACCTGCAAAATTCTTTGGCAATGAAGGGATAATGTATATTGGGAGGAATTTTTTTACAAGATATGAATACACATACCATTGTTTAAAATTTTGTTCATATAAATAAACTGATTTATTGTTGTTTATAGCCATTTGAACTGCCCATCCAGTTCCACCATCTACTAATTTATCTGATCCTATAACTAAACGTCCAACAGCATATATTGCTTCTGCATTTTTTACTTGAAACCAATTTCTACACAATAAATTTCTAACGTAAGGGTTATATTTAATTTTATATAACGGACGTTTAATTGGTTTTTCACATAATAATACTTGTTGCCATCCTTCTTCTAATTGTTCAGATGTTAATACTACTGGATTTTCTCCATATTGGGTATGGCCTTGAAAAGAATATGCTATGGTTTTTACTTTATATTCTTTTAATTGATTTTCCCATTCCATATCAGAACCGGGGCATCCTCCACTATGACAAATATAAGTTTTATCCATTAATTTGAGATGTTATATTTTCAACTTCATTTTTAGAAAGCATTCTGATGTATTCTTTAGCTTCTTTTTTAGATACTTCAAAATAAGTAGCTACTGCTTTTACTTCATCAACATCATAATCTTCTTTTTTAGAGGCTTTAATATACTTTAAATATTTGTATTGTTTAGGAATAAGATCTTTATATAGATTATAAAGATACTCTCCTTTCATTTGCCAAGTATTCTTTTGTACTATATTAACTACCTCACAGTAATCAGGGTCCATACTAAGTATTCTATTACACATCCAGTTATTGAAACTATTTTTTTCTTCTTCAGGAATATATTTCCACTCTTCTTTAGTTAATGTTATTCTTTTTATAGTATCAAAAATATTAGCCATTTAGTAAAATTTCGTTGTTCCACTATCTTTAGCTACTTTAAGTTGCATTTTAAGATAATTTACTTCATTTTTTAAATTATAAACATCAATTTGACTTGCTCTTAATTCTTTTTCTATTTCTAATTGATGAGATTTAATATCAAGAAATACAGTTTCACTTAGATTTCTTTCAATTATTAACTTTTGAATAACACTGTTTAAACGTTCTATCTCACGTTTACGTTTATTAAATAGATTTGTTAGCATTCTTACCATAGAATTGTTTTAAAGGTGCTTGAATAAATTCTTCAAGTAATACTCCACATTTGTCACAAGCGATTAATTGAATAGGAACTATTCTATCTTCAGGTAAACCTGATATTAATCTAGATTCTTTACGAATATACATTACATCTTTAAATGTAGGATTACCGCACTCGCATATTAAGGGAGTTGTAGCTGTTATATTAAGCTGTTGTGGTTGATTCATTATAATATTTGTTTTTTAGTTGTTTCTAATATTTTAGCTATACAAGCAGCAAAGTTTATTTCTTTATCTGGCACTACACCTGCTCGCCAAATAAAATCATCTAATATAACTGATAGTTGGGCATCATTTCCATAACTAAATTCAGATAAATTATCAAACATATAGCGATAAGCTGTTTGAAAGTCGTCAACTTGCGCGTCAGCTACAAGTTGGCGGATTTGGTACCAAGCATTTTTCTCGCGTTGTTTTAGTATTTGAACTAATGGTTTACACCAATTATCATCTAATTTATCAACTACTAATATAGTTTCTCCTGATAATGGATCAAGTATAGAGTTTTGTTGTAATATTTTAATAATTGATCTTACATCAGGATAAAATGTATTTACTACCTGAGCAATATCTTCCATCTTATACATTATTTTTTCAACATCTAAAATGTTGGTGCAAATATGTTTTGCAACAGCACCTTTAGATGGTGGTTTTAATATATGAATCTCACAACGTGATTGAAGTGGTTCAATCAATCGTTCAATATAATTACACGTTAATATAAAACGAGTATATGCTGAGTATTCTTCAATTAGATTACGTAATGCTGCTTGAGCGGGTTGTGTTAAAAAATCAGCTTCATCTAATATAACAACTTTAAGTGGTTGAAATGATGACTTTATCCCTAATAACATCAATCCCATTTTCATCACTAGCGTTAAGATAGAGATAATCACATTTGATATTTTTAACAATTAATTTAGCTAATGTTGTTTTACCTGTTCCTGCTGTGCCACTAAATATAAAATGGGGTATATCATTAGTAGCAATACAAGCAGCAATACGAGCTTTAATATCATCGTTACCTATATATTGTTCTAATGTTTGGCTACGAAACTTTTCAATCCACAGTGTATGTTCTCTTTTCATAACTTAAATATATAATTTTTATTTTGACAATTCTAATACTTAGATGACTTTTCTAAATTATCCTTCCACCATAGTGGTTGAAGATTAGTATAATGAAAGCATTGTTTTTGTTGCTCATAATCAGATAAATCAAATGATACACATGGTCTAATATGATCTATATGCCATCCCTTTCTACCATAATTTTCCCAATTCATACCTTCAGTAAATTTGGAAGCAATATGTTGTTTAAATTTTTCCATACTACATCCCAACATATCCATTGTTTTAGCACCTTTAGAATTAGTATGAAGAGCAGCTCTTAAACGTTCTCTTAGGTTATGTGCTATCCTATATTCTATATTAGTAGATAATTTTTCTTTAAACCACTCATTCATATACCCCGGACGATCTCTTAACCATTGTTTAACTTGATCGTTTTGTTTTTGTTTAAATTCAGGATTTTGTTCTTTATATTCTTTAAAATATCTTAATCGTTTTTCTTTATGTTTATGATATGATTTATTATCCATTTTGCTTTTACAAGTAGTACAATAATTACTTGTTCTACCTACAGGCAATTCAATTTTACATTTAAAACATTTTTTAACTTCCATATTATTATCGTTTCCAATAAATATATGAAAGCTAGAAAAATATCGAATTATATTAAAAGTTGTTTCATAAAATTATACTACTGTATATTTTGTTTTATTAATACTAATTTCAGATATAGTGTTGTATTTTACGCGACGGATAGCCTCATATGATTGTCCTTTTTTAGCTTCAACCATATCTTTTACCATTAAATAATCTAATTTTGTATCATTTAAATCTTTTAAATAACGACAAACCATTTTTCTATTATCTTTATTTAATTTCGTAAATGTAATACTAAAGATTTTGCCTCTACTATTTTCAATTAATTGTTTAGTTGTATTAACATCAATTACACCTCCATTAGTAATTTGTACTTTAGTTTTAGTAGATTTTTTAAATGGGGTTGGATTAATAGGATTTTTAGGATCATAATATATTCTATATGAACCATTATCTTCATAATTAAATATACCTTGATCAGCAAAAAACGCCATAGTTGTTGAGACTTGTTCTTGAAACCAAGAATAATGAGGATATTTTTTACGAAGTTCCTGTTTAATTTCAAGAGTAGTAATAGTGTTATTAGCATGAAGAAGTTCCTTAGCTACTGTTTCAATTAAATCAATTTGATAAGATGTTAAAGTGTTCATATTGTTTATTTTAAATGTATAATATATTTGATTCTATTTTGATGTTCATGATAAGCAATAATCTCAGAATTGAGTAATCCATTTCCTGCATTCACATGAGTACTGTCAAAACCTCTTTCACTTAAATTTTTATAATTTAAAGTAAATGAATTACCTCTATACCAACCATTATAGATATAAGGGTTACCTGTGTGGACTTCATATATTAAAAGTATAGTATCTTTATCATAACCTGTATAGTTAAGTGATTTATCTGTTACTTCTGAAAAGTAGTTACCTTCACCATATGCTTTTCCACTAAATTGAAAATTTCCTGCAGGGCGAATTTTAAGACCTTCTCTTAAGATAGGAATAACTGATGTACAGCGAGTACCATGAATGAGATATCGTGTTTGTTTATTGTTTTGCTTATCAATCCAGTTTGTAAAACGATTATCTTCCCAAGCTTTTTCAACAGCATAAACACTTTCAATACGTTTTCTACGACTTGTATTTAATTGGTTAATTATGTATTGAATTTCTTTTTCTTTAGTATGGTCACATTTTTTTAATTTAATACCTAAAGCTTCAAGAAATGTTTGTTGTTCTTTATTTTCCTTTTTGTCTTCATCTTTCTTAGTATCTTGAAACATAGATACTTGAGAAGATATAGCGTCAATATTATCTTGTTCTTGTACTAATGTTTTATCTAAATTAATATTAGGAAGAATATTATGTCTAACATTAGACATATAACGAGGAATAATAGTATAAAGTTCAATTAATTTATCATTAATTGCTTTTTCATTTTTTCTATCTATTTTAGATAAATCATCAAGAATTTTTTGTGCTTCATCAATTTGTTTTTGACTAACTTTATCACATTTTACTGAATATGTTTTTTTAACTAGATCATTAGTGTAATTCCTCATTAATGTGATAAAGTTATCAATTTGATTATCTTCAATACGTAAATAAGAATCAGTACTTTTATCTGTTTTTTCTTCAACTTTAACTGATACTAAAGCTGTAACGTCTGTATATCCTTTATCTATTTTTTCATTATATATATTTTTCCATTTTGAAATAGGTTTATGAAGAGTAGTTTTAGTGGAATCAATTCTACCATAGTTAATAGTAAAAGTAGGGCCACCTTCATAAATCATTTCATAATACTTGTTGTTATTAGCCCCAGTTACCATAATTAACTTGGCATATTTTTTATCAACTGAATTCATAACAAATTATTTATAAAACAAAATTACATTCCAAATTCTGCCATTCCACCTAAATCATCTTTTTTCTTATCTTCAGGTTTTTCATGAATTACAGCTTCAGTCATTAGTAATGTAACAGCAGCGTGAGCAGCATTTTCAAGAGCACAACGTACTACTTTAGTAGGATCCATAATACCTGATTTGAAAGCATCAACTGTTGTATTATTTGCAATGTCAGGAACAACTGATTTATCTGTTTTAGAATTTAATTTATCCCACCATTCTTGAGGATCTTCTCCTGCATTTTTAAGGATTTGTTTAAATGGTTTAGCACAAGCTTGGAATATAATTGATACACCTTTACTTTTATCATCCTTACCCATCACATCAAGTACTCTTCTAGCATGTAATAAAGCGATACCTGCACCTGGTAATATACCTTCATCAAGAGCTGCTTTGGTAGCTTGTAAAGCATCATCTAAGCGGTCTTTCTTTTCTTTCATTTCAATTTCAGTACCACCACCTACATTAATAATAGCTACTCCACCAACCATTTTACCTAAACGCTCTTGCAATTTTTCAACGTTGTATGGTGTAGTTTCTTTTTCTAATTGATTTTTTAAAGATAAAATACGTTCTTCAATTTTCTTAGGATCTCCTTTACCATCTACAATTGTAGTAGCTTCTTTACCTACAGTAACAATTCTAGCTTGACCTAACCAATCTGTATTAAATTTGGATAATGACATACCTCTTTCTGGGGAAACAACAGTAGCACCAGTTAATATAGCTATATCTTCTAACATTTGATTTCTTAAATCACCAAAGCCAGGTGCCTTTACAGCAGCTACTTTCAACGCTCCTCTACCTTTATTCATTACAAGAGTTGCTAATGCTTCACCCTCAATGTCTTCAGCAATAATAAGTAAAGCTTTTTGTTCAGCTGATACTCTTTCTAATAGATGCAATAAATCTTTAATTACTGTTATCTTTTTATCATAAATTAAAATAAAAGGATCATTTAAAACAGCAGTCATTGAATTATTGTCTGTAATAAAATAGTGTGATTTATATCCTCTATCGAATTGTAATCCTTCTACCACTTCAAGTGATGTTTCACCAGTACGTGATTCTTCTACTGTTACTACTCCATCTCTACCTACTTTATCTAAGGCAGTAGCTACTAATTCTCCAATTTCAGTATCACCATTTGCAGATAATGTTGCAATTTGTTTAATTTGTTCTTCGCTAGTAATGTCTACAGACATTTCTTTCAATTCATTAACTACAGCTTTAACTGCTTCTTCAATACCTCTTTTTATTTGAGTAGCATTAGTTGAAGCATATGTTGTTGCTTCTAATGCGTGAGATGCTATTGAATGTGCTAACACAGTTGAAGTAGTTGTACCATCACCAGCTTGATCAACTGTTTTTTGTGCTGCTTGTTTAATAACAGTAGCAGCCATATTTTCAATTGGATCTTCTAAAACAATTGTTTTAGCAACAGTGACACCATCTTTGGTTGATGATACTTCATTGTGTTCTTTTTCAATTAATACATTACGTCCAAAAGGACCCATAGTAATAGAAACAGCTTTGTTAACTTTATCAATACCTTTTTGTAGTTTTTCTTTCGCCTCGCGGTCGAAACTAATTATTTTACTCATATTTTGTTTCCTTTATTTTATATTTGTTTTTATTTAAATCCAGTTGTATATATTCATCACATTTCCAACAATTCGATTTAGGCATATTGTCAAAATTTCCTCCAATTCCATCATGTTGCCCATAATGTATTTCATTTATAATTCCACATTTAGGGCATTCTATATCTATGTCGTAGGAGGTCATATTTTATTATAAATTTTATATCCTGCAAACCAATATCCTACTGGTTTAGCATAAACAAATTGTTTTTTAAATATTTCCCATTTACGGTTTGAAGAATTTTTAGTTGGCACCTCAGCAGAAGTTGGTATGTCGTAAGATTCAGGTTTATTACACTCTGGATAATGTTTATTTATTCCATGGCAATTAATGCAAAATTTATTTGAGTGCATATATTGCCCTCCTCCTTGAGGTACATTTACAACATCACTTACTTCTGTATTTCTAAACTTACGTGCCATTATTTTTCTAAAATTACTAACAAATCAGATTCTTTCATTACAACATATTCTTCACCTTCAATGGTCATTTTAGTTCCACCAAAAGCAGGAAATACTACTGTTTGACCAACTTTAATTTTTGTTTCAATAAATGCTTCTCCAGTAACAGAAAAAATACCAGGTCCTACTGCTACCACTTCACCCATAAGTGGTTTTTCCTTACCCATATCAGGTATTAAAATGTTACCATACATTTCTTCTGAGTTGTCATTTTGTTTAATTACAATGTGATTGTGTAATGGTACTATTTTCATAATAAAAATTTATTTAATAAATATACAATAATTTTATATAGTTTCCAAGTTTAGTTAGCTAGATTTGCTAATACTATATAAGAGGATTTATGTCCTTCTTTATTTTCAAAATCTAATTTTATGGCTCCCTGATCAGAAATAAAAGCTTTTCCTGTTGAATCTGAGTTAGCGTCAAATATAGATTTAATATAATCAGCATTAAATTTTAATATATTTGATGGTATTGTTAAATTTGGTATAGGTATTTCAAATTGTATTTTATTTGAATGACCTTCTGGTTCTCCTAAAGTAAATTTAACTTTATGTTCACTATCTTTATTTGTATATGCTTGAATAAGAGTTGTATCAGAATTTAATGCTTTTTTAGCTTTAACCCAGTTACTAACTAATTCAGGTGTAATGTCAAATTCATAATCACTTTCAAATTCATTTATTGAAAAACTAGCATTTGGAGCTAACATTAAATTAGCTAATGCATATTCTAAATTATATTCATTATCTGCTATCAATAATCTAGTAGCAATATCATTATGAGATTGTAGGTCTATAGTGATAAATTGGTTACAAATATTAATTAACTTTAAAAATTTAGATGTATCAAATATTAAAAATTCACTATCAGTAAATTCGAAAGGAGCAGTAATTATACCTACCATATCTTTAGTAGGTGAAAATGTTTTGATAGTAACTACATTATCTTTTACTGTCCATCTTACTTTCTCACCAATTCCATCTAAATAGTATTTATAAACTATTGATAATAACGATTGTTTTTCCATATTATTTCCAAAGTATTTGAATTAAAATTATTGCAATTCCTAGGCCTAAACAAATGAGTGTTTTAAGTGTTAATGGTTCTTTAAACATATAATGAGACATAATAGAAAATACTATTACCCCAATACCAAATCCAATTAATCTACTAGGCCATATTTGGCCATCATAAGCTAATACAAAATTACGTACCGAATACATAAATAGCAGTGAAATAGGTATTCCCATACATGCTACTAAAAAAGTATTATTTTTAAACCACTCATATTTAATTTGTCCTTGTAACTGGAAAAATGTAAGTATTTGGGCTAGTAAACCGAATAATATTCCTTTTATTAAATTCATATTACTCAATATACGACTATTATTTTGACTAGACAAATTTAAAAAATTTAGAAGCATTCTCATGCATTGATGGAAAATCCCATTTTAAATCTTCATAAATGCCTACTAATTTATTCATTAATGTTGTTTCAAATCCTTCATCTCTATCAGCATATTGCTCAATAAATTGAGTAATAAATTCGGGATCATTACCTGTAAATCCTATAACATCTATCCTATATGGGTTATTTTTTAATTGAATATATTTCATTTTATCTCCTTCAGTAAAACATGAATATTGTTTATCTAATTTTTTAAATCGTAATAAATCATTGTACCAAATAGCAGCTTTAGTATTAATAGGAGCTTTTAATTTTAATGTGCTAAATATTTCACCTACTCCAGGTTTACGCTCAATATAATTAGATATTTGTTTTACTCCGGTTGGTTTAGCAATTTCAGCTATAGGAAGATTTTTAACATATTTTTTAAAATCAGTAATTTTTTTATCTATATCTTTTTTAGGATACCCTTGTAATATTGATTCAATTATTTGAGACCCAAATTTTTTATATAATGGAGTCATATTAGATTTCATAAGATCAAGACCCATCATTACTAGTTCTTCCGTAGGTACTCCTTCTTTATTTACAATAAGCATTGCATATCGACGTTTACCCGCAAAATACCCTCTCTCAATTACAACTTCTTGCTTTAATTCAAAATAATGTTTTTTATCTATATTAAATAAAGGTTTAACTAGTTTATTTAAATTATCGTTTGCTGCTTTTTGAATCTCATTTGCAATTTCTAATACAGCTTTAACGTATTCATCTTTAGTTTTAAGATCAGGATAACGTTGTAATACTAAATCTTTAACTTGTATAAATAACGAATCTGTATCTGATGTTACAACATAATCTTTATCTTTAGTATTTAATTGTTCATTCATCCATTTATTAACAAATCTAATTGATTCTTGAGTTACACGTTGTCCTGTTAATGTAATAGCTTTAGATATCATTTTATGACCATCAGTATAACGCCATCCATTAATAGCATAACATCCATAAACGTCATTTAATTTAATTTTATAGGCGTGTTGACGACGATTATAAAATTCTCCTTTAATTACATCACCAGCTTTATATGCTTTTTTCATTAAATTTTTATACTCAACACGTTTATCAAACCAATCAGATAATACTTCACATACTACTGATGAACGATCTGTTCTAAACATAGCACCAGATGCTGCTATATTAATATTATTTTCCTCTATAAATTTTATAATTTGCTTTACAGATACTTGTTGTTGATTTACAGTTCTATTTTCATTTAATCTTTCAATAGTAATTAATTGTTCAGGATCCATTTGTTTTAGATCAATTAATGTCCAATTATTATCATATTTGTCTTTATTTACTATTCGCCCAATAAAAGTTTCAATACCTATATTCAAAGAACGAATAATAGAAGGATATAGTGAAGTAAAATCTAAATCAATAACCCATTCATATAATCCTGGTACTGGATCTTTAAGATATCCACCAGCATATTCCTCATTTTTAATTATGTTAGCTGTATGAAATTGATTTATTTGTTTTGTTTCATGAACAAATACATTTACTAATCCATTTCCTACAATACTTACAATATATCCAGTCCACTTTCTACCTGTACCTGGTTTACTTTTTACTTCATCCTCTATTTCAAATACATTTGATTTCAATGATGGGTTAGTAGTTGTTGGTTTATTTGGTGAAATTATACCTTGACGTTTTAGGTATGTTAATATTGCTCCATCATTTAATGCTGTTGATAAGTAAATATTATCATAAGGTACATGACATAGATGACAAATAGCAATTGTTAATTCTATAAATTTAAATTTACTTTCTAATTTAATTAATATTTCAACATCACGAAGATTATATTCTATAAATTGATTAATATCTTCTCTAAATAATCTATCAAGACTACCTTCATATGGTATTTTACCTAAATTAACATATTTAGTTCCTATATCTCCTAATTTATATGATTCTTCTTGTTTAGCATTATATTTTTTAAACAATAACATGTAATCTAAATGGTTAATACCTCCTATTTCAACTGGAGCTTCCATAATGGGATTACCACCTATTTTTATTTTACCAATAGGGGATAACCTTGTTGCTTCAATAGTACCTAATTGATTTTCTATTCTACAATACAGATATGGAATATCAAAATATTCACTATTCCATCCGGAAATTACAGTTGGGTCTAATTGTTCCCATAGATTTAAAAATGATGATAATAATTCTTTTTCATTATTAAATGGAATAATAGCTCTATTATCTTCATTTATTGTTTGTAATTGTTTTTTTTCATCTAAAATTAAACAGTAATATTTTTGAGTGGTATTATCATAAACAGATATAGCAGTAATTTTAGTAGGAGCATTTCTTATTAGTTCTGGTGTTAATGCTCCTGCAATTTCACACTCAATATCTAAGTAAATAATATTTTGCCACTCAGCAGTATCATCACTATCTTTGTACTTATCAATTAATACTGAAGTACAAGCATCTAGATCTGATTCATATAGTGATTTATCTTTCCAATCATATTTACTTAATGCCGTAGCCCGTTTACCATCTAATGTATGGTATTGACCTTCAGGATCTATTTTATATCGTGGGCGAATATATTTAAATTCACTCCAACCAGTCTTATCATCGCGTAAATGAAATGTGTAAGTCGTCCTATCGTAGAAAATTGATTGATACATAACCTTAAATTTAAAATGGGGCTTTTGCAGCCCCAAATTTTATACTAATCTTATCAAAATAAAGCTTCCGCTTCGATATAATCCACCTCTTGGAACTCCACCAGCGGCTGCTGCAGCATCATTAGCAAAGTTTAAACTAGATGATACTTGAGGCATTACTATTACTTGGCTACCAGAAATAGACATTGCATAGTTAGTAGCAGAATTATAAAAAAATGTAATACTAGATGAATCAAAACGAGCTAAATCTCGTCTATTTGATACACTACCATTACCTATTACAAATAAAGATGAAGTGTTATCTAATATATTATATTGTCCTACTACTGTTTGACCTAATCCTTGAGCTACTGTGTATATACCTTCTGCGTGTGAATATGATCCAGAAGCTATAGTGCCAAGTCCTTCAGCATGAGACGCAATACCTATTGCTTGTGTTTGGTTACCTTCTGCGTGTGATGATAAACCAGAAGCTACTGTACTTTGTCCCTCAGCATGGGCATTAAAATTATTAGCTAATGTACTAATACCCTCAGCATGTGAATAAGCAAAAGCTGCTACTGTATTAAATCCTTCAGCATGAGCAAAGGTAGATGCTGATACATTATTTCCTTGAGCAAGTGAACCAGTAATTACTTGGTTACCACTAAATCTATTACTTCCTGTAGTTGCAAAATATGAACTGGATACTCCTAAACCTTCTAAATAGATGAAATTTCCATCCATTTCTTGATAGGTTAATTCTGATCCTTTAGGATTATTTCCTATTATACGAGTAATTAAAGGCATTATTGTAAATTATTTACGTATAAATATACGAATATTTACAATCTTTGCTTATCTCCTTGCCATTGCCCATTATATTTTTCAGTAGATTCACATTCGTGAAAATAGATTTGAGCAACTCTTGCATCTTTTTCAATAAAAATTGGTTCAGTTACCATCATTATTGTACCCATATTATCAGTTTCAAATCCAGGATCAAATACAGGACTATTAATCAAAGCCCCATTTCTCCATAATGATGATCGTTGTTTAATAAAGGCTACACGGTTATCAGGAATTTTGCATCCTTCCCAAAATGTAATATCATATGTATAAGGATGCAATAACCATCCATCTACTCCATCTAAGTTAATTATTTCTACTGGTGTATAAGTAGTTAATTGGGTTTTATTTTTTAATACTTTACCAATTGGACCTTGGGCATAAGCACTACCTCCAATTTTATTACCTACTTTATTTACAGCTTTTAGTGATAAGTCATAACCAACTTGTGCTGGTTTTCCTTTAGTATGTTCTAATTTAAGTAAACCTTCGTCTATAATCTGAGATGAATTAAGCATAACTTTATTTTATTTTTAAATTTAATTATTTTTCTTTATATTTCCAAATAAAACCACCTGCACTTTTTTGTTTACCTCTACAACAAGCATATATACCGGTACTGTCTATATTATAAAATCTTCCTGCTTCAGACTGAGATGTCCATTCTTTAATAAAATTACCTTGTAAATCATATTGACCAACACATTTATTCCATCTACTATTTTTTCTCATTTTTTCAATAGTGGTGGTAGATTTAGATTTTTTATTTAGTTCTATTCCTGCTTTTATTTTATCTTTCACCCACTGAGGTCTTGTTTTGTTAGATAAATAATGATTTGGATCTTTATTTTTTTCTGTTTTTTCTAAATTAGGTCTATTGATCATTTCTGATAATTTATCTCCAAAATTTATTGGTTTGGATTTGTTAGATAATGCTTTTGAAACTAATAATCTACTTTCCATTGATCTAATTTTGCCTGTTGTCTTTAAAGAATGATCAATTTTCATTTGTTCAGTTCTTACAACACCATTTCCTCCTTCTCCTCCTTTAGTTAAATTTAATCCAAATGTATTATTGTTATAATGATAAGAATTATAATGATTTATCCAATATATTTCACGATCATTTAATTGGTCTTCGTTACATTCTTCTATTATTTCAAATATATGCTTATCCCAACCATATTTTTGAAGCGAATTATATATTTTAGTTTGTTTATTATTTTCCTTTAAATGTTTATAGTTTTTAAATCTACTAATAATATTTTTACTTTTACCTATATAAATTGCTCCTAAAGGATTGGTAATTTTATATATTCCACATTTTATCATAATATATTGTTTGCAATAAATATGTGGTGCTTGTAGAGAACAACATTATTTCATGGGTGTTCCATTCATGTGGATAGCTGACATTAATTCTTCTCTAACAAGATTATCTTTTTCAAGAAAGACACCGCTGAATTTATTTGTGGTCATTGTAGAACCATGCTTTATTCCCCTTGAACTACAGCATGTATGTTTACAAGCAATACTTACTGCTACTGATGGACAATCCATTTTAGTAGCTAAATAATCATGAATTTGTTGTGTTAATGATTCTTGCATTTGTGGTCTACGAGAAAACCATTCAACAATACGATTTAATTTACTTAAACCTATTACTTGTGCACCTGGTACATAGGCTAATGTAGCATAACCTGTAAATGCAAGATTATGGTGTGCACACATACTAACAATAGGAATACCTGATTGAATTACTAATCCATTATATCCATCATCATTAGGGAATACTGTAATATTTGGTTCGTCAGTAATACTACCTACAATTAAATCTTTAAGCCATGCTTTAGCTACACGACGAGGAGTATCTACTGTTTGTCTATCAGCTTCATAATCAAAACCAACGGCATTTAGGAATTGTCCATATGCTTCGGCAGCTTTATCAATCATTTGCTCAATTTGTTCTGGTGTACGAGCTAAATTACCATTTGATTTTTTTAATAATTCCATATTATATTTTTAATGTTTATAATTCTTCCTCTGTCAACTCTATTAAATTCTCAGTATGTAATATAGCAGGTATTCCTGTTTCTATATTTTGACAATAAGAATGACCATCCATACCTTCTACCTCTCCAAAACAGGCAAATACAGCTCCTTCGAATGGATTTGGATTATTCTTTTTCCAATTATCGTCGAAAGAATCATAATCGTATTTAACAAGTTTTATTTTCATATTTATTCATTTGATTTACAACATCTTTAATACTCTTCACCCAAGCACCTATAATATCTCTTCTCCAGTTCCAAATTGAGTTATGCGCATCCCAAATTTCTTTTGGTACTTCTACATATATGATTCTTTCCTTTTTCATATTAATTGTTTAATGTTTTCTCAAATAATACTTTCAATTTATCTTTAAAGATTGTCATCACTATATCTTCAGCTATGAGGTACCCGTATGGACTAAGCATATCTTCACAAAGTTGATATCCTAAGAAATAGTTTTCTTCGATGCCTAACAAAGCCATTTTAGTTAAAACTCCTAGTTGGCCAATTGGATAGTGTTCTGATGGTTCTGTTCTAGTCATTTCACCTATAATCTCAACTTCTAAATCTTTATTGACATGTTTCAATAGATTAATGGCGGCTATAATAACAGGACTGATTTCGTTATTCATACTATACGTTTAATGTTTTATTCCAAGCCGCAATATGCAAACGAGTTAAACCACGGAATCTATATTTCTTTGCCATTTCAAGACAGAATTGAGTACGCTCTTCAAAATCTTTAACATCGTCTAAACCAGGCATACAAACTACATTTTTAAGTGGGATATTGAATGGTTCTACAAAATCACGGAATAGTTCCTTAACATCATCTTCTGTACTAATAACAAATTTGAATTGGTAATTTTTATGTTCCATAATACGCTTAATAGCGGCAGGTACAATACGTTGTTTTTCAGTCATACCTGAGTTTGATAACTTAGGTGAGCAGTTGATTTGATCTAATATGTCAAATAGAGGTTGATCGATATAAACTGTACCATTTGTTTCTATTTCATTATATTGGCTGTTTCCATTTCTTTTTCTATATTTAATACTCTCTCCATTATATAATGGAACTTGTACATGGTTAGCAAAATCAACCATTGCCCAATATTTAAAGAAATTAACAATAGCTTCTTGATGACCTTTAATTGTAGGTTCACCACCAGTCCAAATAATGTGAATTAAACCACTCTTGATATCATCATATATACCCTGTTCCTTCCATCTGTCAATTAGATATTGAAACTCTTTATCTTCACCTCTCCAAGCCCATTGTGAGAGAGAATCACACGTCCATGTTGCTTTACCTTCAGCATGAAGATCACCAACAATTATCTCTCCATCTTCTAATAATTTATCTTTAACTATTTGATTCATATGTTTTTTGGATAGTCCGCAGCTAAGATTGCATATTCCTAGTCTTACAAAATATGAAGGTACTCCTGTGCTTATTCCTTCTCCTTGAACGCTATAAAAGTCGCTACTAATTAATAATTTATTTGGGTCTATCTTACTCATTTTCTACAATTTAATTTCATTTCTAATTTGTTCTAGGGCAGAGCTGGGCATATGTCTTACGCAGTAGTCCACAATATGCTTCAATTCATGTGGTTGTATAATCATAAATTCTAGGGAGTATTCTACATTTTCACCTAATTCAACTTCCCTTATCTGTGGTGCTACCTTAGGGTTCAATTCCACTGCTATTTTTTGAATCATGGCATCCTGAACTACATTTAATCCATAATGCATTTTAAGTTCTGATACAAGCTCTTTAGGATACTGTACTTTAACAGTGTAGAAGTTATTTTCTAGTACCTTACCCTGTTTATAATCGGTTAGAGCTTTAAGCAAGTCTCTATGTAGTTCTATACCTTCTAGATTTACACTCATTTTCTACGATTTGATTTTTTAGCAGGAGCTTTTTCTTCAGCTTGTACTTCAGGTTTTGGTTCCGGTTCGGGAGTACGATTAGATGACTTCCACTCTGATTTTGAAACATACTGCCAGGTACGGCCTACCATTTGATAGGCCTGTCTATCATCTACTCTAACGATGTTACCTGTTTTTGAATTTTTGATACACTTCATAGTTTCCTCCATGTTTTTAGATAATTAAATATACAAAATAAATTTGGCCATTCAGTAATTGCTATAAGACTAAAATGTTTTTCACCACATAATCCTAATATATGTTCTATAATATGTATCATTTTTTCTTTTTAAAATATACAGTACCTGCAGTACCGATAAACGCACCTAATACAGCTGCTATAATTAATGATTTATCTTCAACATAACTAGTAGTAATAAAAGAACTTGCTACAATAATAAGAGAGGACCAAATACCAGCAGCTATTGCTTTACGTTCTTCTACTTTAATAAAATAATAAGTCCAACAAACATCAGCTATAATCATAGCTACCATAACACCTATAAAACTTAATATATAACTCATAATTTTAAAATTAAAAATATCCCCTTAATACAGGGGATATTACTTGAAATTAGTGAATTAAGCTAATTCACTGTTTTTGATTCTACGACGAGACATGTTATACATCGCACTTGCAAGATCACCGTTTACTCCACGTTCACCACGTAACACGTAGTTTACATAACGAGAAGTAAGACCAGTTGTTTCTGCAAGACGTGTAGTGTCTCCTTGGCGTTTGCGTGCTGTAAAAAAAGCAAGCTTAGCTGTTTTGTTTAGTCTTCTTGACATAACTATATTTGGTTTTGATTTAAATATTCTTCTATCTTTATTCCTTTTTCTTTCTCTTGATGATGGAAATCTCTATGACAATTGGAACAAAGAATAACACATTTATCTATTTCTTGTTTTATTCGTTTCCAACTATATCTAAAACCTTGGCTTATTTTAAAATTTTTTTCTTTAGGATCAATATGGTGAAAATCAAGTAAATGATTTTTATCTTCTCCACATTTTAAACACGACAATGAATTTTTAAAATCATTTATTTTTTCACGTTGTTGTTTTACATATGTCCTTCTATAGTTTTTTTTAACTTCTAACATTGTTTAGTTTACTATGTTCAACTAAAACTTTTAAAACATGATCACGAGCCGTTTCCCAACTTACAGGTCCGTTTTCTAGATCTGCATATGCTACAGGATCAGGACGTCCTAGTTTAATAAATGCTTCTATACGTTCTACAGATGCTGCTGATTTATAATCGGAATACCATGTACCTGATGTTACTATGTCTGCCCAAGCATGTTTAATGAAAATTGGTTTATAAGACGTATTGGTACGGCTATATACTTCATCAAAGTTTAAACCTAATTTTTCACAACATTTCAAACCATCTTCCAATATTTCAAATTTACTTCCTTCAAGATATGGAGTATAGAAACTAACTAATTCTGAATCCCAATTTCCGATTTTAAATGCTTCAAAATCAGCATCTCTAAATTCCTGTCTACAATCAGGGTATATGGCATGGTCACCAGCGTGAATACCTAATGCAATTTCTACTGGTTGTTTTTCACCTTTAGTTGCTAATGACAATGCTACTGCTTGAATAATTGAACTAAATATCTTATTACGATTAGGAACAACAGTTTCTTTCATATTGTCCTGTTCGTAATGTCCTTCAGGAACATCTTGTCCACCTGTTACTAAAGCTGAATTTAGTAATTGCTGTAAACCATCTAGTTTGATAATCTGATGCTTAATTGGAGTAGTCCATTTATCTGAATGTTTAGCAAATTCAGTTTGAATGTACTTAACTAATTCAGTAGCACGCTCTAATTCTACTTTATGTTTTTGTCCATAATCAAATGATAGAGCTGTTACTTCATAACCGTTTGCAAGTAGGTGTAATAATAATGAACTGCTATCCATACCACCTGATAGTGATAATACTGCTTTTTTATTTTGTGACATATGAATTATTTATTGATTTAAATTACCTGCAGCCTTAAAATATAATTCTAAAAATGTTTTTGGATATAAACAAACTTCTCCTGAATAAGATGGGTTTGAAATTGTTCTTGTTTTAATTTTAATACCAATTGATGTAGCTACTTCTGCTACTTGTTTTCCTAAATTTTTACCTGCGGCTTTACCTAAGAAATCATAAAGTGATACAAAATTTTCCATAACTTAATTTGTTTTTTATTTAATAAATGATTTAAACCTTTGTACATTAAAGATAATATCTTCTATTTTGTCTTCCAAATTTTTCTCAAAATAATATTCTAATTTATGTTCCGGTTTGAAATTAATTCCACTATCATGATAACGAACACCTTCAGCTCCAACTAAAATAGGATTAGACGTATCTACTGATTTAATAAATGGCCAATCTTTATAAGACATGAATTCTTGAGGTAATGAACATCCTAATAAATGATGATATATGTCTTTTCTTATAGTATTTTTTTCAACTAAGCGTCTAATAAGTTCCATTCTACCATACATTTGCTTTTTTAATTTAGGCATACTACTTTCATATTCTTTCTCATATGCTATACTAGAATGGTTAAAAGCAATATGAGTATATCCTAAGTCAACCAATGTTTGATAAGTTGTAATTAATTCTCCCATAGTTTTACCCTGGCATACAGCCATTAGATTTGTTTCTTTAGGTAAATATTGTTTGTAATTAATTATCCAACTTTTAGCATTAACTAAAGTAGTAGTAGCATCATTCCAGGCATCAGGTACAATGAATATATTTGGTTTAATTAAATTAATTTTTTCTAATAAATCTTCTATTGTGTGAGTTACTCCCTCAAATAGACCATTATCACAGATTATAAATGAACCTGGTTTTTCTCTATATTCTAACATATGAGTTTTATATTGAGGGTATTGGTCTGTTAAATGAGGTAAAACATATTGATAATCATTCCATTCTAAACTTTCCTTTAAAAAACATAAAGATACTTCATGACTAACCTTCATATATAGCTGTATTTTTACTATGTTCCATAAATTCTACTCTTACAACTTTAACTCTACCACTAGTTTCTTCTTGAATAAATGTATTTAATTTATCATAAATAAATTTAGCAAATTGTTCTGCTCCTACAGCTGGTATTATTCTTAATTGTATTATGCCTAGTTGATCCATTGTTTTAAATCCACCTAATCCTGGGTCATCTTCTGCTACAATTGTAGTATGATCAAACATATAATCCATCCATGCTTTAGGATTTTTACCATCAATAGTACCTTTAGCTCTTTTCATCCCTCCAAAATCCCAAACCCAGTTTCTTTCATCTAAATCACCTTCAAACCACACTCTAAATGATACTCCATATCCGTGGAGAAATTTACAATGAGTTCCTTCTGCTTTCCATTGGCGAAATACAGTACTATATCCATCAAACAATTTTGTTGATTGAAATTTTGGCATAATTTAATTTTTATAAGTAACGCTTGGTCTAAACAATATAGTGGCTAATAAATTTAGTCCTACTGCTTGCCAGAATGAAATAGAAGGCAAACTAAATAAACTAGGCATTAACCAATTCCACAATAGTTGTAATGGTAATCCTAATAATAAAACTACTATTAAAACTAAAAATACAACGTACAAAACAGTGTTAAAATTATTCTTCATTTTCTATATTATTTATTATTCCATTTAATGATTGTTCAATTTTAGAAACAATTGCTAATAATTCATTTAGCATATCCATTTGTTCTTCAGGAGTTGATACACTTATATTTTTTTGTATTTCAAGTACTCTTTCGTGTACTGTTTTATCTATTTCTTCCATCTTAATCTTTATTTTTAAATTTAAGAAATTCTTTTGACATTACCACATTTCCTTTTTTATGCTTAGGTTCATAAGGACAATGTTTACATCCATTACCACAGCAACTTCCACGTTGAATGTGAAATAGGGCAGTAAATACTACCCTACTTCCATCCATTGTATAATGTATTCCTTCTATAAAACCATCTTTATAATGAGAATTCATCTGTTTCCTTTTATAGAACTATAAACACCATTAATTATATTTTGTACAAGATTGTCATGCATAGTTATATATTTAATCATCTGATTCAACTACATGATTCATCACAGTAACACTATTAATATTACCAAGTGGAGGTGGAGTTCCTGTAGTAATAGTTGCGTGAGTCTGTTGAGGACAAGCAACACACATAATTGTAGTGGGAGAATACACTCTTTTACATTTAGGACATTCCCAACCTTGTTGTATAAAATTTGTTTGAAACATATATTAATTTTTAAATATTAATTTCATCATTTATAATCCCATTTATAATTTTTATATTGTTCTCTTCTACCTTTACAGCATTGAATAATATATATTTCACTTAATTTTAAAGAACTAGATGCTTCTTTTATTGTGTTCCACTCTTTAATAACGTTTCCCTCTAAATCTTTTTGATATACTTGTTTATTATTTTTTCTATTCTGGTATGATGGGTGGTTTTGTTTAGCTAATGATATTTTAAGATTATGTTCTGGTGTAAATTTTCTACCTTTTAACTTTTTATTTCTGTTTTTAATAGATTGTTCAGACCATTTTATTCCTTTTGATCCACTTTCACCACCTTCACTTTTATTAACTAATATACCATTTTCTTCATATCCTACTCTACCATATAATTTAATATAGTATTGTTCTTTATTAGCAGCTTGTTCTAATGTTAGATCATTATGAACTAATTCAACAATAGGATTACCATGTTTTTTAACATAATTTATCCAATGTTTATTTCGTCCTCTGCCTTTATCCCATGCTCTTCTATCTAATCCTAATCCAACATAGAATATTTCTTTTGTTATTGGATTACGATGGAAGTAAATATAATATGTATTTATCATCGATATTTGTTGTTTTAGTCGATAATAAATATTAGGGCCCTCAATGAGGGCCCATTTTATTTATATTTCACAGTTATTCCCAGCGCAGGCGAGATTTTCCCCTAACACTGTATTGTCGTCAAATTCTACCACCTTACTTAAATCTACAGAATGAAGATGATTTACCATTTTGTTAAATTGTTCTTCAGTGATTGTTTCAAAAGGTGCTTGAGTATAAGTGTGATCTGAGAAAGGCAAAACTGATAGACCATTAAATGTGTCCTTATATTTCCACATCCATTCTCCTACTTCTTTCCATTCTTCATTTCTAACAGATATAGTTGCAGATACATTATTTGTATTAGCTCCCTTACGATGGCCTTTTCTTACCCACTCCATATTAAACTTTCTAACACGTTCTAATAACATCAATGCTGATTCTTCACTGCGTATAATAGCACCTTCTGGTGCTTTTTGTGGAATAGATATTACAGCTTGGATAGTAGGTTTAAAGAAATCGTCTTCTAATAGTTCTGGGTGGTGAATTGCTAGATGAGTATAGATTGCTTCGTTTTTGCCTACTCTAATACGTCTGATATAATGTTTATCATGCCAGCTATGAATACCACTGCTACTTCCTAATACTAATGATGAAGTACCTGATGGTTTAACTGTAGTTACACGAGCTGCTTTATTTACACCAATAAGTTCAGCAACACGAGCATTTTCTTCTTTAGCTAAATCAGCTGCTTTCTTTAAATCATATTTTAGTACAGCTCCTGATCCAATACCTGTCATACCAACACCTAATAAAGCATCTTTTTCAGTTGTTTTTTGCCATATATCTCTTAAGTAATGGAAATTAGTATAGGCGGCTTGTAATGTACCAATAAAGGCACCTACACGTACTCTTTCATTTAAATCTTCTTGTGATTCAACATTTGAAACATTTATTTCACATAAATTACAAAATTGGAAAGGACGTAAAGCAATTTCACAACATGGATTTGTTCCCCAATCTTTATCATTGCTAAAGTAAATACCCGGTTCACCAGATCCACTTAATTCAATTTTCTTCCATAATTTATAAAATTCTTCTTCATCAATTTTATGACGTAATACTACTGCTGAGTTGTTGGCACGGCCACGTTGAGGGTTTTCTTCCCACCAGTTACCAAATTTACAAGTCAACATTTCTTCATCATCCAAATCAAATAATGCAATAAGAGCAGCACGACGAATACCTCCACTTAATACAGCATCAGCAATATGACAAGCCATATCATGAACTTCTACTGATGATAATTTTTCACCATTTTTCTTGCGCTCAAATATTTTTTGTAAATTAAATAAACATTCTTTTAATGGCTCAGGACCAGGTGCTTTACCACCTACAGTAATTAATTGAGCACCTTTAGGACGAATATCTCTAAAGTCAAATAGTGGAAGTGGAGCTCCCTGAAAATATGCTTTGCAAAGCATTCTAACAGCATCTGCCCATCCTTCAATACTATCTCCTACTAAATATCTTTTATGTTTAGTTGGAATTTTAATTTCAGGTAGTTTTTCAATATGATGTGTTTGAACTGAGTATCCTACTCCACATCCTGAAAGTAATAAAAACATTATTTCACTAAATGCTCTCCAATCATCAATAGGAAGAAAAGAACAATTAAATATACGAGCATTATTAAGTTCAATGGGCTTACCAGCGAATTGCAAACTGCGCATTGAAGGCAAGACTTTTTTAGCATAAACCAATTTATAGGCTTCTTCGATTTCATCTTTTAATTGAGGGAATTTATTTTGATGCATTTCTTTATTTCTCGTAACCAATTCTTCCCAAGTTTCTCTTCTATTTACTTCAGGTCTGAATTTTGCATACTTCATATAAGTGGTAATATCACTTAATATATTTTGTGTTACATCCATTTTTTTATTGTTTTTGTTATTAAATAAGTGAATTAATAGTATCTACATATATAGATTTTGATTGTATCCCAGAAAAACGTTGTTTAGCAACTCCATCTTTGAAAAATATAACTGTTGGTACACTAGTTATCATATTATTTGATACTTCATTAGGAGATGCATCTACATCTATTGTTTCAAATTGTACATTTGGAAATAATCCTTCTAATTGTTCAAAAAGAGGAGCAAGCTGTTTGCATGGAGAGCACCAGCTCGCCGTAAATCTTTTAACCTTTATCATAATTTTATTTTGTGTAGTTATAAATATAGCACATATCACTAATCCTTACTAAGTTCAAAAAACTTTTGTTGAAGATAATCTCTATCATCTGTTGTTACATTACTAAAACTATTAATAGGTTTAGAATCATCTTCATCATCGTCATCTAATGGATTTTCATTTATTTCTATCTTTCCAGTTGAAGTATCTATTCTAGATCCAAATGTTAATCCATCGGGACCATATCTATTTCCCATAATATGCCAATTGCCAGTTCCATTAATTCTATCTTTTCTTCCTCTAGCTAGAGATATAAGTATATCTGCTATCATAATTTTATCATAGGAACCAGCAGCGTGTTTACCTTCTAAAATAGCTTCACCAGCACCAGTTCTATTTGCTTGTGATGGAGATACAAGCGGCACACCTTTTTCTGCTGCTAATGCTTTAGCTTGAATGTAAACATCATCAATTTCATCTTTGGTCCCTTTTTTACTTTTAGATCGAACATAATCTAAATAATCAATAATAATTAGATCAGGTTTAAAATCATGTTGAGTTTCTAATTGTTGAATATGAGCTTCTATTGTATCAAATGATGCTCTTTTAGGTGGATAAGCTTTAATAATAACTTTACCTTTTACTTTAGTAACAATTTCTGATACTTTATCTCTATGTTTTTCTAATTGATCAACAGGTATCCCAGTAAATATAGCATCGTATCCAGCAAAAGCTCCCATTGCAGCTACGGCCCATGATTTACCACCTTTAGGATTACCAAATATTAATACTAAATCACCTTTACCGTATCCACCTTGTGTTAAATTATTAAATGTTTTCCAAGGAAATGGTATTGGGTTTCTATCATCTTCTCTATAGCGTGATTCTATATCTTTATCATATTCGTGACCTATATTCTTATCTTCACCTGCTTTAAGTGCATTATTAATTAATGTTCTAATACTATCATAATCTCCCATATTAAGCAAATCGACTGATGTCATAATTGCTTTTTTCATTTGTTGATTTTTACAGAAATTAGTAAATTCTGCTTCTACCCATTCTAGATCTTTTGATTGGGATTCTTTATATGCTTCTCTTAATCCTTCAGTAATAGCTATTTTTAATACTTCATTATCCATTTTTTTAACTTCTGTAGCTAATACTTCTATGGTAGGTACAGTATGATATTTTTGAAAATATTCTTGTATTTTACCTATAATCCATTGATTCGATTGATTTTCAAAATATTCTTTTTCTAATGAATCTGATACATTTATTAAGAAATTCTTTTGTGTTAATAATGCACCAATAACTTTAATTTGAAATTGAGGTCCGTATTGTACTAATTTTGCTAGGGTTGTCATAACTTTTTTTAAATTTACTTAAAAGAATTGAGATATCCAAAAACTTCATTTAACCATGACTCTACATTAGATATTGATTCTCCTAATTTATCATTAACATATAACTGATGAAATAAGTATTTATTTAATTCATATGAATTAGTGAATAATTCTTTTACTAGTTGTTTATTTTCAGGTGAAATAAAATCACCTTTTAACGACATTAGTTGTTTATTAATTTCTAATTGATGTCTTCGTTCTACAACTGATAAAAATAATTTATTATCATTAATTCGTTCTGAAGATTTTTCTATGATACTTTCTAAAGGAACATAATAATTACCTGTTAATTCTGGGAATAGTTTTATTAATTTTTTAGGACCTAAACCAGTAATACCAGGTACATTATCAGATACATCACCTAATAATATTTTATAATTAATATAGTTGGAACTACTAACCCCATGTTCAGTTAATACATCTTTTGGTTTGTATATTTTCTTTTTAGTAGGAGAATATACTACTGTTTTGTCTGATACTAATTGTAAAAAATCCTGATCAGCAGACATTATAGTTATATTTTTAGTATTACTATGTTTTTCAAAAAGTAATGCTAAATACCCTATAATATCATCTGCTTCTAATCCATCAACACTGATAATACTTACTGGAAGACATTTTAGGTACAAAATCAAACGTTCCATTTGATTATTTATACTTTCAGCTTCTTCATCTTTAGATTGAAACATAGTCTTGTTAACAACACGACTAGTGCTGCGATTTGCTTTATATTCAGGATATAAATTTCTCCTTGCATTCGAACCTCCTATTCCATCAAATACAATAATTACTTTAGTTGGATTAGTCATCTTGATAGCATAACCTATTGATTTTAAAAAACCAGTTAAACCCCCGATGTGAGCACCATCGGGGTTAACATGGTTTATCATAGTGAAATTTCTTAAGAATGCATTTAATCCATCTATTATTAATATTGATTCTAATTGAGAACGAGTATCAGGTTGAATACTTGAAATTAATTCAAAGTATTTATTCTTCATTGTCTACATCTATTATAGGAGATATTTTACTGCTTTCCTCCCATTCACTATTATCTTCTATTTGTATTAAATCAGCAACATCTACTTGTTCACTAAACCACTCATGAGCATATTGTTTTTTATACTCTTTAATAGCTTCAGGAGTGTCAGGCATGAAGCCATGAGGTGTTACAATTACTGTTGATGTAGTTGCTATACCATAATCAGCATGAATTTTATCAATAGCAATTTTAGTACGTTTAGCAAATTCTACTTTCTTACCTTTATGTTGTACACTAATTTTGGAAGTACCGCTATTAGTTATATTACCAAATGTAGCAACAATTGTAGCATCCCAATACATTGCATTACCACCTTTATTTGTCATTTTAGGTTGAGACATAGGTGTTAAAGCTGGTTGTACACCTGTTTTATTAATTACAAACAATGTATTAGTGTAAGGGTATTTTTCTTTACGTGATAATGGAAACTGTTGATTGATAAAATTACCAAACTGAGTAGCCATTGCTCCGGCATTCCACATTGGATTATTACTACCCTGTTTAACACTCATTTCACAAGGAATAGAACCAACTGAATCCCATAAAAATAATAAATCAAATGGAAGTTTTCCTTGAGCTTGTTCATTTAATATATCAGCAATAAATGCTGCTACATCTTCAATTGTATTTAATGAACCTCTATCAGTATATAAGAAAAATCCTTTATAATCTACTACTTCTCCAGTAGCAGTATCGGGTATTGCTTCACATTGAAATCCCATTTTTTGAGCATGTGAAAAATCCCATTTCATCTCTGTAATAATAAAAACAGGTAATATTCCCATTTTTTGGGCTGTAGTAGCCGCTTCGATTAATAGAGTAGTTTTACCTGTATCTGAACCTCCTCTAGCAACAAATACATGTCCCATAGGAACACCAGGAACAGAAAGAGCTTCTTTTAATGCATCCGAAAATGGTATCCATCGTTGCTTTTTAAACTTAGATGATTCTCCTAAAAATTTTGATTTTTTAAATTTATCAATATCAAAGGATTGTTTTAGCGACTCAGATAATACCTGAGTTAAACTGTCTTTACTTTTAGCCATTATTATTCGTTAAATAGTGAGTCAAATTTATCTGCAGCGTTTTCTTTAGGTTTGATATCTAAAGAATATGATTGAACAGGTGCATTTATTTCTTTAATAAAATCATCCTCTTCATCTTCATCTTTAGATACAATAGGTGCTTCAGTTTCTTCCTCAGGATTTAACCATTTTTGTAATACATCTTTAAGCTGATCGTAAGAATATTTACGATTAATCGCTAAAATATCTGTTTGTTCTTCTAATGCTTTAGTAACAAAAGCAGCATCTTCAGAAATAGGAGTTGATTTTACTTTAGGACGTAAAGTACATTTAACACCTTTTCTTCCTGCTATTACATCATCAATAGCTTCAACTGTAAAGTCTCTACCATCAGTAATGTTTGTAAAATCACCATAATCTTCATCAGCAGCAATACCCATTAACTGGTCATTTACCAATTTACCTACTTCCCACAAACGAACACCTTGTGATTCTTCTCCACGTACAACTACAGGAATAAAATAACGAACTTTAGGAGAAATTTTGTTTGCTAATGTCCAATCATCTTTATCAGAAGATTTACGTAATTTTTGGGTAAAATCAACAATTGGATCAGCTTCACCCCAATTAGTAAGAGCTAAAATAGGGCCTTTAGAAAAACCATAGTGCATTTGAACTTCACGCAATGGCCATTCTTTTCTGAATTTGTTAGGTACAATACGAATTTGGTATTTACCTGCTTTTGGTTTCCAGAAAATTTTTGAATAATCGATTTTTTCGCGCTTAGCGCCTTTGTTGGCATTGTCTGCCAGTTTTTGTTTGACAAATGATAAATCCATAACTTTTGTTTTTATGTTTAAAATTAAATATACGATCTTTAAGATGAATAACCAAAAATTCTTAAGAAATTACTAAACTGTAATCTCCTGCTCCTTTTAAACGATATGTTGTACCAGTAACTGCTGCTGCTGGCGTAAAAGTAAAAGATGATATACCTGGAGGAACAACTACTCCGGCTACGTAAGCATCTCTAACTAGTCCCATAGAGGCCGATACGTCATATGTTCCTAAAAAATTAGGAGGTGTAATTCCTGTATAGTATAAATTATTAGGACCTGGTATTGTTTCCATTACAAAAAATGATGATCCACTAAGATTATTAAATTGAAATAATTTCAACCCAGATAGATCTTCACCTATTGTTCCATTTTCACGAAGCTGATTAGCAGTATAACTTGCCATTATTTAGATAAATCTATAATTTTATGAATAGATGTGTCTAGTTTTCTTAGATTAGGACCATCAGTTAATAATATACAATTTTTATATTGATTCCAATCAACTATAAAATTTTTGTCTAATATACCTTCATTTAATGATTTAATAAGTGTATTTAATGCATTAATTGTATATAAGGTATTTGTTTCTTTTTTACGATGTAATAAAATGGTATTAGCCATAGGAATTTCATTAGAATTTCCTGTGTCTATATTATAAGTACACATTAATTCATCGCTTTGTTGTGATTCTAAAATAAATATTTTATTAAATAGAATTGTATAGCGACGATTAATGGTATTTACTGTTTCTTCCAAATCCAATGGAGTTGTGAATGTACAGAATAATTTGTTCAAATCTAGTTCAATTAATTGTTCAGTCATAAATATTTATATTTCTTTTAAACCATGATATGATTTACCACATTTTACAGTTACTGGGTATTTTATTATATTTATAAGTTCTTGTATTATATATTTTTCAGTATTGTCCAAATCAAATAAAAAGGCATCATAAGTATATAATACTAATTTAGTTTTTTTATATTTTAAATAATCTAATATTGTTGTAAGTATTTGAACATTAGTAGATGTTTCATAACTTTGAACAACATAATTCAATAATTTAGCTTGTGTCATACCTTCTAATTCACTACGTCTAAATGTTCTATTAACACAATTAATCATACCACTATGCTGATAGTCGTCCCATAACGAATCAGTATAACTTACTATATCTTTAAAAAACGGTTTATATTGATACTCTTTCCATACTCCTCCATATAACTGTTTAAATGTTAATTCTTTTGCTTCTTGTTGTGATACACCTAATATTTCACCTAAATAATCATATGTGTTTCTATCTTTAGGAAAATAAAAATCAATCAATTCACCAATTAATCGTGGATGATAACCTTGAATGTCTATCTCTACAAAAGAATCGTATTCTGGTTTATAACACATTCTTTCACCATTTTCCTTATTTAATGCTGCATAGTTAGTACTATTAAATGTGTTAGATGGGCGAGAGGTTGTAGTATATAAATTATATTGAGTGTATATTTTACTGCGAAATAAATTAAATTCAGGATATTGCAACTTATCCCGATAAAAATCAATAAAGCAGTTTTTATCAACCTTTATGCCGTTTTTTTCGATTTGATAGAATACGTTTGTAGCAATAAAATTTTGAAATTGAAATTGTGTATTATTTGGAGTATACTTTTGAACAATAGGTAGAATAACATTAAATATTGCTTCACTCTCTTCATAATGTTTGCTAATAGGAATTAGACAATTAACATTAGGTAAATTAGTATGTTTATTATAATAATAATTAATACATTTATTATCTAAAGCATCTGTTAAATCAGCAAATTCTAATAAATGAACATCATACAATTTATCTGCTAATGAATATACCCAATGTAATGCTTCTTTTTTATCTATTACCCACAAATTATCTGTACTATTTGACAACCAATTAGTTAATGTTGTTTTATCAATACCAAATGATTCATTATGATCAACACAAAGTATATATCCTTTTTTTGATTTTTGTGGGTTTAAAGGACGGATGTAAATTAAGCTTAAATCAGTAAGAGCAGGGTGAAAATTATCATTTTTTGGAATGAATCTAATAAAACAATCTTTAAAATGTAATTGTGATAGTTGATCAAATTTTTCGATAATATAAAACATATAGCATAACCTTTAATAATCTAAATATAAAAAAGATTTTTTAGCCAAACAACCAAGCTTTTAATCCTGGTAGTTGTGTGTTAGCTTGGTCTATAGTTTGATCATTTCCTATATATGTAGTTTGATAAAGAGGATTTGTTTTAACATTATCATATGTTTCTTTATCTATTTCTTTTATCAGAATAGGTTGGACTGTAATTTGTCTACAAAAATATCTTATAGCCGAATCAGCTATAAATTGTTTAGATCTAATTAAAGGTAATTGCAAATTTTGAGATGATATTCCTGATATGGCGGAATAAGTTGCCGTTGAAGATACATTAAGCAATTTATTTGTTTTATTTTCAGGAATAAGTTCAGGAGCATTTTTATTATATTTTTTTCCAGCATAGAAAGAACCATTTAATTCATAATAATATCCTTGATAAGGAGTATTTGTAGAAGCTACTCTATACTCTCCACCTTGAGTATACTTACCTGTTTGTATTATGTTATTTGGTATTACCATTATTAAGCTCCTTTAGTTGTTACATCAAATGATATATGAAAATGTTTACCTGTTGCATGTTTTGTAGGAGTATCATATTCATTTAAATATCTAAATTTGGGCTGCATTTTATTAAATTCTTCTAACACACTAACTACTTTTTTAATATTATCGTTTGTTGCAGGACTTATTGTAAAATCAATTGCTTTACCTACTTGGTGATTACTAAACTGTTGTAAATTTTGATGAAATACATCATTACCTCCTGTTATTTCTAATTTAATATCAGGATATCTTTGTTTAATAGTTTCTAATACAGATCCTGCTATTGCTGCAATTCCTTGTTCTATTTCTCCCCCACTATTTAATTGATTTTTTTTAACAGTAGCAATATTTCTTTCAGTTACATATTTTTCTAAATTACTAGCATTTGGATTATTAAATCCAGGAGAAAGTGTTTCTGTTGCTGGGTTTAAAGCTGCTGAAAGTATTGTGTTTAAATTTAAGTCTTCAAATTTAATAGCATTATTATCATTTTGTAATACTATATTTAGCGAATCTATTTTTGTAACCCAATCCCCACCAGATATAGTGTGGCTAATAGAAGTAATAGCATTACCTAATTGAACACCAACTTTTTCTCCTCTATATCCTTTGGGTAATACATTTTTAGGTAACCTAAACATATGACCTATTACTAAACCTCCAATACCATCCATATCAATAGATAATTTAGTTGGTATCAAATTTCTATTACTACCTGGAGATTGTGTAATTGATTGGAAATAAGCTATAACATCTCTTAAACTGTTTTTAGCATTTGAAAATAAAGATGAAAAATTGGGTGTATTTTCTTTATTATTAACTGGTGTGTTATAATTAAGGGATTCAAATGCTTTTATTATGTTAGCTAAAGAATTTATTGAAGTATTGTTATTATTAACACTAATATTATCATTAATTAATTTTTCTGGTATTATTCTATCCGTTATATTTTTATTAAAATCAATCATAGTATTAGTTTGCATACCTAATTGACCTCCTTTTACTTGAGCTCCTATTGCAATTATTGAACTTTGTTCAGGAAATATTTGTGATTGTAAACTATAAGATCTTACTACTGATTGTAAGTTGTGTACTTGTAATTCAAATAATTTATTATAAATTGCTTTTTCAGGTTCAGTGTAATTAATGTCTATTACCCTTGCTATCTTGTTATCAACAGGATCAACATGAATTTCAAAATTATTAATATTACCTATAGATGCTTGTATATCTCTAATTATGGTTTTAATATAGTTATATAAATTAATTTCATTTTTTTCTTTTTTGTCTTGAGCTTCAAGATTAATATCTATTGCTTTTTGATAAAGATAATCAACATTAACATAAATATTTTTTATAATTCCTATTTCACTATACTTATTATTATAAAAATAATCTTGCTGCAGGTTTTTTAAAAATTGTAAATTAGATATCGCTTTTTCAGCTCCCTGGATAATAACTGTTTGAGATTCATTATTAATTTCAATTGCTGGTTCCAATTCAAATTTTTCGATTTTATTAGGATCTCTTTGTGGGAAAATTTTTGCATTTATTGAAACTTTATTTAATTCTTCTACTAGTTTATTACCAAGATTAATATCAGCATTTTTTAATTTTTCATTAAGAACTTCTTGTAAATTTTCATATTCATTTTCTGTTTTAATTAAACCATTAATGAAATTGTATATATTTCTATTTTTTATTTGAGAAAAACCTCTTATAAGAGAAACTCTATCATAGGAAGCTCCAAAAAATCCACTTTCACCTTTATATCCTTTTTTAATATCATCAAATGCTTTTTTTGCTGCTTCATAATCAGGATTTCCTTCAGTTACTTTTTTTACATCAGTAACTATATTTTGTGCTTTATCATACCATAATGGACTTTTAATTAAACATACTCTAGGGTCTACAGATACTTGTAATGGATGGGCAATGCAATATAAATCTTTTTTACCATCACTGTCATATTCAGTTGAATATGCTGACAGCTCTAATAGTGTTTCTCCATTTGGTGAGAAAGCTATAATATATTTATTAAGTACATCAAACATACATTCTAATGTAATATAAACTTGATCATTACTATTATATGATAAGTTAGTATCCGCATTAGTACCTTTGGCATATGGTAAATAAAGTGATACTGCTTTATCTTTAAATATAGAATTATTTGTATATGATAAATTACCAGTTTGTTTAGCTTCTCTTATTTTAAAATAAGCTTCAGCCCATATACCTGCTATTGTATTATATTTTCCATATTTTTCTAACCAGTAAGATGACTGACTTCCAAATCCAGTAAATTCATTATTTAATTTACCATCTTTTGGCTCCTGAATAGCAGTTGCTGGTGTGTAATTTATTTTAAGAGATTCAATTAATTCTCCTGTAGATATAATAGTTGTTGTACAATCATATCCTCCATCTGGTCTAGCTGACCATTGGTAGTTTTTAATATAACCAAACATTGCATCATAATTACCAGAATAATCTATTGATTTTTTATATAATTCTTGAAATAATATTGTTCTGCTAGTTGGAGTTTTATTAATAATATCATAATAATCAATAAAATTAGATTGATAATTACCTTTATTATCTATATAAGGTACCCATCCCCATTCTACTAATACTGTATAACCAGGGCGCATATATAATACTTCTAAATCTTCTAGTTGTTGAATATCCCAGCATTGAAAATTTACTGTTATTTCTCTTAATGAACCATAAGCTGATTTAGATTTAATTTCAGCCGACGTTATTCCAGGCATTGGGCGAATACCTCTTTGATATGGGTTATTAGGAGTATTTCCTATATTACTGTAAGCGCTAGTTTGAAAATCACCTAATCCTGATTTTAATTTTGCATTTTTTAAATTTGTACTTTGAGAATCTACATTTAAAGTACCTCCTTGCAAAACATATTTTTTAGCTAAATCATTTGAATTATTTACATTAACACTAGAAGACATTCTAATCCAAGCGTTGCGTGAATTAATATATTGTAAAGCTTGAGGAGTTCTACCATATATAGCATCTTGACGACGCTTTAATTGTTCTTTTACGTGTTCAGCAAATGTACTTTTGAATATTGACATATAACATTTATCTAGCTTTATTAAATTCTTCAAATAAATTTAAAACAAAATTTAAATCCGTTGGTATTCTTAATTGAGTACCAGGTAATGGGATTAAACCATTTGTAGCATTATTATTTGCCACAGATATTATCCACCATAATTTAGGGTCATTATAATAAGAATTTGCTAAAGTATCAAATCTATCTCCTACAGTTGTAATAACATACACATCACTTTCCGATAGTGGTATATTAGGATAATACTTTTGTTTATAGTAAGGTTTACCCTGATTTGTTTGTAATGTATTTGGGTTATTATAACGTTCCATTATTTAATGAATTGATAATCATTTATATTTTGAGCAATATGAGATATTTTTTCTGATTTAGAAGATATTAAATTAACACCTTTAGTTTGTGAACCAATAGGGGTAAATGTCATATTTACTTCTACTATATGAGGTAAAATTAATTCTTTAGTTCCATTAGGTAATGGTTCATTTATTGCTATTTCCCAAGGTGAATCTTGAGGTATATTATACGACAAACTATTTAAAATTCCTAATTGCCCATCAATCCAGTTACCAACAGTCATTCTTACTAATGAACCTCTCATTAATATTCCATTTTCTCCACCATAATCTGGCATTAAATTACCCATTAAATAATTTAATTTTTGATACATTGGTTCCATTTCATCCGCTGATAAAGCCGCTGCTTTAAAACTAATTTGAATTTTACGACCAAAACCATTATATATATAAAAATCTTCACCTCGTCCTATATACTTAACTGAGTTCCAGGTAGCATCTACGCTATCTGATAATTGTGTTAAATATGCTCTAAATACCATCCATTGAGCTCCATTAGGATTATCTGTATTTAACGATTGAATTCTAAATTTAACTAGATCATTAATATTTATATCTTTTCCATTTATATTTATTACATCAATGCTAGTACCAGCTTTAGCTGAAAATATAGGTGTCAGATTTATTAAATCTTTTCTCCCACTACCAACTCTTGTTTCACGATTTTTCAATGACCATGAACCATTAACAGTAACTACTTCTCCATATCCATTTTTATAAACTATATTTGAATTAGTAGTATTATATGAATTTAAAGAACTAGAAATTTGATATCCTTCAGTACCTGATGTTTTAGTAAATATATTATAATTGTTTATTTGTGTGTTTATTTTTTCACGTAATTTTTGATATGTTACTATTTCACCTTGATCTATTTGAGAAGGTATTACTGTTGGATTTCTTAAATCAATATTATTTATTATTGAATTTGCGGTTTCAGCAAAAGTAGAACTAGTTGAAGATAAATATTGATTAGATACTCCTAAAGCTTTTGCATAATTAATTGATACTACAGGTTTAAAGAAATTTTTAGCATATATCTCTGGTGTTTGATCAACTTGAGAAGGTATATTTGTTGGAGTATTATCATTAATATTATTATCAATTATTTTTTTATCATTAATAGGAGTTCTAAGAAATAAACTACCTAAAACAGTTCCTATTCTAGATATAGTGTTAGATTTAAGTTCAAAATTAGAACCTTTTGCAATATATCTATTTGATACTCCTAAACTACCAGCATAGTTTATTTTTCCTCTTTCTTCTTGAATAGGTAATTTATTAGGCCAGTTTACATCACCAGTAAAATCATAACGCTTAATAAGCGTATTTCCTATACCATATACTGAACCTGGTCCTCCTATATATCGGTCTATAATTAATTCTTGAGGATTTCGAGTTGGGATTCTAAATGGAAATCCAAGCAATGCAATAGCATTATTTAAAAAACCAACTAATCTTCTTGCTTTAGATGGTGGACGTTCATTTCCTATTAGTTTACTTTTTAATCCAACTAATCTATTATTTTTACTGTTTTGATTATTTGCTTGAGCTACAGCTAAATACTTAGTGCTATCATCTTGAATAGGTAATAAACCATGTCTATCAAAATGTTGTCCTAAAGCAGTAACAGGAACTTGTGCTAATGTATTTACACCTAAATTATAAATGCGAGTAGGTTGTAATAAACCATTTGTTAAGGGACCTATATCACCTGTTAATAAAGTGCTTATAAAACCATTACCACCTTTTTTAGTTTCTAATCGAGGATTAGTTAACTGCATTCCCACTTGTCTAGCTATAAACAATGGGCCTTTAGGTGCATCTTTAAAAAATTTAGAAATGCGTATTTTATCTGTTTTAGAAGCTTCTAAAGCTCCTTTAAATCCACCTCTAACAAAAGTATCATCAAAAGGTACAGTAGCATTTGTTGTTGTAGGTATATCTTTTTGAATATAGGGTTGTCCACTAGACCCACCACCAGGTCTGTCACCACCATATTTAAGTGATTTAAGATTTGTTTTAAGGTCAAGTAATGGCATGGTGCTTACTTACCATATTTTTTATTAGGTCCGTATTTATCTTTGCTATCGTTAATATCTAAACGTGACGGAGTAGGTTTAGTATCTTCACCACTAATTTTTCTCCATTTAATTTTAGGAGTACCTGTTGTAGAGTATGTAAGATGCAGTGAATCCGGTGGAACAGGATCAACACCAAATCGTGCTGGTTTTTCACCTTTTAAACCTAAAAGACTAGATTTTATTTTACTTAATAATTGAGACATAGTATTAATATTTTGGTATAAATATTTGAGTATTAGGCTAGTTTGTATGAATTTTGCACTAATGTTGATCCTACCTTATTGCTATCCATTTTAATGGATGTATCTTTATTATATAGTCTATCTACGGATGCTTTAACTTCTTTTATAGCATTTATCATTGGTGTTAAATCTGTTCCTAACATTCCTGCAGCTCTTGGGGAACTTAATGGAATAATAGCTTCAGGACCGGCTTCACCAATAGTAGCATTATTTATTTCACTTGTAACAATACCACCTGATGCAAATTCTTTTTGTTTTTTATTACCCATCAGCGTTTCTACACCTAATATAATACCACCTAATGCAGCTAAACTTAATAAACCTTTAATTGGGTTCATAAAAGTCATAATTCCAATAACTGTAAATAATATTCCTTTTAATATTGATCCAAAAGTATTTGCTGGGCCTAATATTCCGTTAATAGCATCACCTATTAATCTAAATGGAGCCCCAATTAATGTTACAACTTGTAAAGCATCTGATAGTAAACTTAGCATTAACCCTAACGGACCTGCTACTAAGTTACCTAATAAATCTTTTAATTTATCTACGGCATTATTAAATTTTTCTTGAGATGTTAATTGCTCCATTCTTTGAAGTGCTTCTTTACCACCAAGTGCTAATATTTCCTCTCTTGACTTATTTAAATATTGTTGTTTAAATAATTGATCTGATAAAGCATCAGCTGATAATCCTAAAGCTTCAGCTAATGATTTTTGAGCAATAACATTCATTTCAGAGAATGTATTAAAATCAACTGCTTGTGCTGATAATTCTTCGGCAACTGCTTTTTGATCACCCATTAAAGCAGCCATTCTTGCTCTTTCTAAATTTATTTGTTTACCTGTAATTAATTCTGCTTTAAGTTCATTCTCAATTGATGATTCAAAATTAAGTAATGATTCAGCTTGAGATTTTGTTTGTTCAAGAGTAGTACCTAGAGCCTGTGTTTTAGCTATTGCTTCAGCTATAGCAGCAGGATTAGCTTTAAAATTTGCTAATAATTGTCCTGATACTTTACCTGTTTGTTCTAATATTTTTCTATTATCTAAACGTAGTTTAGTTTCTTGTTTTACTTTTTCAATAGCACCAACAGTATTAATTGTAATTTGTCTTGCATTTTTACCTGTTGCTAAAGTAATTTTAGATAAACCAATAGCTGCTTCTTCACTAATTTTAACTTTTTGAGTTAAATTAATAAATTCCTGATTAATACCTTGAGAAAGTATTCTTGTAACCCCTAAAGCATCACTTAATTTAGATTGAGCTTCTAAAAGTTTAGTTGTTGAAATAGCAGTGTCATTTATAGCTCTACTTTGTTCAACAAATTGTTCTCTTATTAAAAATGCTTCACCTCTAGTTATTACTAATGATCTATTAAGGGCAATAATTTGCTTTTCAGCCTCTACCATTTTAGATACTATAAAAGCTAAAATAGTAAGAGGATCTACTAGTCCTTTTACTAAACTTTTTCCTAATGAATTTAATCCGGCTTTTAAAGTTGTAAATCTATTTGCTCCTTGTTTAGCAGCTGCTTCTTGAATATTTTCTAAAACTTTTTCACTGTCTATTAATCCTCCTAATATAGGTATTTTATTTAGACCTTTTACTATACTGCCTAAATTACCCATTGCTTTTTTTATTTCTTCAGCTTTTTTTCTTTGCTCTTCTAATTTATTTAATCCTTCATCTATTTCTGCATTTAGATTATTTTGTAATTTTTCCTTTTCACCTAAAGTTATTAATTCATTTTGTAAAGCATTTTGTAAATCAATTTGTATTAATTTTTGTTTATTTTTTAAATTTTCTATTTGTTTATTAATATCTTTAGAAGTAAGTTGACCTTTATTTAATTTATTTTGATTTTCCAAAATTTGTCCACTACTTTTTCCTAAGTTGTTTATAGATGATGTTAAATCAAATTTTATTTTTTTAGTTAATTGTTTAGTAGTAGCATCAGCATCTATTAAATTCCTATTTAAATTAGCTCTAAGATTAGCTCCTAAACTATCAAAAGCATCTTTTAATGCTGCTACTGATTCTTGTGTTTCTTGTAATATTTCTTCTGGTGTTTTAGCCATAATATATTATTGTTGTTCCGTATAAATATTAAAAGAAACGCCTACTTTCGTGGCGCTTTTGTTGTATATGTTGGTTGTTTTGGGTTAATAGCAGGACCTTTAGCATTAGTTTGACCTTTATTTTTCAACATATTTTGTTGTTTTTCGGTTTCTTCCTTTTGTTTTTCATAATACTCACGTATTGTTTCAAAAGTAAAACGACGCAACCATATAGGCATATTGTAAACCGTTGCCCAATCATAACCGCCTTGACCATGAAAAACTATTTCATGGATTGTTTTAAATAATGCTAATCTATACTCCCGAGTCAGGCCAAAAAAAGTTAAGTCCAATATTAAATTCTACGCCCTCCCCAACGTAGTCTGGATCACTAGGAGTAAATTTCATTTCTATATCAGGCGATACTTCTGAATAATATTGACGAAGAGCTCTTGCGTCGGGTGCTAATAAAGCTGTGTCTACAAACTCACGAACTGATTTAGCTTCGCGGTTACCATTAATAGAGGTAATAATATATTTTAAACGAGTTGTAACTTCAGTTGTGGCGTTTGGATTTACTTTTTTTAATCCTTTAATTTCGGCTTCGATTTTTTGTTCATCACCGTGTGTTAGCAGTTTAAAAGTAACTACATTTCCTGTTTTAGGTAAAGTAAAAGTAAATTCATTACCATTTTTATACAAGGATTCGTTAAGTTCTTTTTCTTTTAGTTGTGATAAATCAATGGTTTCTTGTTTACCACTATATTCAATAACATAATCTTTACCATAACCTAAAACGCGTGCTGCAATTAAAATTGCATTTTTATCACCAACTAATAATTCATTATAATCAATTGATGTTACAATCATTGATTGTAGTAATTTATCAATTACTGTTCCGTTTTTAATATAATTGACATTAGTAAGAATATCTTCTTCCTTAGCTGTCATATATTTTAATTCTACTTCACCTTTAGAAAGTGGTGATTCTTTTGGGTACAATAAACCTTTTGAAGGTAATGTAACTGTTTCGGTTGGAATTTTAAATTCAGACATATAACATTTTAATTTGTGTATATAAATATATGCAAAAACTATTTTTTAACCAAATCTAATAATATTTGCTTAACATATTTAATATTATTATTAATATCATCTTCCCAAAAACGTAGCAATGTATAGCCATTATCTAATGCCCATTGTGATTTAATAGAGTCTTTAATTAAATTACGTTTTTGTGTTTCATATTTAGGAATATTATGTTTACTATTCGGGTTACAATGCCAAAAATCACCATCTACCTCAATAATAATATTATGTTTTGGTAAATAAAAATCATAAAATGCTTTAATATCTTTAGCGTAAAAGAATTGCTGATATTCTATATCTAATAAATCTAATATATTAGCAAATGTTTTTTCTAATTTAGATGTGTGATTATGATCAGTTATAAGTACACGTTGAATTGCTGTTTCGCTCATTTTATCTTTAGTAGCCTGGCTGTGTACTCTACCAACTCCAAATCCATCAGCTTTGGGACGAGATATACCTTTACCACCTTTACTAATTTTTTGTTTGATCTCTTCAGATCGATTCTGTGATACTTTGTCTAATATGTGATTATATTCACCTGAAGCGAACTTGGCTTTACGGGTACTTATAATAGCATTTACACGTTTTTCAGATTTGGGGTCACCAAAGTGACCAGCTACACGGGATTGATGTCCACTTATCCATTTACAATAATCTTTTAATTTTGCTTCATAACGTGTTTGTTGACCACACCCACATTGGCATGTTGGGTGGATACCATTGTATTTGTCTTGTATTATTTTATCCTTTTTAAGCATAAAGAAACCCTCTTGTATACTGATAAATATACGAGAGGGTTAAAAAATATGCTTTGGACGATATTGTTTTTAATTGAGTATAAAGCGCATCAAAAATTTAATACACAATAATCCATAGCGATTGTTACTGATAAATTAATTGCGGCATCACTTGCCCAATCATAATCACCAAAAGTAGCTGTTTTTACATAAGCTCCTTTAACAATCCACTCACCTACTACATCACCTACAGGACCTAAAATATCTAATGTTAAATCTTTTTTATAAAAATCAGAATAACCATCACGACCTGTTATTGATTCGTGTGCTAAACGAGCCCACTCCATTACAGCTTGAGCTCCAGATGGAGTTACAGGATCATATAATTCTAAAGTCATATCATTCCATCTTACTTTACCTTTTACTTTACGGTAAACATTGATGTGGTCTAAAATAATTTCACCAGCTTCAAATCCAGGAGCAGATGCTTTTTTAATCAAATATGCAGGAATACCATCTACATACATGATAAAGCGGTTTTGAACTTTTGGTTCAAAAGCGGTAAACATTATTTCATTTGCGTCTAATACAGGCATTTTATTTTATTTTTTATTGCTATCAATAAATATTAGCAACTACACCCCCTTATGCAGGGAATGTAGCGCCAGTTGGTTGAATATTAAAGTTTAATATAATGAATTCAGCAGTCTTAGTTGGTTGAATATAAATCTGACCTACTAACTGATTTCTATCAATTACATCAGGAGTGTTATTCGTATCGTCCATTATTACTCTATATGCAAATAAACCTTGACGTTGAGCTACTGATTCTAAATATGGATTAACTTGTGCTAAGAATCTATTACGTGTAACATTTGTATTTTGTTCAAATACTAAGTTACGAGATACTTGACCAATAAATCCTTTTAAGGCAATTAACAAACGACGAACATTTACACGATCTAAAGCTGTTGCTCTACGTTGTAATGTTTTTTGTCCATATACTACTACTCCTTCACTTGGGAATGTAGCTAATGGGTTAACGTTTGCATTGTATAATACATCACGATCAGCTTGAGATAATCTTCTTTCAGCTCTTAATACATTTGGTACACCACCACGATTAATACCGGCAGGTGCAAACCAAGGTTGAGCTACTTGATCATTAAATGCTAACACACCACCCATTACTGTTGATGGAGGACACCATACTGCCTTACCTAAATTAGAACTAAATAATTGAACCCAAGGCCAATAAGTTCCAGCATAATTACTAGATTGACCAGCTGCAGATGTTGCAGCACCAATTACTGTGCTACCGTATCCTTTAGTATCAATAATAGCAAAAGCATCACCTCTACTTTCTACAGTTGAAATCATAGTTGAAGCCGCTGCATTATCTAAGGTAACACCAGGAGCTAATAATACGTTAAATGAATATTCATCACTATTTAATAATAAATTAAAGGCATTTTGATAATCAGTAGCTGAAAATCCTTGTATATTTGTTGCTGAAATGTTTTCATTCATTAATTGAACTGCATTTGTAGCCGCAACACCACCTGTAAAAGCTCCACCAATTGAACCACTACCTAAAGCAGGTAAACCACCAGCATATGTAGTACCAGTTCCGTTAGGGATAACAGAACCAGATTTATAAAATCCGTTATTATCTAAAGAATCTACTTGAGGGTTTACTACTGATCTAACACGAACATATTGAGAAGCGTTAGCATATGAACCTGTAAGTTCCACAAAAGGAAGACCAGTAGTTGAATCTACTCTATATACAGGTTTAATATCACCAATTACACGAGAAATAAAATTAGGTAAATTTGGATCTAATGATAAATTAGGCCAAGTTTCTAAATAATTAGATTGAGCCGTATTGTCGTTACCAGCACGGATAGCTAAAGTAAATGTACCACTACCTGTGTTAACTTGTGTTACTTCCCAACGCACATTAAGTGTACTACCACTTACTAAAGCACCAGCAACTATAGAGCCACTATTGTTCATTACATCACCCCAAGCAAGGGTTTCAAGAACAAATGAAGCTTCATTTGCTACTGCAGGTCCAGAAGCTGTAACTGAAGCTGAAGCATATACAGATACATTTGCACTACCACTAATAACACGAGTTACTAATAATGTTTGACCACCGTTACTAAAAAATTCACGAGCAGCTTGTGAAGTTAGATATTCATAGTAATAACTAGCACTTCTAAAGGTTTCACCAAATTGAGCTGCATATTCAGAGTATGAAGTTATAACAGTAGGTACTAATGGTTGACCTTTTACTGTAGGACCAACTAATGCAGTTGCAGTACCTTGTATACCTCTTTGTACTAAAGAAGCATCACTTTCATTCTGAAAAACGCCGGGACTTATAATTTTTTCTGACATTTTATATTATTATTTTTGGAATTTATTAGGATTAACCTAACAATAAATATCCAAAAACCGTAATAAAATGCAGATTATTGTTGAATAGGTGTAATTTCCCCTGTTTCGGAATTAATATCACCAGCTCCGTATTTTTCTTCGAGTGTTTTAATTAATTCTAATTCTTGTTTGCTGATTGTTGTGATATCAGATATTAAACCTTTTTTTTCTTCTTGAAGTTTTTCAATTTGTTGTTGAAATGCAATAATTTGCGTTTCAGCTACACCAATTTCAAATACGGTTTGATTATATCTTGATTGTAAATCTTTAATAGATTGTAATTCTTCTGTTGTTAATGTTTTCATATACTTTTTATTTTGTCCAAAACTTTTTAGGGCATGCTTCAGGACCCGGTAATGGTGAAAATACTTTTTTATCTAAGGGGCATCCACATTCTCCACAAATATGAATATTTAAAGCTTTAATGTACTTTTTATAAGAACAAGTATCACAAATATTAGCTCTATGTCTAGCTATTTCTTCATCTTCAGAAGATGGATTAGCTGCAGTTACCCATGATTGAAATATTTCACTAATTTTGTTCATCTTCGGTAACCAATTTAAAAAATACTGGGTAGTTATTGTCTGATTTAAGATCTTCAAACGAGCTAAGAGGAAATGGTTTATATTCTAATTCCTTTTCTTCATTTAATAACATCTTAAATTCATTTTGAAATTCCATAAATTTTGGATTTACAGTATTTTCAGTTTGTTCATCACCTTCTGTAAGGTAAAGTGATATACTATATCCTCCGCTTTCATTAACTTCACCGTATTTTTTAATCAATTCATCTTTCAAAGATTCAATAGCTTGTTTTTCAACAGTTATTTTTTTAGCTAATTCTGTTAGCCAATATTTAGTTGTAAGTTTTAAATTTTCACTTAACAAACCAGTACTTAGCTGTTCACCTGTTGATTGATTCACAACACCGTTTAACTCCGAATCTAATTGATAAAATTCGAGTAACTTTAAACTAATTGTAGCCATTAATTATTTTGATTTTTTGGTAGGTTTTTTAGTAGTAGCTTTTTTAGTAGCAGTTTTTTTAACTTTTCTTACTACTTCGTTTGCTTCGGTAACAGCAGATGCTACTGTTTCAGAAGATGTACCTAAAGGAGCACCAAAATATTCTACAACCTTTTTATTTTGTACTTCAGAATCAGGAGCATTATAAATACCTACAGGAGCTCCAAAATGTTCTACAACATTTTTTGAATTTTCAGAAGATTTTACAGGATTTTCTACAACCACTTCAAATGTGCTGTTAGAGGTTTTTACTTTTTTCGATACAAGTTGTTTTACAACTAAGAAAAATACTGCAGCTGCAGCTAAAAAGAGAATGAATGTTAGCATAAATTTTATTTTTTATTTATTTGATATAAATATATACAAAAGATGGGAGACAACCAAATTTTTATTTATTTTTTAAGATAAATAAAGATTCCTCTGTTTCTTGTATACTACTTTCTAGTTTAATTATTGATTCTAAATCTCCATTACTTAATGCTAGATTTTTCAAATTATATAAATTAGCAAGTTTATTCTCTAATATTTTAATTATTTCATCTATTTTCACCTAAATAAAATTTTAACTATTAATAATATAGCATTGATCTCATAACCTCAACAGATGTGTGTTTTATAATCCATAGATATTTTAACCCATCAGGTGTAGTAAATACTTCCATTCTATTACCAATAATAGCAGCTCCCGGGTTTCCAAAAGGTGCAAATCCTGCACCATGTACTTGATTAGTAGTAACATCTAAATAATAAAATCTCATAGTAGCATCTTTTGTAAAGTAAATTCTATCACCACCATCATAAGCATACATTGTACCTGTTGTTAAAGTTTCTGGTTGTGGGCTTGTTGCTAACACTTCTACTTTATCTGTTGGAATATCAATGTAATCAAAGTTATTAACTGCACCACCTCTTGCTATATAAATTCTTCTTCCACGTAAATTAGGATCTGAATTACCTTGTACCCATTGAGCTTCAATTCCTGTACTTCTAATAGGTTGTTGTAATATGGCATATGATGAACTTACAAGACCAGGTGCAGTACCAAGTGCAGCAAATGTAAGAGTGTTGTTTGTATTACTAGCTATAGTAGATTCTTGTCCTTGACCAGTACCAGTTAATATTTTTATTCTTCGACCTGCAAAAAAGTTAGTTAACCAACCAGAAGAACTTATTTGTCCAAGAGCAGCACTTTGAGAATAGTTAACAAGATATGTTCCTATACTACTACTTTGGAAAGTATTTGGTCCAAAAGCAGTAATAAATGTACCTGGTGCTACAAAACTTCCTGTTATTACTGAGCCTATTCCTAAACCTCCTGTAACAAAAGAGTTTAATGTAACTGTTAATACGTTTCCTGCTATTGAACCAGAACCAAGAAAGCTAGTGTTTATGTCTTGTAAAGTAGTTGTTGATGGAGCACTACCAGTGGCAAAACCAGTATACATAGATCCTATCATTTCAGGTCTTGTTATGATATATCTTGAAACTCCATTAATAGGAGCAGTATTTGCTACTGTAGCAAATGTTAATGTAGTAGCAGTATTTGATAATATTCTTAGGTTTTGACCTGATACTAAACCAGAAGCAGCAGTCATTGTAGATGTTACCATATGTACAACATAGTTAGCCCATTGATTTACTCTCCAGTTTTTAGTTGTATCAGATAATTGTGTTTGACTTTGTAAACCAGTTAAAGTAGTTGACGCTGGAGTTCCAGGCATTGTATAGGTAAAGGTTAAAGGGGTAGGTACTGATACAATAGTAAATGTACCATTAAAGTTAGCATCAGTAGCACCTCTTACTGTTACTGTTTGGCCTGCTCTATAACTATGAGTAACGGCCATAGTAACAGTAGCTGTTGTAGTTACGTTAGCAAGTGAAGCAATCGCTTGAGGTCTATTAGAACCAAGTTGAACAGAACCACTGCATGCTAAACCACCATCTTCGTCTCTACCAAAAGTCATTAAATCATCAGATATATTTAATATATGGGCAGTAGCATTATTTCCTAAGAAAAGATAATTTTTATCTGTATCAGCAGTTATAGTATAAACAGATGTATTATCTAAAGCTACAGAAGATGAACCATATAACGTTAAAGAACTAGAGTTATTTGATAAAATAGGAGCATATAAACCCGTTCCACTACCACTAGTAATACGTACAGCATAATTTTTCCATCTATTTACAGACCAGTTTTTAGTAGAATCTACTAATAACCCAAAAGATCCAGATGTTGCTCTACCAGCATCAAATCCATCTATGAAATATTGTGAACCAGAATTAGGTGCTACAGACATTGTTTCATAAGTTAATGTAGTAGCAGTATTTGATAATATTCTAGCTTGTTGACCTTCTCCTTGTCCGCTCCATATTCTTACATAATAACTTCCACTAATACTACTACTAGCCCATTGATTTGTAAGCCATGCTTTTGAGGTATCTGTTAAGCTAGATGTAGTACCAGTTATAGTTGCTACACCTCTTTCCCATATTGTAGCTTGATCTCCTGTTCTTTCAATAGTGGCATCAGTACCAACAGACGCTATATTATTAGTTACTGCTGATCTAACATACCATGTATCTGTAATTATATCATATTGTTGTAATGTATAGAATGGAGTAGCAGCAGCAGATGATGCTAAAAGTATAGCTCCTCCTTCTACTTTATAACGAGATGAAGAATCAGGTATAATAGACCAAGGATTATCAAGAGTAGCAATAGAAGCTTCTATATTCACTACGGTTTGGGAACCAGCTGCAGAAGCAATAGCAGGAGAAAATACAGCAGGGTTTGCAAAAGTTTCATGTGGTACCATTAATGAATCACCTAAAACAAGTAAACTAGATGAATTAGCTAATATTCTTCTTACTTGACCTACACCTGAGTTTTGTACTACTCTTGCTTGATAACCAGCCCATTGATTTATTCTCCAGTTTTTAGTAGAATCTGTTATACTTATGTTACCAATAGTATTTGATACAGCTGTAGCTACAGCCATATCTTCTATTCTAGAATCATCAATATCAGTAATAGTTCTTCTCTGACCTGCACCAGTACCAGCAACAATAGAAATATCATATCCTCGAAAAGCTTTACCAAAATATGCAGGAATATAAACACTATTAGCACTAGCTGATATTATATTACCTTCAACTCCTGCAGACATTAAAAATCTCATTTCTGAGAATGTTGTTGGAGTTATTGGAGGTGATTGTAACTGCATATAAGTATCAGTCCAAGTGTCGTATCTCCAAAAGCTAGTGGCCGCATTTAGATAGTAGATATATCTACCAAAGTTAATATGCATTACAGGATTTAAAGCAGTACATGTTGCTGATATAGCTGAGCTATTACCTCCTTGTGCATCTCTTAATCTTTCCCATACTGGTAAATCTATTCCTAATTTGTTGTTGTTTATTACTCCCATTATTTATAATTTTATGATATTTTACTTCTTAATCCGGTATTGTACATAATTCTTTGGTTCATCATTTGAAAATCTACGTTAGTATAACCACCAAAGTTACCAATTGAGTTTGTACCTGCTGGTAAGGCGTTTGTTATACCTGTGACTGCACTTACAGTACCTACAGTTGTTATAGTAGATAATGTTAAACCAGTCGTTATTGCATCTATTGTTATTCTTTGTCTTTGAGCAGCATCTTGCGCTGTAGATGGTTCTAATGCTCTTAATATACGTCTTAATAATATTATTGAGTCATCTGTTGAAGCATTTTTTGGTACTTGATTGTATGCCATATTTAATATATTATATAGTTAGTATCGTTTGGAGAAATATCTATTGAATTATATGGATTATCAATAACTACTATTGTTCCATCATCTATCATGCTAAAGTCACTTACATAAATAGTAGCAGATCCTTCTATTAATTTTATTGTGTATTGATTTTTATTCCCCGCAGGAGGTGGTAATATAAATGTATTTACACCTCTCGAAGAATAAATATATCTATCTCCATTACCTGCAGGAGGTGTTACTGTTGAATTTAGTGTAGGAGATATGTTTACTGTTAGTCCGCCTCCACCACCACCTCCACCAGCTACAGCTAAAGCAAATGATGCTGTAGTAGCGAATGATGCTGTACCTTGTAATGAACCTGTTATACTACCACTTACTCTTAGGGAACCTGTTACAGTGTGGATATCGGATATTATATTACCGATTTTTAAACCCGTATCGGATACTTGAAATTCTATTCCAGAACCAGTAACAATAGTAAAACCGCCTGATACCGCTAAAGATCCGGTTACGGCTGAATTGTTTAAAGAAAATAAACCATTTCTGGCTACGAATTCGTTTGGCATTGTTTTTCTTTGTTTAGTTCCCTATCCCTAAAATAAAGATTGCTGATAATAAATATGTAATTATAAACCAAATCTTGATTTTAGTGCATTATAGTTTTGTGATACTTCTGAAGCTGATAATACTTTATTATATGTTAATACTTGAGCTATTGCCCCGTTAAAGTATGTGCCATTGCTTATCGATACTCCTAAACTGAAAGGACCATTTGTGTCAGCATTCCAATCAGTTCCACTAGTCATAGTCGCTGTATTTAACCCTGTAGACTTATATAGATAAACATTAATTGTTTTAGTTTGACCTGTACCTGGAGCGTTGATGGTTACGGTAACAAAATTCCAAATATTTGTATCTACAGCTAAGCCTGAAGACAGGAATGTCCAAGCTGCATTTGTTGAGGTTCTCCACTCCACAACAAGAGTGTTTGTATTAAGATCAAATAATAAACCTGGCGTTCTGTATGTTCCGTATCTATCATAGATATAGGCAAAGTTTCCACTATTATTACCATTTTTTCTTAGCCATAAAGAAAAACTGTGACTTTGACTATTACTAAAAAGAGTGTTACTATTATTTACTAAATCAGCATAATCATCTGTCCCGTCAAACACAATATTACCACTATTAGCACTACTAAAAGTAGGACCATTAACTAATGTTCCGTTATTTCCATTTCCACTTAAATCAGTCCATGTTGTTCCACTACCGGGATATGATGCTGTATTTCCAGCATCTAAATACAGTACTAATCCATCTGTTATTATTGTGGGTAAGGGTGCAACTCTAAATCCTCCACTACTAACTCTAAATCCACCACTATTAATTCTAAATGACATTTTTAAAAATTTAAGGTAGAGATCCTGTAATTGGTTTGCTCCAAAAAGAACCAGTTAAAATATTTAACATTTGAGGATAAGTATACGGCCCCTCTTTAGTTGACATACTTCCTAAAAAAGAAGGTGCAGATCCACTATCAAATTTAATAAATGATTTTGTACCATCTACTGATCTTCTAAGTGTGTTAGCTGTACTTTCTTTAACTTCTTCGAAGTCTATTTTGTTAATTTCGCTAACATTAAAAATGTAAAAAATTCTGTTTTCCATTGTTTTGTGTTTTTATAATTCAAATCTATCTTTATATGCATTAAAATTTTGTGCTATTTCCTTATCAGATAATACCCTATCATATACCATCATAGGACCTAAATTACCAGTAAATTGATCTGAATTACCGGTATTAAAATTAGATCCAAATGTTATTGTATTAGCATTATTGTTTACCCATGCATAAGAACCTATGTTGGTAGTGCCTATTGTTATACCGTTCCTATAAACTCTAAACTTTAAGTTTACTCTATCTATTGACGCGCACCAAAAAGCCCATCTATACCTAGTTTCACAATTTATTACCTGTGGTACTTCGACCTTAATGTTGGGAAAGTACCCAAAACTACCGTTAGAACCTTGTAAGTCAAAACCTCCTGTTGAGTCGTATGGTTGGCCGTCGAATATCGATTGAATTACTCTATAAGTTACTTGTGGAGAGAATTGGTTACCAGAATTCCATATGTTCCATATTTCTACGTAACCGTTTGGGGTTCTAGGTCCTGTTCTTTTTATCCAAGCACAAACAGTAAAAAAATTTCCTGTATCTTTGGTTCTAGTGTTGACAGGCATTGTAGCATAATCATCTGTTCCGTCAAAAGTAATAGATCCACCTCCATCAGTTGAGTAAGCAGGACCATTTTGTAAAGTCATATTATTTCCAACACCGCTTAAATCAAATATAGTTGAACCGCTACCAGGGTACGATGATAAGTTACCTGGATCTATTAAAAATATAGATCCACTAGAAGCAACAAAAGGTCTTGGTCCACCATTTAATGTACTCATAATCCATACCTCCCTTTTTGTGCGTTGTAGTTTTGTAATACTTCTGATGCTGATAAACCTCTATTATAAATTAAAAAATTTGATAGGTTTCCATTTAAATTACCTCCAGTCCCGTCAAATCTTACTCCTACTGTTACATCCGAAGTGCCATTAAGTGGATTTCCAGTTCTTGTTCCTGAATTGTCAAGTGAATTATTTAAATAGATACTTGATAGATTTGATTTAAAAGTAACTGTACCAAAATACCATATATTTTGAGTTATGTTTGCATTAGTCTGTAACCATCCTCCTGATGTTCCTTCCACAAAAAAAGATAATTTTGATGAAGTTTGCCCTGAAGGGCCTATTCCTACATACCAAGAGTTATTACCTTTAGTGACTATATAATTATCCACATCCTTTTTACTAATAAACCAAAAACATATACTAAATTCAGAAACATTAAAAATAGAATTATGAGATACATTAACATAATCATCAGTACCATCAAACACAATATTACCACTATTAGCACTACTAAAAGTAGGACCATTTGTAAGAGTACCGTTATTTTTATATGCGCTTAAATCTCTCCATGTAGTTCCACTACCTGGGTAAGATGCTTTATTTCCAGCATCTAAATATAATACTAATCCATCAGTAACTACATTATTATATCCTACTCTCCCACTCATAGTCCAAATCTTGATTTTTGCGCATAATAATTTTGAAATACTTCTTTGTCTGATAATGCTCTATTATATAATCTTACTATTGAGATGTTAGCTGCTAGTTCAAATCCTGTACCTGTAGAATAACGAGAAATAAAAAGTTGTCGAACAGGTGTAGTAGCACTTCCAATAGCTAAAGATTTGTTTAATATCCCGTTAATATACATTTTTGCAAAATCCCCGCTTTTTTCTGTTACACATACATGATAATATACATTTGCCGAATAGGTTGAAGATGGCCGTATTGAAGTAGCTGCATCGTAACCGTAAATCCAACCGCTTCCGTTTCCAAGAAGGGAATTAAAATATCCCTCACTTATTTCTAATCTAATACCTACGTCTAAATCTAAAATCATTTGTTGGTTAGTAGTATAAGTAGGTATTTTAATAAACACTTCTTTAGTTAACTCTGATAAACCTTGAATGTTTGTAGTGGTGACAGCATAATCATCAGTACCATCAAAAACGATGCTACCACCATTAGCACTATCGAAAGTCGGTCCATTCGTTAATGTTCCGTTATATCCATTTCCACTTAAATCAGTCCATGTTGTACCACTACCAGGATATGATGCAGGATTTCCAGCATCTAAATGTAAAACCATTCCGCTGGTAACTATGCTAGGTCTTGGTCCAAAACTATATGCCACGTATTATTGATTTAATTTTCCAATTCGGTGTTGATGTAGATCCTGTTACTACAAGGTTACTACCCGATACAAATGCCGCAAAGGTTACTCCCGAGGTATTTCCAAAATCTACGGTAGAGTAATCCGTGTATTGCGCTAAGGAACCACTCCATGTGGCCATAAATGTTCCTACTCTAACAGAATTATTTAATCGTACGGTATAATCTATAAAAACACCATCGTATGATGCCGTAGGTACGCTTGCTATCAAATTCACACTGGAAGTAGAAGAAAACGGTATTAAGTTAGTGGTGTTTAATGAGGGAGCCAAATAACTTCCCATTAACACTCTACCATCGGAAAATGCTTCTAGTACAGGTAAACCTGATGCATCCGACACTACGAATAATGATCCCGACAAGCTATCTGTTATAGAAAATAATTCACCTTGTGAACCTTGTATTAATATTATTGGTTGAGATGATCCTGAACCTACAATTATAAGTCTTTGAGTTCCAGAACCAGAAATATAGATAGATGAAGCAGATACATTACCTGTCATTACTGCTGAACCTGTTAGTATTAAGCTGCCTGTTATAATTGCTGAACCGGTAAAGGGAAATGCAGATCCACCCCCGCCCGCTACTGTGATTGGGAACGTAGTTCCGTCTCCTTTTGTAAAAGTAATAGTGTTAGATGCTACAGAGGCTGTTACTAAAGCATTTGGTGTAAATGATGCTGTAGCAGCTGTTATAGCGTTTGATATTGAACCGCTAAAGAATGAAGCAGATACAGCATTAAATGCCCAACTAGCAGTTCCGAATAATGATCCAGTAACATTACCTCTTAGAGAACCAGTTATACTACCACTTAATATTAAAGAACCTGTTACAGTGTGAATATCAGTTAATGCATTTCCTATTTTTATACCTGTAGAAGATATTACTAATTCTTCAGGACCACCTAAATTTACCCCAAAAGAACCAGTAACTGATACACTACCCGATAACGAAGTAGAACCAGTTACAATTAGACTACCAGTAATAATTGCTGAACCAGTGTATGGGAATGATGCTCCTCCACCTCCACCACTTCCTGTGTTAACAGTAATAGGAAATGTAGTTCCATCTCCTTTAGTAAAGGTGATAATATTAGAAGAAACAGATGCTGTTATAAGAGCGTTTGGTGTAAATGAAGCTGTAGCTGCAAATGAAGCCGAAGTTGCATTTATTGCATTAGCTATTGAACCACTAAAAAATGAAGCAGTAGCTGCAAAAGATGCAGATATGGTTTGAGATGAACTAATAGCAAATGAAGCAGTTAATGTATTTATTATACTACCAGATACAGTTATTGAACCGGATATTAGTACTGAACCTGTTATTGTTTGATTACCTCTGAAAATGTTTGAACCAGTAGTAGCAAATGATCCTGTTCTGGAGTTTAATGATGATGTAAATGATAATATACTAGCGCTAAAGTTATTTATTGAACTACTAAAGTTTAATAATGATGCTGTTTGAGCATTTAATGAAGCAGTAGCTAATAATATTGAGCTACTAAAATTATATATTGATGCAGTAGCGGCATTTATTGAACTAGTATAGTTATTGAAAGATCCGGTTTGTATAAACTGAGTACTGTCTAATCCATCTAATAAATCAGCATTGTTAGCATATGATGCTGTACCAAATAAAGATGATGTTATTCCTAAAGTTGTTGTTAAAGAACCAGTTACTATTACGCTGCCAGAAAATGAACTAGATCCTGTTACAACTAGACTACCAGTAATAATAGCAGAACCAGTAAATGGAAATGTAGCTCCACCTCCACCACCACCTGAACCAGTATTAACTGTAATTGGAAATGTAGTTCCGTCTCCTTTGGTGAATGTTATTGTATTAGATGTTACCGAAGCTGTTACAAGAGCGTTTGGTGTAAACGAAGCAGATATAGCATTAATTGCCCAACTAGCTGTACCAAATAATGAACCTGTAAACCCACCTAATGATGTTATACTTCCTGTTACAATTAAAGAACCACTAGTTGTTATACTACCAGATATTACTAATGAACCACTAATATTACTTCCTACTACTTGCCAACTAGAATTTAATGATGGTTGTGTTGCGTCTAATAAAACATATAATGTATTATTATCTTGTTGAAATACGACTAAACCTTTATATACATTAGCAGTAGATAATCCTAACCTAGCGGCCTGATTTGCTAATGCAAACCTAGCATCTGCAGGCTCTGTACTTGTTATATTAAAACCACCAGGTAATACAATTGGCATTTAGTTAGTTATTTTAAGTTAATACATAAGTTATTGAATTACCAGCACCACCTGCTTGTAATAAATTAGTTCGATATACTTTATAATCTCCAACAGATGAAGAAGTAAATAAACTTAATACCCCAAATCCAGCTGATGTGATATTTGTTAAAAATGATAATGAACCATTATATACAATGTAATGATATTTATCTCCTGTCCAGTTTATAGTTACTGATTGTCCTGTAGCTGTTGTTGTTCCTTTTTGAATAACTCCTACACTACCTCCTATAGTTGTATCCCAAGCTCCAATATGTTCTATATTAGCTTGAGTTAAACTAGCTGACACTATAGCACCTGATCTTAAACTTCTAATTTTAGTAAATGTACTAGTTCCAAAAACAGATGCAGTTAATGCAGGACTATTATCAGATCCATTTACACCTGAAGATGAATATGATGCAGTAGCAGCTATAATAATACTTACTGAACCTGTTAAAGATCCAGTTACATTTAAAGGTGATGCTATTGATGATGTTAAAAAGTTAAATGTCCAACCGTTACTAGCTCCTGATGCTGTAGTAAAGGTTATACTACCTGTAGCTCCTTGTTCTATTTGGTTTGAAGTTGCTCCTAATTGTACAGTTGCAGTTGGTGTTACTGTTGGGTTACCAGGGTTTGTTTTACTTAAAGCTCCTGTTAATGAAGCACTTCTAACAAGTATAGTTCCATCAGCAGGATTACTAGCTGTTACTTGTAAATTATATACAAAACTTCCAGAAGTTATTGTAGTATAATTTAATGTAGTTCCGGTTCCAGTTTGAGCTAATAAAACAGAACCTGTAAATATTGAAGCTGAAATTAATGTATATCCATTATTAGACCATACAGCTGATGCTGTATAATCATCTAAAACTCTATTAAATCTATCTGTATTAAAAGTAGAATTAAATGAAAATGAAGTTATTGAATGTGTTGCTGGGGTTCCAAAAATAAGTTTAAGTCTACCATCAACAAAAGTTACTGCTACTTCAGTAGAATAATCTAATACTTCTATTTGTGATAGAGTTTCTATACTAGAAGTTACATATTGTATATTCGATAAACCAGCATACGATGATGATAAAGCATAGGACGATGAAATAGGATTTCCATTAGTCCATATACTACCACTTCTTACTAGTGATTGTCCTGTAGTTGGACTTGTTATTCTAACATCATGTAATTCATCAAGTTCATAACCGTTATCGATTCTAACATACATAGAACCATTAATTCCCTGAACTCTTAATACTTGACCTAATCTTACTCCATGTAATGGAGCTAATGGAGCTGAACCAGTCATTGATCCGCTTGATGCTAAGAATAATAATTGTCCTGCTGTATAAAGAGATGTATCTATACCTAATAACTTACCTTCTGTCATTACATAACCAAAGGCTTGATCAGGTATATCTTGATTAGTTAATCCTAAAGTATTTGCTGAGTTAGCATCGTCAGTCCAATCCGCTAAAGCTATTAATGCATTATCACCTGTAGCTCCTGATATTCTAACAACTTTTCCTTTATCAATTTGTTGACCTGTAGTATTCTTAACGTATATAAGAACATCTTGGGTATTCATTGATCCCTCAGCAAATGATGCTGATAAAGCATAGGATGAACTTATTGCATTTGAAACAGAACCACTAAAATATGATGCTGATAAAGCATTGATTGCCCAACTAGCAGTTCCGAATAATGAACCTGTAAATCCTTGTGTTGCTGTAGCAGAACCTGTTATTATTAGGCTACCAGAAATAAAAGCCGAACCAGTAAAAGGAAATCCAGTTCCTGTTCCTCCACCACCGCTTCCTATTTCTACTATACTTTGGACTCCATTATCTTTTTTAAGGAATACCTTACCATCAAAAGTGTTTATGGCTAACTCACCAAGATCTAACGATGAAGTTGTTGGAACTTTGCCAGGAACGGCACTGCGTTTAAGTTGTAGTTTATTTACAGCCATATATATGGGTCCTTTTTAATAGTATATACTAGGTATAGTAGCTTATATAAGCCACGTATAAATATTGCTATTAGTAAGAACCAGCATCAATAATGTCAACGTTTATTGAGCCACTTGTATTTAATGAAGCTGATGCTACAGATGGAGCATTAACTATAAAGAATGAACCAGAAACATTTAATGCTGTTTTTGTTGGATTATCTTGTACTGCAGATAATGAGCCTGATACACTAAGTTCATTAGTGTTTGCATTATAACTAATATTACTAAGTATTTGTTTAAGTTTTAATCGTGCCATTATTATGCAAATTTTCCTATTGCTATTACTTCATCGTCTGCTTCTAGAGAAAAACCTATAGAATTTGTATCAAATGTTATAGATACTCCCCCCGAATAATTATTAAATGAAACAAAAGATGATGGAATATTTTGACTGTTTATGAAAAATATAAAATTATTTATAGTAGTAGCTGGTAGTAAAGATGATGGTTGTAATATAGTAGCTCCAGTAAATATTGCTGTATTAGGAACAGTAATAATGTCTGCTTTAATAGATTTATTTGTATTAATATACAAAATATCTTGTGGAGATAGTGCTTGATTTATATTAATATATGCATTTGCCATTATTGAAATTTTCCTATTGCTATCACTTCATCATCTGCTTCTAAAGTATATCCTAATAAATTAGTATCAAATTGAACTCTAACACCAGAACCATCAGCTACGAACGAAGCTACAGATGAGGGTACATATTGTCCATTGATATAAAATATAAAATTATTAATTGTTGTAGCTGGTAACTGTGATGTAGCGGGTGGGTTTAATATTAAAGCTCCAGTAAATAATGCTTGATTAGGTACTGTGATAATATCAGCTTTAAGTGGTTTATTTGTATTTAAGTAGGTTAAATCACCAAGAGCCGCAGCATTAATAGTTGTATTATAAACAACATTTCCATCACCAATAAATGAAGTGGAACCTACAGTATTATTAGCAGGCATTTGAGCAGCAGGATTAACATTATTAAGATTTTCAACAGTTTCTAAACCAAATACAACCTGAGCTTTGGAATAATACATATTAGAGGCAGCTGCTCTTTTATTAATAGTATCTGGTATTAGGTATCCATTTAATGTTAGAGTGAAGTTTGTTCTTGCTGCCATATCTTCACCTTGTTGCATTATAGTTGTAATAGCAAAGTTATCTATTCTAACTCTAAAATTCCATCGTGAATAATCTCCCCAATATGAATCAGAAGCATATTCAATAGCTTCAATTAATTTATTGTTTTGTTCTACAAAGTTTGTAAATAAAACACAATCATAAGTTACGGTTACATAATCAGGTACTACAGAAACATAGTATTGTTTTGAAGGTATTCTATTAGTTAAAACAGAAAAATTATCATAAAAGTTTTTAGCATTATATTTAGTTTCAAATACTTGAAATAAATGACTTTTATTACCATCTAATTTATTACCTAAATTTCTATCTTTTTCAACATTAGTACGATAATACATGATAAGAGGAGCCATTATCTTTCCAGCAGCATCACGATAATATCCATCGTTTTGAACAGCTTTCCATCTTTCAGAACTACCATATAATATAGGTACAGGAACACGAGTATTATTTTGTATTACTGTAGGTTTAATAACATTACTAAAATAATAGTGTATTGCTTGATCTATATCTGTTAAACTAACAGCCATGTCTTTTACATCATCATTTTTATGTGATATATCTAAAGCCCTATTTCTAGAAAATACATTTTCCCCATCACCATCTGGTTTGCCCATATTACTTAAATATGGGTCAACAGATGCTTGTGATATTTCAGCAGCTGTACGTGGTCTTGGTTTTATAGGGCGTGGCATTATATTCTACCTTGTTTTTGTAATGCTAATAATTTATCTAAAGCATTCATAGCTTTAAATAATTGATTATATAATTTATTAATTTCTTTAGCTGTATTTTTTATATCAGGATTAGAAGAAAACATAAATACATCAAATTCTCTTTTATTTTGAATTACATCTCTTTTAATTTGATCAATTTTAGGTAAACTAATTACTTGAGACGTTGAAGTTTCAGGACGACTAGGATCTGGAGGTAAATTAACTAATATTGATCCTTTTTTTAATAAGTCTTCATATTCTTCTGGTGTTAAATCAGCTATAGTAATTTCTTTACCTGGTTCTCTATCAGCGTATATCTTTTTTGGTTTCTCTAACTCTAATAAATCTATTAATTTTATCATAATTATAATCTTTCTAAGTTTATACCTAAGGTTTCAACACGAGCATAGTGTGCTGTAACAATAATTGAAATTGATAAACCAAAATTATCATTATCAGATGAAAATGAGTATTCTGGTTGTTTACCTACAAAAAGTTGATTTTCTACAACACTATCAACTTCATAATAGTCATTATTCCACACAATAACATCTCCTACTTCTGGTACTATATTATATGATGTTGATATAGTAGAAGTATACCCTCCAGCTACATATCTTATATTTGTATAGTTAATAGGATCTTCATCATATCCTGCTAAATCATCTTTTAAAAATCTACAAGTTATATCTTGATTAACATCAGGACCAAAATTATCTGTAGTCCACTCAGGTGGTGTTCTTTCTATTAAGCAATTTATTAATACAGGATCATTAAATATTTTAGTACCATTAGCTTCACCATATAAATTATGTTCAGATCTTTCTAAATTTATTTTATAATATCCTACTTGTTGTTGAATAATGTTGTTTACCAATTCACGATTGATATGTCTAATTAATGAGGCATCACGAGCGGTTCCAAATAAACTCATATTATTAGTATTGTCCTACTTTTTCAATAGTGTTAAAGCGCGGAATAAACTGTAATAAACCTTGTATTTTATTAGCTGATAAAGCATCCATTTTAATTGAGTCAATAGCAGCTTTAGGTTCTTTTAAAGCAAGATACTTTATTTTAAGTAAAGCATATTGGTGTTTATCAGTACTTTTACTTCTAAGAAAATCATTTTGTTCAACAGTAACTACTACTACGTCCTTTAATCCTCTAATTTCATTATAAATAAATACTTGGTTAACATTTTTTGAAGTTTTAATTAATACTTCAATTTTATATAATACAAGAGCTTCTGTTAATATGTCTATTAATTTAATCATTTAGAAAATATAAATTGGGAGAGGTATATTATTTAGTTGTTTTTGAATATATTCTGTTTCACTAGCTTGATTTTCAAGTTGTGTTTTACGAGATGTTACATCTAAAGTTGCACGTAATTGTGTTAAAAGATCTTCTTTTTCTTTTCTAGCATCAGTTAATAAATCCTGTTGATTTAATGTTACCTCAGCTCCAGGAATAGGTACTGTACCATATTTTCCTCTAACATATGCTAAAGTTTCTTTTATTAAAGCTAAAGCATATTGACGAATCCACTGTTTACCAATTGAATTAATTTGTAGATAAACTGGATTTTGGTATGGTACATTTGATACATTAGTAACTAAATTAGTTCTACTATCTACTACAGGATTATTTCTTTCATCTACTAATATATAATGAAACCATAATTTATCATTGTATCCTGGAGTAACTGTTGTAGGTATAGGAAATAATCTTAATTTATTATTTACTAAATCAAATGAAAATGCTGATTTTCTAATTTGATCATTAAATTCAATAGCTTGAATTTTCATTACATCAAAGAAAATAGGCATTAATAAAAAGTTAATACCAGGTGAAAATTGTCCAAACCCAAAGGTTTCAAGTAGTGATTGAATACCAGTACCTGTACCTGCATATGGATCAAAATAACGAACAATTGCAGGAGGAGATTCAAAAAATACTTTTTTTACTTCAATAGATCCAGTTATACCTGAAGCCGATACAGCTGCTTGTAAATCATAATCTTGTACTCCTGATATTAAGGTACATGAACCAGTATATATATTAATTTTTCCACCAGTTCCCGCTTCAGTAGCATATGTTTCTGAGATTCGAATTATGCTACCCATATTAGGTGTTACAACAGCATTATTTAATGAATTTCCTGTTGTAGTACCTTCTAAATTAAGATAATTTTCGCGAACTTTCCATTGGTATACTTCATTACCATAAGTAGTAACTGCTTCTTCAAAAGCAGCATAAAATGATCCTGATTGTAATTCAACTTCTACTAAGGGGTATCCTAGACGACTTGCACACCATTGTGCTACTTTATCTGCAGATCCTGAAAATTCAGTATCTGTATCATAAAATCCAAATGGTGTTTGGCCAGGATTAAATGCTGATGTTCCATTCCAAATTGCTACGTTCATTATTAAGTAGTATTTATCACGTATAAATATAACTACTTTCCGTATTCGTATTCAAGTATTTTACCAACTAAATCGGATCTGTGGTTTTCTTTAAGCTTAACCCACTTAATTTCTTCGATTTTTTTAGATAATTCGATAACATAATTTAAGCCGTTTATTTCGCCCGTTTTGGAGTTGATATCGGTCTGTTCATTATCACCGTTAATAACAATTTTACCACTTTTTCCTAAACGAGTTAATATAGCTAACATTTCTCCTTTAGTAAGGTTTTGTGCTTCTTCTACTATTAGAATATCATCAATTGTTTTACCACGAATAAATTGTACTGGTAGTGCTTTTATTTTACCTTCTTCTATTAAATTAGGTACTTCATTCTTATTGGTGCAACATTTATTAAGATTTTCAATAAGAGCTTCCATATAAGGATCAAATTTTTCATTTAATGCTCCTGGAAGATATCCTAATGATTTACCCACTTCAATTGCTGCTCGTGTATTGTAAATACAATTTATTTGTTTTTTCTTTAAAAAATCTAGTGCAGCTTGAGCACATACTAATGATTTACCTGATCCTGCTCTACCTGTTATAACTACAATTTGGTTTTCTATTATTAATCGTTTTGCTTCTTTTTGTTCTTCATTTAATTGAATAGAACTAATAGCTTTAATATCATTTTTTCTTTCCCGGTTAGGTTCTTTCATATAACATTATTTGATATAAATATAAAAAAGAAGACCCGAACATTAAGTTCGGGTCTCTTATTTATAGCCTTACGGGGCTAAGTTATATTAGGATTAGACAGTATCTAAACCGTGTACATACACCTTAGCGTAGTAGTCAGGACGAATCATTCTCTTAGCGTAACGAGTCATCAAACCTTTACGTGGAGTGAAGGTATTTGGATCGTAAAGCAATGGAGTCATGATTAATGGTACATAAGGAGCAAATACAGCACCACACTCTAAGAACTGATTACCTTTGTAACCCATTAAGATTACGTTCTCAGTCATGTATGGGTTTTTATAAACCTTGTAGCGGCTGTTTAAGCTACCTACTTTCTGAATACCAAAGTTAAACTCTGATTTTTCACCATCACCATCAGAAGCAAATCCAGGGATTGATTCAATGATAGTAGCAATTGTCGGAGAGATACACATAAAGTTTGCACCACCTCTTAAAGTTAATTGGTGAATTCTGTTAGATACTTTTTGTAGTTTAGTACCTAAAGTTTGATACCAACCACCTTGTGTATTAAAGAATGCAGAAGCAGCTGATACAAATGAAGTACCATTCCATACAATGTTGTTATTAGCACTCCAGTAATCAACAGTGAAGGCGTTTTGAATCAACATATCTAATAACTCAAGATCAATTTCCATAGAAATATATTGAGATAAGATACCAGTTAATTCAGCTTCAGCATCTACACTATGATAAGCGTTAAGATCCTGAGCAAATTCTGGAGTCCATTGTGCTTTTAACTTACGAGTTCTAGCAACAATAGGCTCAGATTTTAACGATACGTTAATTTCAGGAATATTGATAGGTTGAGCTTGAGAAATCTGACCAGCAGTAGCAGATCCGAATGCATCTTCGAAATCACCACGAGCAGCAGGAGTAGTAGCTTTGTTATATTGTAATACACCAGAACCACTAGCTTGGTTCATACTAACAAGATCAGCAGTAATGAATACTAATGCGTTGTTAGAACCACTAAGTCTAGTAAACTGTTGTAACAAGTTAACAGTGTTAATGCTACCAACACCACCAGAACCTGAAACAAAGTTAAATGCTCTAATACCTAAAGTATCAAAAGAGCTAGAAACTAAATCATAAGCAGATCCAGAAATAACAATTTTTCTTAAGCTACCAGTAGCATAAGTGGTATCAAAGAAAACATCAGCACCAGTTACAGAAGCAGTAGTAAATAATACTGATTGAGTAGCGATGTTCAATGAGTAACCAAATTTACCAGCACCATATAAAGAACCAGTAGGGTTAGTTACGTTAGTAGTAGGATCAGCACTGTAAAGAGATTGGTTTAAACCTAAAGGCTGTACGTTTGTACCATATTTGAAATCCAAATAGAATACAAGACCAGAAGGTAAGTTCATAGGTTGAACGCTAACGAACTCTTTTGCAGCGATATCACCAAATACACGGCGAACTAAAGGTAAAGCAACACCAGCCCAGTTTTCTGAGTTGTAACCACCACCAAGTTGTGAGTTGGTACCACCAGTTTGGCTAGCTTCTGTAACTAATTGTTTAGCTTGGTTTTCAAGCAAGGTAGCCATGACATTCTTGTCATTTTCACCTTTTAATCCTTCTAACAAACCAGATTTGGTCCATTTAGAGGATAATTTTTTAGCGTCATCCATTACAACTTTGTATTGGTTTGAGCTTTCTAATAATTGTTGAATGTTCATCTTAAATTGAATTAAGGGGTTTAAAATTTTTTATTTAATAATGTTTGCAAGTTTTTGCATACGAGTAATAACATCATTTGATTCAACTATTGTTGCCTTAGGAGCAACACCAGCAGCTTTAGAAGCAAATCCTAATGATTCTTTAATTTGAGTTTTCTTAGCACCAAAATTAGATTTTTCAATAGATTCAAATAATTCTTTAGCTTGAGCCGGAGTAGTTGCTTTATCAAACGAAGCAATTACTTTTAATTTTTGTGATTCATTTAAATTTTTAGCTTTGAAGATTTTGTTAACATAAAGCAACTTAGCATTTAATAAGTTTACTTCATTTAACTCATTACGAAGAGCATTGATAGTATCGATTGCTTCTTTCATTTCGTCTTTTTCTTCTTTTTCTTTTTTGTCTTTTTTCTTAGCTTCGTACATATCATCTTTATCATCGTCGTCAGCTTCGTCTAAAGCATCTAATTCAGCTAATAATTCTTCTAAATCAACTTCTTCTTCATCACTTACACCTACTTCTTCACCAGCATCTCCCATATCTACACTCATTTCTTCTTCACCACCGCCCATTTCTAGTTCATCACCAGGAACTCCTAGTTCATCACCAGCATTAGCATCTAGTTCAGCAGAAATAACATCTTTGATAAGGTCTTTTAACTGATCAACTGTAAGGTCAGTAATTTTTTCATCTTCAGCTTCAACTTCTTCCTCGTCATCAGATTCTTCATCTTCTTCAGATTCTTCATCTTCATCTTCGGATTCGTCTTTAGCTTCTTTTACTTCTTTTTTTTCTTCGTCTTCATCTTTTTTCTTTTTAGCTTCGTCTAATGAATCTTCTTCATCTAATTCAGCTAAAATAGCAGATAAATCGAAATCTTCTTCAAGATCTTCATCGCCTTCTCTTTTCATCATACCATTTACATCACCTTCTCCTGGATTTCCTTGTTCAACACTACCAAATCCTGTGTTTTGTTGTTCATCAGATGTATCGTAAGGTTGCATATAATCAATCTCTTCGATATCATCTTCTTCTAATTCCATTTCTTGCAATTTTGCAGAAATCATGGATTGTAGTTTTGGTGATAAGGCTTCTTCAAGAGCAGCTTTGGCATTTGCAAGAGCAGCTTCGCGTACTTGTTTAGCATCAGCGATGGCTTCTTTGAACAAATCTTTGTTTGTACTCATTTTGTTTTTCTCCTTAAATTTTTTGTGGAAGTAAGCTTATTAGATCAAGCTTAATAGTGGGTTTATAAATACCAAGCTACCATAAATGTAAGTGGGTAGCTATTATAGGATATCCATAAATATATGCAAAAATTAAAAACCGCAAAAAACATTAACATAGAGGACATACCCCTGTACTTGTGCAAATAATTTCTGTAATTAAACTATTAACTTTACTATAATCTTTGACAGTTTGTATTTGTTTTCCCTCAGCTAATTTCATATATGCTTGAGGTGTTGAAGGAACACTAACAAGATCCCAACAAAGTAATTCAAAATCGTCTTGTACTTCAACAGTTTCGCCTAATTGTTTAACACTTCCCATACCACGTGATGAAATACCAAGAGGAATGTTAGACATTACTAATGCTTTAGCTATGTTACCTGATGGTGTAGGTAATAGTTGTAGTTTACCCATTAGATCATTACCCTTCCACCATACTTCTGTTACAATATGTGAAGCATTAGATAAATTTACAACAGATGATTCAGGGTGATCAAGTTCTCCTAAAGCAGTACGTGTTTTAACAGGACCCTCTACATATTTTTTAACTTCTCTTTCAAGAATTTCACGAGGATACACACGACCATTACCATTCTTTTGTTCTGCTTCTTGTAATTTACCAACAAGGGTAACAAGAGATTTACCTTCACCTAGTTGCTTATTTTCAGCAATAGTAAATTTAGCACTATAAAATGGGGTATGATCTATTAATAAGGATTTCATATTATTTATTTTCAGCATCTATATTATCACGTCCATCATAATATTCATTTATTGCTTCATGAACCATTTCTTCAAGTTGTTTTTTAAATTTTTCAAATGAAGCACCTAAATTAACACCAGGACGAAATTCTTTTGGTTTTTCAACTTTTTTATCATCTTTTTTATCAGAAGATGGTTGAGGATTTGTTTCTTCTTTATTTTCCTTTATTTTCTTTTTTTCAACTTTAACTTTTTTCATTCCTCTAGCCTTATCAACAGCATTTTTTTCAGTATAAAATTTCATTTGGTGATCTTCAGGTTTTGAAGAATCCATTGTTTGCATTTCATTTCCTGGTGTACCTGTTAATTTATAAATTGTATAATAAAATGAATCTTTTTTAAGATTTTTCATTACTATTTTAACAATTTCATCATATGATTTTTCAGGATGGCATTCATGTTCAATAGTAATACCATCTACTAATTCGTTAAAATTAACATTGGCTTTTTCATCAAATTGACCGTATTCTGTTTTTCCGTTAATATTTACAGATTTATTTATTGATTCACTAATTCCACCTTCAAAATCATCAAATTTAGTATATTTACCACTTTCTTCTTCTTCACCTTTTTTAATCATATTATTAAATTCATCATCATTTTCAGGAAATATTTCAGAAGCAATAGCAATAGCTTCAGCTTGAGATAATCCCATTTCATCTTCTAAAGCAGCAACCGCACTAATATAGTCCCCCATTTGTTTAGCTAATTCTTCAGCAGTAGCACGCATTGCTTCTTCAGGCCCCATTGACTCAACTAAAATTCCTTTGTTTTTAAGAATTTTTATAGAATCATCAAATGATGTTACATTAGTAACATATTGAGGAAAAGTCATGCGAATATTTCTCATAAAATTCGCTTGGGATATTTTACCTTCTTTTAAATCGCGGTATTGGTTTGCTATACTTTTCATGTTATTTTATTTTCCTTGTCCTCTATAATTTTTTTCAGTTCGGTCGTGTTTATTATAAGATTTTTGTGCTTTTCCTCTTTTACGTTTACCAAAAGATATTTTTTGGCTACTTCCTGCAGATTTAGATTTTGCCATTATTGTTTAAGATTATTTACTTTATTATTTAAATGATTTACCATCTCTGCTATTTGAGTAACTGCTTTTTCTGTTCTTCCCCAATATTTTACACCATCTCCTTCACTTAATTCTTGCTTCATGCGTTGGGTATAATCAACAATACGATCAATTTCATTTAATTTACGCTTTACTTCACGCATTGCTTTATGAAGTTGTTCAGCTTTAGTTCTGTATTTAACTTCATTTTTAAATTGTTTATATGTTGCTTCGTTTAGCAATTCTTGCTTAATAATATCTTGAATATTCATATGTTCTTTATATAGTTTGTAAGTTGGTTTTTTACCAAAAAATGATTTATAGTCGTATACTTTAGAATCACTTGGCATCCCTTTAGGTACTCTTTTCATTCCTTCACCTTCAGAAGCTTTTGTAGCAGCGTTTGTTTTTTGTCCTTTTTTAGAGAACGCGTATGGAGTAGAATAACCAGGCACATTGGCTGTTGTAGATTCTTCATCTAACAATTCGCGAACAATTTGCTTTATATATTCTTTAATGTTCACCTATTTTACTGCTTTTAACTCATTAATTAATTGGTGAAACTGTAAAAGAGAAACAATATTCTCATCTTTTACATTTTGATTTTTATCTAAAGGTTGCAATAATGTAACTACCTCAGCTAATTTAATTTGAGTAGTTTTATCTGTTACAGTTTGAGCTAAATTATTTAAAGTTTTTTTAATTAAATTAAATTGCTCATTAACAAATTCTTTTAGTTTAGTAGTATTAGACACATTATTAATATATTCTTTCAATATTAATTTTTGAACATTAGATAAAACAGTATATTTTTCATTAAATTTTTCTAACATTATTTTATAAGCTAAAATGCGGGTACCAGTGTCCATTTTACTATATTCTTCTAATACACGATCTTTAACACCTTCAACATTAACTTCTTTACGAGTAATATGTTCTAGTAATGTTATCTTATTATCTATAATTTGAGAAGGTTCAATAAATTCTAATGATCCATGTGCTTCAATTAAATTAGATACAGCAGCATATTGTGAATAGTTATTAATTTTTGCTTTAAAGAATACCTCAATATCGTAACTATTGCGAATTTCTTTAATCAAATTATATTTTTCTTTGCGTAAAGCCGTTTTATTTAAACGTGAAGATATTTCAAGTATTGATGTAATTAATAATTCTGCTTTACCTTCAGTTAATGCCTTGCTGGTTATAACAGCTTGGTATAATTTATGTTCTTTTGCTAGTTCAGTTTTATTAAAATATTTTTTAACAATGTTAATTGCTGCAGAATCTTTACCAGATACTGTATCAGATGCAATCTGTCTAACTAAAAGTTCAAATAAAATACCAGTGTTTTTGTACTTTGAATGTTTTATTTTATTCATAATGTGTAGTAGTATGGCACTATCTATAAATATGTTATTATCTATAGTCCTTTAATATTATTTTCATTAAGTAGTGATGGTTCTTGATCAGGTCCAAATACAATTTCTTTTCTCATTTCTTTAGGTATAGAACCTAATGAATTTTTTATTTTATAAGATTCAGCTATTGCTATTGGTGACCCACCTTTTGGTGTTCCTTCACCAGTTTCATTAGGAGTGGATAAAGTATTATTACCAATTCTACCAGTTCTATCTTTACCTAATGGATCTTCTTGTGTATTAATAATAGATGCTTTTTCTTGAGGACGACCAATTGGACGTTTTTCATCATATCCACCAGGTACTTCTCCATTTTGTCCCATTCTACCTTTACCATATAATGATGCTAAATCGTGTGGTGTACCATATGATTTACCTGTTCTAGCAGGATCATTACCCTCATTTTCAATTTGACCTAATCTAAAGGCACGCATTTTATCTTGAATTACTAAATCACGGTATTCATCGTATTGATCTTCACTAAATTGGAATACATTATCATATATCCAATCTGATGGGAGTAAATTTGTATCTTGAATATTTTTTGCTAAATCAACCTTTTCTTTCCATAATGCTACTTTTTCTTGTTCAAATATAATTGAAGAATTAGTTAATTGTAATTCAAAATTAGTTAAAGAAGCACCATCATATCCTTGAACATATAAATGCACTAAAGCAATTTTATATAATTCAGATAACATAATGCGTTGAATGCGTTCAACGGTACGAGCAAAGCGAATATCTTCAGCAGCTAATGTAGCTTTACCTTCAAGATCTTTTTCAAATCCAAAAAATGCTTTAGGTACTTTTAATGCTGCTAACATTTCATCACGTAAAAAGTTAACATCATCTATAGCTTGATATTCTAATCCTTTTAATGTATCAATTTTAGTTGTACTATCATTACCACGAGTAGGTAAATAATAATCCTCCATCATATTCATTAGGTTATACTTTAAATTGTATTCACCTGTTTGATTATCTACATAAGGAGTTTTTTTCATTTTTTGCATTAACTTCTGCATATACCCATCAACTTCATTAGCGGGTATATTACCTACATTAACTGTAAATACACGTTTTTCTGGGGCGCGTACAATACGATGCAATAACATTGCATCTTTCATTAGTACATATTGTTTATATGTTTTACGAGCAGGTTCAATATATGATCTACCATAAGGTAAATAATTAGCATCTGTTATTAATCTAAAGTGAGCTATTTCATAATTTTCAAATGTAATTCTACCTTCTCTATCTGCTAAACGTGTACTTACACCACCAGATGCTATTACTGATGGGTTAATTTTAAATGTTACTGAAGAAGGGTTATTAGGATCTTGACCTTCTTCACGTACCATATCATAAACGGATAATGGTGTTACACTATATACTCCAAATTTTTCTGCAATTTCTAAATGTAAATAAAAATCTCCATATTTACACATATTGCGAGTCCAAACCCAAAGATTAAATTCAATATTTAAAATATCATAAAATAAATTGTATAATATTCGTTGTATATTTTCATCTGAACTTTTAATTTGTAATACTTCTCCTACTTCATTTTTTAAAGTAGATTCATCTGCTATAATATCTAAAGTAGAAGCAATAATTGACTCAGTATCCATAGCTTCATAATCAGTATATAACTGAAGACGAAGTGTTTGATAATTCATTGTAGGATTATATGGCATATTAGCGCCATAACGATGTAATTTAGTAAATCTATCAATTAAAGCATTTGTTTTAACATTGCCATAAGATTGAATGTTGTCTACATCTACAGTTTTTAATTGTTTACCTCCAACATTTCTTATAATAACATCTGTGTTAAATAAGCGAGATAATCTATCAAATAAACCGCTATTATTTTGTTCGGCCATTTTTATATTTTATTATGATTATAAATATTTATTTATCCTATTACCCATGTTAAATCTTCAATGTTGCCATTTCCTAAATCCATTTTATAAGGATTGTTAAAATTTGTAGGACCCGGCATTATTACTGCTGAAGTTTTAGTTATATTATTTATATTTTGACGAGTCATATTCATTCCTTGTTCATAAAATTTCATTGCTGTATCACGAGTAAATAATCCTATTCCTAATGACATTACTAAATCATCGTTATATCCATTTTGTGCTTGTGGTTTACCATTCATCCAAATAAATACTCTTAATTCTTCTAATAATCGTTTTGAGTGAAAAATAAATTGTCTGTCTCTAATATACGCTTCTGTTTTGGAGACAACAAGAGGTCTTGTTTTAGCGGACATAGTAAAGCCAGGAACTGTTTGCTCAGAATCCATTTTAGCCATCCATTTATCTATATGCATTTCTCCATAGACACGAGGTGAATAATATAAATTAGGATATTGTTTTTCTATAATAGTGTTTATAACATCCCATCCTACACTTGCATTTTCAACTACAAGTAAAGCATTATTATATTCAGTAGCAACAGATACCAACATATTTCCATAAGTACGAGTATCAACTTGTGATTTATATTCAGCAACTTGTTCACACGTTGTTGCATCAATAATATGAAACGCTGAATAGTCCGAACCATCACCGCGAGCCACGTCAGCGCAAACCAAATACTGCTTATTATAATCAGGATACTGCCAAATCCAAAAATCGCCACCCATAAAACGACGTTCAATAGGATCTTGTATAAATGTTTGTTCATAAAAAGATAATGTGTCTGATTCAATAACAGAATTTCCAGAACCTAAAAAGTCACAGTCATACTCTTGAGCAAATTCTCGAGGAGACATGTTTGATCTTTCTGTTTTTTCCCATTCTTCATCTCTATCAGGATGTAAATTCCAAGGCAATCTAATTGCTTTAAAACCTTTACCTTCACCAGTTCCTGATTCAGCAGATGTATACATTTTATGAAACCAATTACCAATTCCATTAGGAGAAGATAATGCAATAATTCCTCCCCCTGTTGCAATTGTAGGTTTAATACTTGTATAAATTTTATCAATTCCTTCAATAAAAGCAGCCTCATCTACTAATAGTAAAGATACAGCATAGGATCTACCTGCATCTGATGCTGCTGATGTTGCAATTATTTGAGAATTATTAGCTAACTTTAAAGATAATTTATTATCTGATAATGGTTTTTCTTTACCTTTTAACCAAGAAGGTAAATTATTGTACATAAATTGTACTTTATCTACCATCCCTTTAGCTGTTTCTTGTTTTGTTGCAATACAAAGTATAGTTTTATCTTTATTAAACAACATTGTCCATAAAGAAAATCCTGCAACTAAAGTAGATATACCTAATTGGCGTGATTTATTAATAATAGAAAAACGATTATTTCTAAAATCATTTAATACTTCTTCCTGGAATGGGTATAAATGGAATAATATTCTTCCTTTTTGAGGGTGTGAAATGTAGCAATATTTGCGAAAGAAATGAACAGGATCCATGGCGCATTTGATATATTCCTGTTTGATTATTTCTTTAATATTAGTTTGTGTCATATATATAAATATACAAAAAAAGGTCTAACCTTGCGGTTAGACCTAATTTTCACGGGTGTGTTGGATTATTTTAATTTAAGCTTCCAATAAGATGAAACACCATATACTACATTTCCATTATTGTTTAATCCTATAGTAGCACCAAATATTTGATCTTTTTTAGTTTTATATAATAAACCTGAATTTAGTTGGTTTATATTAGTTCTAGTAGCTTCTAATCCTCCACCTATATAGAGTTGACTAACAGGTTTATAAGGAATAGTTATAGTTTCTTTTATAACAGGATATTTAATATTTACTTCTGTAGATCTTCCTACAATAAGATTTTTCTGTACACTATCAGTTATTTTTACATACCCATTTGTATCAATTCGTAATGAATCTTTATGGATATTAATTGCAAGTAGTTGATTTACAACTTCTTGATATTGTTTAACTAATTTTCCATAGTTTGTATCTGGTGTATAATGATTTATAATAGTAGTGTCATGTGAACCTATAGTAATAGTTTTAATTACTTGAGGTTTACTAATTATTAAAGAATCTTTAGTAACCCAAATTGTATCTCTCTTTACAGTAGGTAAAGAAGGAGTTGATTTTTCACAACCTCTTTGTAATAAGATAACTACTAAAAGAACTAAAACAACAAAACTTAAAAAATTATTTTTTATAAATTGCATATATTTTATTTTATAATACCGGCATAGTATTGTAATTTATTTAATGTCCATTCATCTAAAGGTTCTTCTGTTTCTTCTTCAGGAGCAGCAGTTGGTGGTTCTGGTATTTCAACACCTGCTAATTTTTTAACATAATCACTACTAGCAACCAAGCTATTAATACGTTGTTCTAATGATGTTCTTAAAGCACGTAAACGCTGTAATTCTTCAGACGGTTTGTCTTTAATGTCACCTGCAGTGGCTTTTGATCTTTTTAATTTTAAAATATTAGATTTAGTAGCATTTAAACGGCGTTCTAATTCTCTATATTGTGTAGCTGCTTTATAATCTTCATTAGATGCCTTTGAAGAAATAGGTTCTACTTTTTCAAGTTCATCTTCACCAGGTTCAACAAGATCCTCAGAACCATCAGCATTTGGTTCACCATCAAAATACATTGCTAATGGATTTTCTGTACTACCCATAAACATATCTTCAGGTTCAGTAGCCTGACTAGGTGCTTCTTCACCAGGTTCTGGTATAGCTTCTACTTCACCACCTGCTCCTAATCTTACTACTACTCCAGCATCTAATAATCCATTTATAACAGCATTAGCTATTTGTGGGCGAACAAAATTAAATTGTGTTTGAATATCCTTTTTCTCAGCCCCAGGATTTTCACGAATATAATTAATAATATCAGCTAATGATACTCCACTAATACGTTTATTAGTATAAGGTTCAGTATTAATATTATTATCAGTTAGTCTATATCCTTTAGCTGTGCGAGCCATTTCTTCAATTTCTCCTTCAGCAACTTCTGCTCTACCAGAAGATATATCGTTTTTCTTAGATTGAAGTGCTTTTATTCTAGCATCTATTGCTTTTTTTTCAGCATCTTCAGCTGCTTTTTCAATAGAAGATTCTGATTCTAATAATACTTCTTTTATAGCTTCGCGTATAATTTTACGTAATTCTTTACTTTTCATTTTATTGTCATTCAAATTGTTCATCATATAAATATTAAATATTTTGTAAAATTATAGCAATACGTTCATCAGTTGTACCTTCTACTTGAATTAATTTTTTAGGTTTATATTCTTTTAAAGCTTCTTGTATAGTCCAATCAATCTTCATACGATAATTTAAATCAGTTTCACGAACTCCATTATCTTCCATATCAACCCCATTAGGAGATACATAAATTACTACATCATAATAATCACGAAGATGCATAGCTGCCTCAACAAATGCACGTTTTTCCCATTCTCCTATTGACTTAGATGATAGTGTAAATGAACATACATCCCAAATAGTTCGATCTGTAATAATATTAGGTTGTAATAATTCAGTAGCACGTTCTGCTAAAAATATAAATTGACCTGGTAATGTCGAATCAGTATTCAATGAAATACCTAGATTACTTAGGTATTTACTTCGTTCAGTTTGTACGCTATGATCTTTAAATTGGTCTAATTCACCTAGTGCTTTAGCTAATGTAGTTTTACCTACACTCATAGTTCCTGTCAATCCTATTTTCATTTCTTATTTCTATTGTTTATTTTCTTCATTTGACGTGCTATTTTCTTTTCTTGTTTTGCATCTTTAGCACGTTGTTTAATACGCTTTTCAGCTCCCGCTTTATATTTAATATCAACATTAATAGGACCTCTAATAAATTTATCTAAATCAAATGTCCAAGTTTCTGTTGTATCTTCATCTTCATATATACGAGTAAATTTTGCCATAAAGTAAATGTATGAACTTTATTTTGACTATACTCTGGCTCCTGCTGCCTTTCCTGCTGCAGTTTTGTAAAAGGGTACTCCGTTACCATCTTTTTTAAGATCTTCCCATTGTTCTTTAGTATATTTTATACCAAACAAATAATATTCAGCAGCTCGTTTATTACCTTGAGGAATAAGGGCTGCTGAATCCCAGTTATGGAATTTATTTTTCCCGTCTACATTAATGTAGTGTGCTATTGTTCCGTCTGCTAATTTAATTTTTCTTGTTCCCATTTGTATTTCCATTTAAATTTTTTATATGTTTTTTGTCTGCTATTACAACATCTAATTATATTTTCTTTAAAATACTTTCAGCTACATATATGGCTTGAGCACCGCTAACTGTTATTCCCCTTGCTGACAATGCATCACCTACAAAGTGTACATTTGGATAAGTTGTTAATGATAAATCTTGATAGTTAACTAGTGGTTCTGGTGATAGATATTTTACCTCAGGAATATACATTCCCCAATCATCACCAAATTCAAATACTTTATTCATTTGGTCGATGAAATCAATAATATATTGTGCATATTCACCAAATGCTTCTTTAAAAATATCTAATGTATCTATTTGATAAGCTTCAACATTTATTCCTTCAGAAGTTTTACTTACTCCTCTACGTCTTTTAGGAGAATAATATATTCCTCTACCTTCTATTGTGTTGAATTTTTGTACTACATCTCTACTCCATTCAAATGGATTATCAATACCTTTAATTTCCATTAGGATACCAAAGTTAGTCATATCGTTTCTAAATTCTTCACCTTTTTTCGCATGGCCATTGTACGTAATATCCCCATAAGTTTCCTCCACGGCCACGTAAGCGGCATTGTTATTAGTACAAAAACTACGTAAAGAAACATTATCGAATTTTTGATAGAGTTTAAAATCATAACTAACATCAATTAATTTTTGAAAATATTTTTGTGGTGCTTCAAATCGAACACCAATTTGTACTGATTTAGGTTCATTAGGTAATTTATAGTCATCTGCTAGTTTTTGAGCGAAATCAATACCTGATTTACCTACTGCGAATATTAGGGTATCATATGATATACCATTAATGCTGTATTTTTCGTCTTCTGTATGTACAATATTATTATCAAATAATATGTTTATTACTTCCGTTTCCCATAAAAATTTAACACCTTTATCAACTAAATAATCATACCAACGTTTTCCTATTTCATGTAAATAATCTGTACCAATATGGTATACTGGGAATAAACGTAGTCCAAAGTGAGGTTTGATGAAGTCTGGTTCTGCTTGTGGGTTTGAATACATTATCTTAGATGGATCAGGGTGAAAGCGTTTCCACATTTCAATAGATTGATCCATTAGATCATATGCCTTTTCTTCACCACAATACTTTGATAATTGACCACCAATTGATGTATGGTATGTAAGTTTGCCATCTGAGAAGCCTCCAGCTCCTGCAAATCCGGTCATTACTTCTTCTGGTTTGCGAACATAAGGATCATTACCTTTATCTATAATGGTAATTAACTCACCAGGATAGCCATTGTCTACTAATTTGGTTGCAGCATTTATACCTGCAACTCCTGCTCCTACAATTACAATTTTTTTCATATTATATAAAAATAATTTAATTTTTTTGATTTTCCAAATATAAGGTGGCCCACCTTTTGGGTGGGCCACTACTCCAATTTATTTTTTAGGCGAACAGGCAATGAATCTGTTCTATATGTTTATTTCATATTAATCTCCAGTATATTTTGCTCCACTTGGAACATCATATCCACCACCAGGACCAAAACGACTTTGCCATGCTTGTTTATCAATTTCTTTTTCTTTTGGAGTTCTTTTATCTGCAGGAAATTCTTTTGTAGGTTCTAATTTAATTGTATTTCCATCAATTAATATATCTGCAATTGGATCTTTTAAATCTAAATAATCAATTGTAGTATTTTCGTCTTTTAAAGTAATAGTACCAGACATTGTATTAATTTTCTGAATAGGTTTACCTTGTACAGTTACTGTTTGTCCTGCTTTTAAAGCAGCATCTACTTTTCTCATTACTTGAGTATCATTTATTTCGTTTATAACTGATTTAGTTGAAATACCAGCTAATTGTTGCATTCTTTTAATTTCATCCATTGTTTGTTGATTTTTAATAATACTGTCGTATTGATTCATTGTTAATGTTTTTCCAGTTTTACTTAACTCTAAAATATTTTCAGCTACTGTATGTAAATCCATATCAGTTTTTGCATCTTCACGAGCATATTCTAGTAAACGAATAAATAAAGGTACGTCTACTGTAATTTTATCTGTAGGGTTAAATTGTATCATTGGTTGTTTTCAATAAATATCCACTTAGGTGTATTTCCTAATTTTTTCCAATTTAATCCTTTAATAGCAATTTTATCTTTTACATAAAAATTACGATATGCTTTAATAGTATCACCCATTTTATATTCATCAGGCATACATTGTGGTGGAGGTATAAATTCTTTATTGGGAAGATTGGGTTCATTGTCACGAAGCCATGTAAGAACTTCTTGAGTTTTATGAGGTTTACCATAACGTTTAGTAAATTCTTTACAAATTTCTAAACCATGTTGTACAAGCCAGCGGTAATGTTGTATAGATTCACGTACCCATTTAGTAGATGGGTGATTAACGTGAGCACGCTTATAAGGTGCTTGTGAACCTGATTCCCAATGTGCTGTTGAGCACATTTGAGCGGATTCAATTTGCATTTTACGAATATGATCGTCTGCTAGTTGTTGGGCGGCTGATATTGGGTCAGCGCAAATATAAAATATATTCATACAATAAATGTATGAAGATTACTTTGCCTTTTTAAATATTATAACACATTATACTCATTATTACCAATTTTTAAATTAGTAATTGTATTTAAATTTACTATTCTATAAGCACGTTTTGGGATATCAAATACAGGAATTAATCCTTTAGCAGCCGCATCATAAGGTAATTCACCACCTTTAAGATATGCTTTAACACCTAAACGAGCATTCATTACACGTGTTGTACCATCTTTTTTAATAAAAGTTACTGTAAAAAATTTACCTTTGGTATCTCTAATTAATTGCTCTGCTTGTTCTTTATTAATAGAACCAGGAGGAGTTTCAGGAGTTGGTGCTTCTTCTGGAGTTGGTTCATCTGATGTTTCTTGAGGGACTTCTTCATCTTGTTCATTAACAATTCCTGCTAATTTTTGTAAACGTTTAGCCTCAGGAACTAATTGTTCAAAGTCATCATTTATATCTAAATAAAAGGTATCTTTAACACCTTTAGAATTGGATAAATGTAATTCAACATCATTTCCAAAAGGAAGTATATCATCAACACTAACTTTTTCACCTTCTTTAAAATTACCTATATCCCCAGATAATGTAAATGTTTCTCCTACTGTAAGAGAAGTAGCTTTTACTTCATTTAGATATTGTTTTATTTTTTGAATTCCATTAAAAATTTTTTTCATACATTTATGTTATATTTGTGGAACTTCTTCTTCAGGAGATGGAACTTCAGGGGATGGTATTTCAGGAGCTGCTGTTTCAGGTGATGGTGGTTCGGAAGCTGATGATATATCTGCTGCTAATTCTGCGTTTTTAGTAGGAGATGATGCTCCTTTTGATGATTGTTGAATTTCTTCTTTAGGAGCATAATTTAATTCTAATAAATTAACTATAGCTTGAGAAGCCCTTTCAGATTCTCCTACATTGTCAGGATGATATTTTTTACCAGCTATTTTAGCTGTGTAATTACCACTACCAGCATAATAAATTGTAAAATCTTGACCATTAATAAGATCAATTTTAAATGTAGTTGGTTTTGGTGCTATAACACTAACACTTGATATATAACGACCAAATGAAGGAGACATTAATTCTTCTATAGTTTTTTTCAATCCGGGAAAACGATATATTAGATACATTGCTTTAGTAGCTTTCTTTTCTTTAGCTTCTTGTTCAGCTAAAGCTTTACGAACTGCTACTTTAATGTATTTTTCTAATAATAATTTTTTATTCATTTTTTTTCAATTCAGATACTAAAGTCTCAATAAATGGTTTAAAAAGACGAGTGCCATAATCTTTTTTAAGAATATTAGCTACGGCAATAGCAAAATCTTCATATGATGTATCTTCAGCAATATCTATTGATACTTCTTCTTTTAAATTTTTAGCTATTGCTTTGCGACGTGCAGAAAGATATTTATCTGTTTTGTTAGTTTTTCCATCATTATTAATATCAGCATCTTCTTGACCTACTGAATCAAGTTTTTCTAATATGTCAACAAGTTTAATCATTGCTATTATTTTTTAACTGCTGGTTTCTTTTTGCTGTCTTCAGCTTTCGGTGTAATTTCCTCTTTGTCTTCAGCTTTAGGTTCGTCTTTTTTAGTAGGAGCTTTTTTACCGTCTTTTTTAGTAGGAGCTTTTTTATCTTTCTTAGCTTTTTCGATAAGACCCATCATTTCTTTGATCTTTTCAGTTTCAGAAGCTACTTTACCTTCTACTTCAGAGATTTGACCATCAAGCATTTCAGCTAATTTACTATGAGCAGTTTTAATTTTTTCTAATTCGTTTACGAATTTTTGCATATGAGCATATTCGGCTACAAATCCTGACTGTTCGCCACCTTCAGTAATTTGATATTGACCTAAAGATTCTCTCATACTTTTTAAACTTTTTAATTCTTTTTTAAGGTGTACTAACTTTCCACCACTTTTAGGTAATCCACCTTTTTCCATTGCTTCTGCAAGTACTTGGCGAATAACTTTACGCACTTCTGTAATATTCATAATTTGGGTTTTAATTGTTTATGTATATAAATATGTTAATTAGTTTAAATCTTCAAGACCTGTATCGTCTTTAGTTAAGTCTCTAGCAATGTCGCGCATTGTATCATTTGCCCATTTTCTTTGTAAGGGCATTAACTTATTATTAATGGCATTTTCAACAAATGGAAAAAATTCATCATCAGATAATTTGTATATTTCTGTAAAAAATAAATCACGTACGCGAGCGTCATCTATATTACTATCAGCATATATTTTAGTTAAAGCATCAAATATAAATTTACCATATTGTAAATCACGTGGTTCATTCGATACTTTATCTACAGCTCCTATAATAGATTTATTCTGTTCTCTATCACGACCAAATCCTTGTGTACCCATAATTTCATACAATCCTTTAATAATTTCATGTACTAACATAGGAAAACATAACGCACGAGCTTTAATTACAAATTGTTCTTCTTGTTCATCATATTCCATTTCACTTTCTCCACCTTGTATTTTTTGTCCTTGTGCTAATAATGCTAACAACATAGCAATAGCATCTTCATTATCATATATACCAAAAGCTAATTTTAATACTTCATTGTATTTACTTACTAATTCAGGATTAATTTGATCTAAGTATTCTTTAAACATTAAAAACCAAAATGAACCTCTAACAGAAGCACCTTGAGTAATACCATTAATAATACGGCGTTTTGCTTTTAGTTTTTCAGGATTACCTTCACCAAAATTAGGGGATGCAGGATCTTCCTGAGGTGGAGGTTGTTGTAGTTTAAATTCTCCTTGAGATGTAACTATTTTAGCATCAATTTTAATATTAGCATAGTCTATAATAGGAAAAGCATCAGTTACCATCTGTGCTGCTACCATTTCAAGTTCATCACGATATCCATCTTCGGCAGTCATTATTTCATCTAATACTTCTTGAGTACGTGTCATTACCTGTATTAAATCTTTATTTCCAAGTAATTGACGTAAAGAATCACCTGACTTTCCTTTTAGGGAAGCCATAGTTTCAGGTGAAAATATATCTTCGTATTCTACTTCTAATAAACGTTTTGACATTATTTATTTTTAGATTGATATCTATTTGCAATTTTATTAACTACTTGCTCTGCTTGTCCTTCAGCTTTAGGAGAAGGATTAGCACCCGGTTTAGGTTCAAAAGGACGACGAGGTTTTGGCTTACCTGTATCGGGTTTACCTGGGGCAACTGTAGGATTAGTTTTAGGTTTTGAAGGAGCCGGTTGGTTTTCAGCTAATGCTTTTTCTATCATTTCACGAATAATATCTTTTAGTTCATTTGTTTTCATTTTGTTTCTTTTTTTCATTTATATGTTTACGAAGTAATTGTCTAAATTCACTTAGATGATGAGGATTACGATCAAAATATTCATTCACAATATATTGATGAAGTTCTGCCAAAAGATTTCTTTGTCTTAAAGCATTTAATAATTCAGATGGTGAACCTAATCCAATAGCATTATCTGGTGTAACAATATAATGTGAATTTCCTGGTTGTAATACTACTGAAGCTATAAGAGGACCATCATTTAAACGAATAATATAAATAGCATTATTTCCATTTTCAAATACTCTTCTAACACTACCATTAGCTCCTAATAAATTTTGACGACGAGATGCACCTCTATTATTTGTTACTGGTACTTCTTCAAAAGAAGTTGGAAATCTTCTAAGTACTCTTTGACCAAGAGCATTAAATCCAGGAGTTAAATTATAAGCTTGTGCTATTTGTCCTAATGAAGTTCCTCCTTCTATTGGAGCAGCTTGTGGACGAGGAGCATTTGGTTGACCTGCTGGTCTACCTCTTCCCGCTCTAACTGCAGCATTAGCTTGAGCTGCTGCTTGACCAGGAACTTGTCTTGGTCCTAATAATTGTGCTGCTAGTGATGAAGGTACATTTGCTTTAACTAATTTACCTGATTGATCTGATATTTTATAGCTACTACTTGGATTATTAACATTAATAAGTAAAGCAGTATCTCCATTCATAGCAGGTTTATATGGACCATCAGTTATTGGAGGATTATTAGCTATAAAGGCTCTTTTAGATTCAATAGTCATTGGAGATCTTTCATTACCTAATAATGTTAATAAATCATTATTGTTATAAGCTTGGTTTGTGGCTCTTAGATAAATAAAATAAGATTTCCAATCATTTTCACTTAGACTTTGAGAGTGTCTATTAGCTTTTCTCCAATCACCATCACTACCATAACTCCTAGATAATCTTTGTTGACGAGGATTTACTGTAGCTGGCATAAGTATAAAAGGAGATACTGGATCTGTTGTAGTTAATATAACATCACCATCAATTATTCTTTTACTATAAGGAATAGCCTTAATAACATTTATTAAAGCATCTTTATCTATTGTTTTAGGAATAACACCATAATATTTATTAAATAAATTTAATGCATTTTGTTGGAATCCTTCATTATCTTTCTGTCCAGCAAACACTGCTTGTACATCTTCATTATCAAATGATACTTGTTTAAGTTTACCATCTTCTATTTTATATGAAGTAAATGAATTAGAATCTAATATAATATTATCTTTTACAATAACAGCTGAATCAGGATCTGTTTTTGCTTTATCTATTACTTTATCTACTATTTCTTTATCTATAACTTCATCCTGTGTTAATTTAATTAAAATTTTTAAAGGAATTTTATCTAGTTCTGAGTAGTCAAGTAAATATTTAGATGTACGTTTATTTAATTTAATATTAGGATATTCATCATCTTCAGTATACAATCCTACTTTTATATCATCTTCTAATGTTAATAAAACAATAGCTTTATTATCTTTAGTTACATACAATCTTTGATATTGATTAAGATTTATTTTATTAGTCTTTACAAGATATTTTTTAAGATCAAAAGTTGAATCTCCATCAAGTATATTTAAATTAAAATTACTTCTTATTAAAGAAGCAATAGATAATTGATCTTGTTTAGAAAATTTATCTATATATTTTATTAATGTTTCTATATCAATAATACCTTCTGTTGTTGCTATCATATTAGCAATTTGAGGGTATTGGGGTAAATATTTTAAAATAAAAACATCGTTACTTATATCACTAAACAATCTATCTAATCCTGATCTAACAATTAGGTATTGTTTTTTAGTATTGAATGGCTCTTTCATCCATTGTTTAATACTAATAGGATTATTTTTAAATAATTCACTTTCTTTTTCTTTTTTAGAAAAAGGAATATATTTTAAAATATTTTTTACATTAGGAATATCTTTTAACCAAGGAACTCTACTATTTAATTCTTCCCAACCAAATGGACCTTCCATTCCTGGGCTATTATTTCTATTGGTAAATTTATATGTTCCATTATCTAATACTTGTAAAGCAACAAAACTTAATTTATTACTATCAGATAAATTGTTATTTTTAGCTAAATAAAATGTTGGATAATTATATGAAGCACCATATCTATATTTACCCCAATAACTCCCTCCAGGAGTTGTAATACACCATTTAGTTCCACCTGGTGTTTTTTGAGAGGCTCCATAAGTAATGCAATTACCTTGTTTAGCACCATTCCAAATAGTAATACCATTATCGTTGTATACTACATCTGGTGTTTGATCTTCATCCTCATCATTACTTGATACTTCAGTTCCAGGTGAAGATGTTACTATTTTAATTAGTTTAGATAAAGAATATTTACGTAAATCTTTATCAGTTACTTTAGGTGAATCTTTTAATTTATCAAAACGTTCAATATATTTTTTAAGTTGTTCATCACTAACTTGAATATTTAAATCCTCAGCTTCTTCTTTAAATTTATTTAATAGATATTTAATCTCACCTTCTGAGTATTCATTCAATGGAAAGAGATTATGTACAACGTGTAATATAAATTTATCTATTGGTTTCATTCTATATGTTAAAATATAATAATTGGTTTTTTCCGTTAATTTTGATTATTTATAAATAAATTTATAACCTTTAGTTGATTTTTGACGATTAGTTAATACATTACTTATATCTCCTTGTTTTATATTTAATTGTTTTGCTGCTATAGATACTGAATCGTATATAATATTATTATTAACACACAAAATTGGTTTTCTTGTTTTTATTAAGGGTTTTCCTATTCTAATATTACTAAGATGTTTTTTAGTTTTATCTGAATACTTTGTTCCAAAGTTATGTTTATTTCCTTTTAACCTAATTTTTATTTTTTGTTTATTATTTTCAGTATGTTTAAACCCGTATGTACCTTCTCCTCCATCAGTCATATTTACTAGCGTTCCTTCATTTAAATCAGCTCTACCATATAATTTAATAAATTCAATTTCCTTACTACACGCTTCTTCCCAAGTTAAATTATCTAATAATATTTCAACTTCATATAAAACTTGATATGCTATATCTTTCCATCTAAAACTTCTACCTCTTTTTTTATATGCTCTTTTATAAGTATTATCAGATCCTATACCAATATAAAAAGGTTCGTTTTTATCTAATCTAATATGTCTATATAGGTAGGCCATAATTTATAATATTTACCATTTTCTACAAGACCAATATCTAGCAGATGTGCGTGGGCCTGGATTATCACAATTATGTCTTGCTCTAAATGCTTTACGTCTTATTGGGTTATTCTTTTTGATATTCATTCCTTTAGCACCAAAATTAACCTTTACAACTTTACCTGTTTTAGGATTTTTAACATATACCTTAAATTTCTTACTATCACCTCGCATTGGTTTACCTAAAGGTACTGTACGTCCTTGATATTTAGCTTCTAACATACAGTCACAATCAGCTTCGTTTAATTCTTGCTGATATACTTCCATGAACTCAATAAATTCTCTTATATCTTGTTCATTTTCGACGTCATATTCTTCAATTTCTTCAAGTAATTCTAATAGCTTTATCATAATATATCATTTTTCATGCCACCAATCACAACAATATTCATCAGCCGGTGCCTGTATTTTAGCATCTCCATTTTTCCATTGTAACCAATACTTATTATTACACATATTACCTTTTACTTCGTGATATTCACAATTAGCACACATTGATCCACCTTTAGTTACACGCATTCCTGGTTTATGGTTTGAAGGATATTCTACTTTTCCTTCAGAAATAAGATCTAATAATTCTGATAATCTAATCATAAATTACTACGTTTACCTTCGGTTAAATATTTTAATTCAGTTCTTAATGATGCTACTTCAGCTACTAGTTCTAATATTTGAGAACGCATTTCATCTTTTTCTCTTGCTGATTCTACAAGTAATGCTTCTAGTTTAGCTATACGATCTTTACAATCATGACGAATAAAATCTTCATCACGTTCACGATGCATTGCTCTTTTTTCATAAAAACGCCAAGCTGCTGAACCTCCTAAAAATGTAATTGCTGTAATTATTACAGTGTAGATGTTTGATACTTCTGTGCTCATTGATTTACTTATATATGTATAGTTATTGCCAATAAATATTAGGTATTTAATGTATCTTTTATTTCTTTAATGTATTTTTGCAAGTCTTCAATTATTTTTGTTTTATCAATAACACCCCCACGCCACTCTTCAATATCACCAGATTCAGTAACAATAGATTCTTTGGAATCTTCTAACATTAATTCTAATAAAATATCTTCTAATTCTTTAATGTAAGTTTTTATACCATTAATATTCATGTTACGTTGATATTCTTCAAATTTTCCGTCACGTTTTAATTTAGTTTCCATTTTAATAACACAATCAAAACACATACTATGTATAGGCCACATTTTTTTATTAGTAATGTGATTTTTCATAGAATTGTTGCATTTAGGGCAAACTATCGGTAAAATTAGTAATTTCTTAATAGAATCAAAACGAGTTACAGTTTGTTTAATACCATTTTTAATAGTCCATTTTTTTCCATCTTCTTCCCAAATTTCACCTTCTTTACGCTCTATATATGATTTAGTATATCCTAATTGAGTTACAGTTTTGTCACCAAATTTTTTAGTAATAAGATTACGCATACGTTGTACATCACGTTGCTTAAAATCTTTTTGTAACATAGATTCACTAGTATTTTTCATAACTTCAGTTTTTTAAGTTCTTTTATTGTATTGTTGGTAGATGTATGTAATATTCCTATACCTCCCCGTTTATTCCATTCATTAATAGTTTGTTCCATATCATCTATTAATATTTTATCCGGAGCTGAGAATATTTGTTTTTCTTTTCTAGAATATAATAATAGTTTTTTATATTGATTTGGTATATGCATTTTACACCAGGCTTCTTTTCCAATCCTAGATGAGGGATTTAAGGAAGGTGCGGATAATATATAAGGTTTATATGGTTTGATATAATCCCATAATTGTTTTCCATCAGGCATCCATTCTAAATTAGCCCACCATTGAGCTCCAGCTTTATTAATAGGTTCCCAAAAACTAGGTTTGCCATTAAATGATTTACTGGGAATAGTATCTGTTAATTCTGCATAACCTTTTTCAAAATCAACCAAAACCCCATCCATATCACAATAAATTGTGTACATAACTTGTTTTATTTTTTAGTATGTAAATAATCATTTTCTATTTCTTCAAATTCGTCTTCATATTCTTTTATAATCATAATGTCAACTGGTATAGGATTAACTATATTAAATGTTTCTTCTTCAAGTTGATTGCTAAGTTTATTCATAAATTTAGGAGTAAAAAACAATTCAGCATCTTCAGCTTTTGCTCTCATTACTACAGGTATTCCTTTTTTTCTTTCAGCTGTACTCATAGCAAAGGTAGCAGCATTATAGTAATTTGTACTCCAAGATGATACTTTTCTACGAGAAGAATATTCTTGATTGGGTATAATAATATTTTGTCCTATTATATCTATATTAGGTTCTTTTGATAATCTTTCTAATGCATCTTTATTAATAACAGTTCCTCTATAAATGTAACCACTAACTTTTGGATCTCCTATTTCAGGATATTGTTTTTTTATTGTTTTAAATATTGGGATATAGTTATCTAAATTTATATTAGAATAAGTAGATTCTTCAGAATCAGCATATTGTTTAAGAAAATTAAATAATGATTTTTCAGCAGTAGTATCAGATTCTACTTCATTGTCATACCATCCTATTTTAACTCCGGAATCTTTATCCCCAAATAAATAATTTCCAAATTTTTTAGCTTCGTATATACTGTTATTTATTTTACCAAAATTTCTTAATAAGACACCAGCCATTGCATTTGCTTCATCCTCAATAGGGGAACCTGTTTCTCCACTTTTAGAATCAAGTCTACCATCTTCTTCTTGTTTACGATGAACTAATTCATGAGCTAATGTTCTTAAAATATCAGCCATGTTTCTATTTTTAACATAAACCCATATTTTATTACTATTTGGATCAAAGTAACCAAAACTACATTTTTCTTTAGCTTTATCATTATTGTATGATAATGTTAAACTGCTAGGAAGTTTTTTTAATTCTAAATTTTTTATACTATATTTAATGAATTCACCAATAGTTCCTGTTTGTTCTTCATTAAGACGTTGTATTTTTGATTGTAAATTTTCTTTTAAAAAAATATGATTAGATTCTGATATACCTAACGTCCCTATTAATACTGTAGGTTTTATTTCTAATGCTCTATAAATCATCAATTGTGTATTACTAGCAACCAAATAATATTTACCTTCACCGTATTCTAAAACCATTGGCAAAGGTAGTTGTTCTTCATTTTTAATAGCATTAAATATAGGTTTCCAATTTTTTACTAATTTATCAATTTGTTTTAAACTTTTAATTTTATATGAATTTGTATTTTCTAATTTAGACCAAATATTATCAGATAATAAAACTTCATTTCCTGTTTCAAAAGCATACTGTAAATCATCAACTTTCACATTAAATATTTCAGATGTATGATTTAATTCACTTAATTTGCTTTGTATTAAACTTTGATATCTACTTGGGGAAGGGTCTTGTTCTTCTAATATTATATTGGCTATATATTGTCCTAAATTCATAATAATTAATTATACATAAATGTAAATAGGTGACTTAGATAAACTAAATCACCTATAAATATATATATTTCTAATGCTATTTATACGTTAATTTTAATACTTGTTGGTAGTAATTCAGTAGCTGGTTTAAAGTCTGGGTTTTCTAGTTTATATATTTCGTATATATTTTTGAACATATTAAAATTAGTAGCAATATTATCTATGGCTTTTAATTGCCATCCTTTACCTTGTATGTTATCTCCTTTTCCTTCACCACGAGTAGCAGCTTTTAACCACAATATTCCTGTTCTTTCAATAAGATTATCATGAGTTTCATTCCAAGCTATAGCATAAGCTGCTAACTGCAAATCATGACTAGTATGAAGTGAATTTGATGTTTTAATATCTATTAACCATAATTGGTTATTTATTTTTACTATTAAGTCTGCGGTTCCTGCGAATTTATGAGCATCGGAAAATAAATGATATTCTGTTGTTACTAATTCTGGCTTATGTGTATTCCAAAACTCAGCAAATTTTAAAATCATTTTCCAAACATCTAAACTATATTGAGCTTCACCATATTCATTAATCCATGGGATTTCATTACCATTTAAAAATGATTCTATAGCGTTGTGTACTTGAGTACCTTCAGCAGCAGCTTTAGAAGCAATAACATCACTATTATGTCCTACATCTTTAAGCCAATTATGAAAAAACTGGTTTTTAGGAAAATAATTTAAAATTGATGTTACGGAAGGATAATATTCACCATTACGCCTATAAAATCGTGAGTCTAAAACATTAATTTGTTTATCTCCTTCAGAATATTCAACAATACGTTTTATTCTAGGATCTTTTATAATATTTGCATTTTTATCAATCATATTAATTGTAATTTTTTTTCAAGCAAACTTTGTAATGTTAAAGGTTTAGTTTGCCCAATAGTGTTTAAAAATACTTCAAAACCAATCTCATTAGCATCTTTACCTTCTAATTCTACCATGTAAACTTCTTTACCAAATGACATAAGTTTTTCAGCATGCTTTAGAGCATCTTTTTTAGCATCATTGTCTAATGCAATATATATTCTATCTACAGAAGATTTAACTAATTTTTCCATTAGTTTATCATGTAATACTTTTCCTAATAAAGGAATACAATTGCGTTTAATTGTTATAGCATCAAACATACCTTCACAAAGTATAATAGGTGCATCCCAATTTATATATAATTCAAAACCTATAATGTCTTTAGAAGACACAGGTGGATTTTTATATTTTCTTAAAGAAGGTTCTTTATAATCTCTAGCTGTAAAATAATTTAATATTCCATTAGCATCATAAGATGGAATTATTATTCTACCTTCATATTTTCCATCTTTACAAAATCCTATGTTATATTTTATAATATCGTCTTTAGTAATATTTCTTTTTTTTAAAAATTTTAAAGCATGTTTAGATTCAATTTGTGCTATTTTATCTTCAACTGGTTTTGATAGGGGTATAAATTCTTGAGGAAGTGTTAGTGAGGTATAGGGTATATGTTCTTCTTTATTTGCGGGTTGGATTAATAAATCCAAATCTTTAAATTTATCAGGAGAAGTATTAATTCTTTTAAATAATGAACGTATAGTTTTACCTTTAGCATTGCATATCCAACAATGCCAAAAATTTTCACGTTTTGATGTAGTTTGTAAAGATACTTCTAGTTTATTTTTGTGGTGTAAACAAAAAGGACATTTGAAAGCATAATTACCTTTACTTGTAGCTTGACTTTTACCTAAAACAGATTCTACTAATACTAGTAGGGCAGTATTTTCCATAGGGGAAATATAAGATCTTATTTTGACTCTAACAAATCCTTAGTAAAAAATTTACCTAATATGTTATCATTATAAGATCTATCTTTACTAAATAGCACTTCTTCTTTGCATTGATAATGCATTTCATAATAAGTTAGTGCTTTTTTAGTTTTACATTGCATTAAAATCCAACATTCAAAATTATTTCCACCATATTCTTTAATATCAGCAAGTAGTTGTTTATTTGACCCCCAATAAATCTTCCAATCACTTTCAGTACGAATTACTTCATGTGTTGGTTTACGACCAGGTCCTGTTTGCTCAGCAAGTTGTTTTTTAGTAAGTTTATGTTTTTTGTTATTCCAATAAACTTTTTTACCAATATAAAATTTTCCAGTTATGTTATTGGTAATTTTATAAACAAAACCATGATATTTTTCAGGCTCAATTGGTGCCCAACTTTTCCATTTAAGTGTCATATTTTATAACGAATGTCATGTCTGTGTTAGGAGATATTAATATAGGTTTACCAAATTTAGCTACAGCTAATAATTCATTGTCATCATTATATAGGCCTATAGCTGTAGTATATGGATTAAATTCAGAGCCAGATGGTAAAGATCCAGTAGCAAAATATTTTAAAGATCCACTAGCATAACTACCTTCTACTAAAGTTGGATTATATGATAAATTATAATCACTTTCTCTAACTAAGCAACGTACTTCGTTTTCGTAAACGATATGTTCGTTTTTAAAAGTTAAAGCAAAAGATCCTGTATGTGTTGGCATTTTATTTAATTAACATTGTGTACTAGCTTGTGATCCTACTTCACCAGTATTTGTATCTAAATTATAAGTAATAAAATATACATCATCACGAACAAATGAATATCCTTGAATCACACTCATAAGATTAATACTAGAATATAATATCATTCCTGGTTGTAAACCTGAGCTTAGGTATAAACTATAATCTGTTGAATTAAGATATGCAAAACTATAACCAGCAATACATATAGAATTGGCATCATTATTTAATTGAACATAAATAAAGTTACCAGGAGCTGTTGATGGTGATGGTGTAATTGATGGTGTTCTTGATGGAGTAACAGTAATTGAAGGTGTTGGTGTCGGGGTAACATTCAATGATAATGATGGAGTTACTGATGGTGTTCTAGTAGGAGTTGGTGTAGGAGTTCTACTAACAGTTCTAGAAGGAGTAATACTTGGAGTAACAGTAACAGATACTGTTCTAGAAGGTGTTATAGAAGGTGTTACAGTTATAGAAGGAGTTCTAGTTGGAGTTGGTGTTGGGCTTGGTGAAACTGCAACTACTGTTAAGGTTTGTTGATTCCCACAAGCTTCATTATCATTTACTACAATAAAAACAGTGTCACTATTATCAGGTACAGAATAAAATCTACCTGCTTGTAATTGAGCAAATGTTAAACCACTCTCTAACCTATTAGCAAGAGATACAGAACTTGTATAAACACTATAAGGTCCATTAGCAGTACCAGAAGATAAATATAAATAAACAGATTGTGGCAAGTTATATTATTTTATATAAATATTAATTTTCACGTCTTTCTTCAGGTTTATACCATACTATTCGATTGTGATTGATAGGAGATGCTAATAATATTGCAGGTTTTAAATTACCTTTACGAGTTTCTTGAAACATATAGCTCATCCATGTTTGTTCATAAGGATGTGCCCATTTAGTATCAAGAAACATTTTTTTATTACCTTCTTTACTTACAATCATAGGCCAATTAGCATAATATATTTCACCTGTAATGTAACTTAATTCATCTAATACTTCAATTTTATTAAATTGAGTACGAGGAGCATTAGGATCTAAACCATTTATTGGTAATTTTGAATAATAAGGCCATATTTCTTCCCTAATATTTTGAGGAACATTATACCAAGATACTTGAATATTGTTATCCATGTATACTTCTGTATATGACAATTTAAGAAAATCAAATTTTTCCTTAAGCATTATTTTATGGATTTTATCATATAAATTAGGGATATATTGTCTAAATCCATTTCTACAGAATTTACCTTCCATAGATAAATCATGCAAACACATATCATCCTCTAAAAACACATAATAATCGCTATCTGACTCAGCAAAATGTTCTGCTACAATTTGACGTCCACCACATATACCGCCGTTTTTACCGGTTATTATGTGCTCGAATCCATATTTATCTGCTATTATTTTATTATCAATTCGCGCTTGTTCATCTGTAGAGTTATCAATTAATATTTTGCGAGTTTTATCTAACCATTTAGGATGTTTTTCATAACTAGATAATATTGTTTGTAATTGTTGAGGAAAATTAAATGTTAAAATGTATAATGATGTTTTAATATTATCTAAAGATAAACTAGGTTGAGCATATTGTATTCGTTTTTCGGGTATAGGCTCTAACTGAACTTTTTCTTCATCTAATGCTTGAATAAATTTAATTATTAATCCATTTTCATCAAGAGCAAAACGTCTATATTTTTCAGGTTGTAAATAAGACATTATAAGAAATATACTTTCTTCAGTTCCCATTAATCCTTCTGATAGTGATCTATCTACTAAAGAATAATAAAGTCCATTAGCTTCATGTATAGCTTCTTTAGTTCCACCAAATAATCCACCTCTACAAACCCATTTTGCAGTATCATTACAGTATTTATTTATTTCTTTAAATTTAAAACCATGAATTTCATCTGTAGATTCATATGGGTATGATAAAAATAAAAATGGATTTAAATAAGAAGTAATTTTATCTAATACTTTTTGTTCTACAAAATATTTCTCATAAACTGTATTTGTAATACCTGCATCTAACCAGATAAAGTAATTAGTATTAAATGGATTCCAAATAGTAGAATCATGTAACATAAACATTTTAGACATTACAATTGGATTATACCATTCATTAGATGCTTGAGGACTATTAGGTAACCATCCTCCAGGACCTGTCAAATTAAGCCATTCAGGATTAGTTCTTATTTGTTGAGTTTTATCCCAAAAAGGAGAATACAATCTTTTTACATCATCTAATTCATATATTTTTACAAAAGTATTTTCTTTTGAACGTTTAGTCCAAACTAAATGTTCATATTCTTTAGGAATAAAGATAATTAAATTAGCATCTATATCTAAAAAATGATTAAAATGATGAATATAATGATCAAAAGATCGTCCTGGTCTACTTATATTCCACAATCCTGTTACTATGGTTAAATCTTTATTCATTTATTTTAAATAACCCTTTTGTACAAAATACATATAATTTTCATCTATTTTATTATGTCTAAATAAATTACAACCTTCCAATCCTTCATGAGAAGTATGTCTTAATACAGGAAAAGTTTCAACTCCACCTCTTTGAGTCCATTCTTCATGTGTTATTAAAGGTGTATCATGTTCATAAAAAGTAACTAAACGTGATATTCCTTGTTTAGACATATAAGCAGACACTACAATATCATCGGACCATGATTTATCAACAAAATCAGTAAAAAAATCATCTTCAAACCATTTACGTCTATAAGATATTGTTTTATAGTGTTGTAAATGATTAACATATACATTTTTAAAAACAGATACTACATAATAATTTCTAACATCATCAAACACTGTTGGATCTTCTGCTCTAACTCCGTCATACCCAACAGCTGTATTTGGGAATCTATATTGATTTTTTACTTGTTCATCTACCATTTTAGGATGGTAAACCAAATCATCATCGCAAACAATAATAATAGCTTCAGGGTCATCAACACGTTTAATAGTATGAGCTAATTTAGTAATTGAACCTAAATCTTCTAATCCTTCAAATATTTTAAATTTAGGATTATTAACAGATAATTCTCTTAACCATCCAGGAATAATATATTCTTCCCCAGTTTGTTTATAAACACCAGGCACATTAAAGTGAATTTCATATTCGCCTTCATAATCCTGATTAATAAGTGAACTAATGTTACTTTTAATTCCAGAATCATAGTCTTGAGTTATTCTACTTGGAATTGTTGTTAATGTTACAATTACTTTATCCATTTTTTTCTATATATATTATATCGTGATTTTGTAATAATTGATAAATAAAATCTTCTGCTCTTCCATATGAATCTCCGCTTTTTTGTCTAAATTCCCAAAAACCTGAATTAGGATAAGGTAAACTATATTTAATTGGGAATGAATATGCAGGACGACCATATTCATTTACTGGTCTCCAGTCTGTTTCTTGGTCCCATGTTACACATCTAAAATCAATTTGGTGTTTTTTACAATAATACCCCATAAGAGTATCATCATTGTCACTAGATAATAATAATTCTCTATTAAAATCTTCTTTAAAATATTTCCTTTTATAACTAGCTGAATGCCAATGACCAGGTACGGTTAATTGAAGATCATATTTGACAGGAAAATAAAAATGAGTTGTTCTTAATACATATTTTTTAATGTTATCTTCTTCCCATTCTCTTTTTTCAACAGGAGTATCACCTCTAAAAACAATAACTGAATTAGGGTATTGTTTTAATTTTTTTAAATGGTATTCTAACATATCTTCATGATATACATGATCATCATCACATATAATTAATATATCTTCAGGATCTTGTGATATATCTAGAACACCAGTAATTTTAACTATAGGACCAAAATCTTCATCTACTCTATGTATAATTAGTTTAGAATTTTGCAAAGCAAATTGCTTTAAGTTATCATTTATAATATATTCTTCATCATTATTATTTTTATAATAATAAGGAATACTTAATACTACTTTATAATCTTTATCAGTATTTTGATTTAAAAGTGATGTTAAATTTTGTTCAAAAGATTCCCACAAATTTATTCTTATAGGAACTGTTGTTAATGAAATATATATCATATTATAATGTTTTTAAAAAACTTAAATTACATTCTAATGTAGAAGTGTTGTTAGGATAATCTAAATCTTTTATAGGATAATCTTGATTGTCTGGTGTTAATTCTGTAATATATTTTCTATTTACAAATGAAAATTCAGCTACTCTTGGAACTGTATGCCCTTCATATATAAATTCACCTCCCCAATTATTGCCATGAACATGTGTTAAAATAAAGTGTTTATTAAGTTTTTCCATCATTGTTACAAATCTTTCTTGGTTTTGTGGTTGTTCTAACCAATGTACTTCAACTACAATTCCACAAACAAATGTTGCTAAATCATCAATATCAGCATGAATAAAATAATCATATTCTGCCCCTTCTGTATCAATTTTTAAAAATATATCACCTTCAATTTTAAATTCATTATAATGTTCTCTAACGTCTTTAACACTTAAAGTATCAGATAAATTTTTAACAGTTTCAGAAATTACTTCTAATGCTTTTCTAAGCTTTTTTATTTTAGTTATACTTTTATCTTCATTTAAATCACTAAGTGCTTTAGCTAAAATATTTTTTCTTATATCTAATTCTTGAAGTAAACTTAATTCTTTATCATTATTTGGTTTATTTGAGCCTAACCCTTCAGGATAAAAATATTGTTCACCTTGACCATAACTTTTATCACCACCATAACCATAAGTAAATAACGTAGTACATTGTTTAAGTACTATTTCTGATGCAACATAACCACCATCGCTTTTATTACCTAAGCGAATTTTTGGGGAATTAATTTTGTAAGGTTTAAAATATTTTAACATAATTATTAATTTAATAAGGAAATTCTATAAAATGGTCTTCGTAGTATTTTTTTAATTTGTCATAATTTTTATTTATGAAATCTTGTTTTCCTATCATTGATGGCTCCATATTCATACCCCAATTCCAAAATCTATCTTCAGGATATGAGTTTATTTCAAAAGATTTAGTTCTAGAAAAACCAAATTCCTCAGTCCATGGAAAACATTTTACATCTAATAAATTAAAAATTATTGATAATATTTGTTCAGATTGTAAATTCCACATGCTGTGTGTTCCTAAGAAAAAATATTCTTCTTTTTTAAGAACTAAAATATCATAAATAATATTGTTTAATAACTCAAAAAAAGGTTTAATCATTTCTTTATCAGGAAATCTAAGTGTTCTAAAATTACCATCAGTTACTGTAAAATAATTAATTATTTCTTTATCTGTTAATTTATATTCATTATTAATATAAGTAGCACATGTTTTTAAAAATTTGCAATTTGTTTCATCATATGAACCTCCAGCAGGTGTTGAAATTATTTTATTTTCTAAAGACTCTGTAAAATTGGGATACGGATGTGAAGTTATAGGTTTATAAAAATAATTTTCTAATTTTTGATAATATTCATCATTTATTACAGGTAAAACATCACAATCCATAAAAATAAATCCTAAATAATTTGTTACATTTTCCCATAAAAATACAAATCGTCTTAATAAAGTAGGAATTTTTACATTATTTTTTATAAAATATTCAGCATATTCTGCTTCATTATCAATTAATGGAGGTATTTTTTCTAACTCAATAGACCAAGGATAATTTTTTCGTAATTCATCCAAATTTTTAATAATTAAATTAGGCATAAAAGATACAGACGAAAAATAATCAACATCATCTGTCATTATAAATACATCAAAATATCTATATGAAGAACATGTTTTCAGATTATATAATAATCTAGCTTTATGTGTAGGTCCTAAAGCAAATTGAACTATTAGTATTTTATCCATTTAATCTATTTTATGTTCTACTCGTTCACACCAACCTTTATTATCACTGTAAGCCCAATATACTACTCTAGATGGTTTTTTATTTACTAGAAAAAACTCTTCATAATGGATATTTTGTCCTTTATTAAAATTATCTAGTTCTGTTCCTTTAATTATTTTAGTACTAATAGAGTTACCTATTTCATCATCAAATGCTATTAATACAAATGAATAATCATTACTAGTAAATTGTGCTTTATTAACATTAACTAAATAATAAAAAGATTCCATAAAGGATTGTTCCCACAATTCATCATTTTCAATAACTGGGTTGGGAGGGTAATTATTATCTAGTGTGTATTTTTGTACTGCTTTTTTCTTAAAGTTAAAACCAGCATATTTTTCATAATCACGCAATGTTCTTACAGTCCCTAAATCATATCCTGTTAAATCAATATTTGGGTCTTCTTCAGTACGTAATAAACATCTAATCTTTTTACGGGCATATTCTTGTTTATTAAACCAATCTACACCTAATTTAGAATCATCATCCCATTTAAGTCTTCCTGCTCTTTCTTCTCTCATAGTAGAATGCCAAATAACTATTTTATGAGGATGAAAGAAATCATATCCGTGAGTATATGAACGAACAGTTAAATTTATTTCTTCACCACTAAAATAAATATCAGGATCGTGTTTTATTTCACGAGCCCATTCGCTTCTAGCGAAATCAAAATGACCACATAAAAATCTGGACATAGGAGGTTCAGTCATTTCTTCATATCCATGTAATAATCCTGGTCTAATAAATATAGTACCATGAGGATAAAAACAAGCAAATTGTGATTGCCAGGGTTCCATTGATCTGCCTGCAGGATCATTAAATGGATCATATAAAGGTGAATAGCCTGCTATAATAGGTTTATAACCTTTTTGTTCAAGATCATTATGCATTTGGATTAAAGTTTCATCCCAATCTTGAGCAAATCGATGATGAGAATCTAATTGACAAACATAATCTTCGTCTGTTAGTAATTGTTCATTAATTATAGCTCTAGCCCAAGGTAATCCTTTAGCTTCTTTATAATCACATTCAAATATTTTAAATCGTTTATCAGATTTAAATTCTGTAAGATCGTCAAAACCATCTTCAGGGTGGAATTGTCTACAAATTCCAAAATGAATGCGTTTAGGATATTTTGCTTTATCTAAAGCATCCTTAATAGTAGGTATTAGTTCAGGATCTCTATAAGCTGGTAAATGTAATAATATAGTTGGTTTTTTACTCATAATTTATTTTTTGTTCTATAACATCACACCAACCTTTTAATTTACTATGTGGCCATACTCTCCAACTATAAGGTTGTTTATTATCTTCATATTCTCTCCAAATATGAATAAAATTGTCTTTAGGATCTATTGTTAGTATATTTTTTAATTCATGTTCATCACAATCTTGTCTATAAAGATCATTTCCATTTTCATCTAACAAAGCTACTACAAATAAATCATAATCATTTTCAGGTAAAGATCCTTTATAAACATCAATACAAACTTTTATTTTATTGCATAAACCTGATTCATAATCTCCTTGTGTTGGTGGATGTTTATGTTCTAAAGTATACTTATGTATTTGTCTAGTTTTAAATTTTAAACCAGCATATTTCTCATAATGTTCTAATGTTCTTTGAGTTCCAAACCAATATTTTCCAAATTCTTTTGCAATACACCCTCCACACCCTTCATTCATACCAAATAAAGCTCTAAAACGAGCATATGATCTTTTATCATGCTCACCAAAATTAGAATTATCATCCCAATGTTTCTTTTTACCTTCTCTAGTATATTCATGCCAAGCATAAACTTTATGAGGATGAAATAAATCATATCCCCAGGTATAAGCACGAACGGCTAGTGATGTTTCTTCACCATGGAAATAAAAATTAGGATCATATGGAACTTCTTTAACAAATTTACCTAAGGTAAATATAAAATGAGCTGATATAAAGCGAGCAAATACAGGTTCTATCATATCTTTCCATCCATCTAATCCTTGTGGCCTTAAAAATACAGCTCCTTCAGGTAAAAATCTATCTATATTTAACATCCAACATTCATTAATACGATCATTAGGATCTTTATCTGGAAAGTATGATGGTAAATACGTTGATAATAGAGGTTTATAGTATCCAACACATCTTAAATAATTTAAAATATCAATTAATTCAGTATCCCAATTTTTAATAAAGCGATGATGTGAATCTAATTGAAAATAATAATCTTCGTCTTGGTAATATTCTTGAATTTTAGCTCTAGCCCAACATACACCTTGAGCTTCATTATAGGGTATATCTATAATTTTAAATCTAGGATCATCTTTATATTGTTCTAAAGTATCCCATTCGTCTTCTACAGAATGTTGCCAAGCAATGCATATTGTTAGTCTATCAGGATTAGCAGCATTAGATAATAAATTATCTAGTGTAGATAATAATTCAGGATCTCTATAAGCAGCTATTGAAACAAAGATTTTAGACATAACTATAATATATAACTTTTATTTTGAATTTCCAACTTGTAAATTAAAAGCAAGCAAATATATCATTATTATTAACATATACTGTTATATTAATATCAGTACTTGTTGAAACAGTTATATTATACCCACAATATGTAGGATCATTAGAAGGACAACCTCCCCCTGTTTGAGCATTAAAATATACAGGAGTTCCTACACCATCTATTACTCGAACATAAAAATTATTTCCATTAGTTACATCAACGCTACCCATTGTATTACATGTTGTTTGATCTATAGTTGGTGTAAAACTAGTATAATTTACATTATCATTTGACCATTGAACAGTGCATATAGTATTTGTTTGAGAATCACCATATTTAGCATTTACATTTATTGAAGATTGTGCTGGAACGGGTGATGTACTAGGTGTTGGTGTTAAGGATGGTGTTGGTGTTAAGGAGGGTGTTAATGATGGAGTAGGTGTAGGTGATGGACAAACACTACAAGCTGAAATTACTGTAGCAACATTACCACTAACAGTAGCTGTTACAAAGTTTCCAGCAAATGAAATATACACTGTTTGACCATTAAAGGCACTAAGACAACTTGCTGTGAATGTAGTACAGCTACAGAAATTAGAAGAATTACCTTGTAAATTACATGATGTAGCTCCAATTCCAGAACATGCACTATTAGAATCAGTTGAAATTAATGCATTAAATAAGAATGGTGATGTTGATGGAGTTGGCGTTATGCTCGGAGTAGGAGTAATACTTGGAGTTGGCGTTATACTTGGAGTTGGCGTTATAGAAGGAGTTCTAGTAATACTTGGAGTAGGTGTTATACTAGGTGTTGGTGTAATACTTGGAGTAGGAGTAATACTTGGAGTTGGAGTTATTGATGGCGTTGGGGTTACAGAAGGAGTTCTAGTAATACTTGGAGTAGGAGTAATTGATGGAGTTGGTGTAATACTTGGTGTTGGTGTTATGCTTGGGGTAGGTGTTATACTTGGAGTAAGACTTATACTTGGGGTTGGTGTTATTGATGGAGTTAATGATGGAGTAGGTGTTATACTAGGTGTTGATGTAATACTTGGTGTTGGTGTAATACTTGGAGTAGGAGTAATTGATGGAGTTGGTGTAATACTTGGAGTAGGAGTAATTGATGGAGTTGGTGTTAATGATGGAGTTCTAGTAATACTTGGAGTAGGAGTTATACTTGGAGTAATACTGATAGATGGAGTTATACTAATACTTGGAGTAATACTGATAGATGGAGTTATACTAATACTAGGTGTTAGTGATGGAGTTGGTGTTATACTTGGAGTAGGTGTAATACTAATACTAGGTGTTACTGATGGAGTAATCGTTATTGACGGAGTAGGAGTTACACTAGGTGTTAAAGTTATACTTGGTGTTATTGACGGAGTAGGAGTTATTGATGGTGTTGGTGTTACAGAAGGTGTTATTGTAATTGATGGTGTTATACTAGGAGTTCTAGAAGGAGTAATTGAAATAGATGGTGTTACAGAAGGTGTTATACTAATACTTGGAGTAATACTAATAGAAGGTGTTATACTAATAGATGGAGTTGGAGTAATAGAAGGTGTTACAGATGGTGTTATACTAGGAGTTCTAGAAGGAGTAATTGAAATAGATGGTGTTATACTTGGAGTAACTGAAGGAGTTACTGTTGGTGTGGTAGTTGGAGTTGCCGTTGGTGTAATAGATGGAGTTGGCGTTATAGAAGGTGTTACAGTAATACTTGGTGTTATAGTAACACTAGGAGTAATTGTTATAGAAGGAGTAGGAGTTATACTTGGAGTACGAGTTGGAGTTACAGAAGGTGTTGGTGTTATACTTGGAGTTACAGTAACACTAGGAGTACGACTAGGTGTAATTGAAGGGGAAGGAGCTATTAAAGCATAGCTAATTCCAAAATCACAGTCAGGGCAAGTTAAATCAACTGTTATTAATCCTAAATTACTTGTAAGTAAACAACCACTACCTAACTGAGAATTAATAGTATGATATATTTGATATCTTGTATTAGATTTAAAAGAATTCAATGTTACTGTTCCATTACCATTATTAGTAAATAATGATACTTGATCTGCACTTCCTGATAACACAACTGAGTTAGGTAATAAAGTAGCATTACTTCTAGCTATATCATTTGTTATTACACTAAAAGTTTTATTAACATTATTTGAAGGAAAAGTAGCATATACAGCTCTTGCTAATGGAGGTAATGGAAATATATCTTGATAATCTTGATTAGTAATTACCATTAATCCTTGAGGGTAAAATACATTTCCTATATGAGTTGTATTATAATCATAAAGATTTCCATTCCCATCATCAGTAATATAATAAGCAGATGAGGATAATATTATATTATAAGGTAATAATTTATTACCATATATATCTTGTCTAACAGCTAATACACGAATACCAGCATTAGAAGCTGTTGGAAAATTATTTATAAATCGAGGATTTTCATCATAATTAAAATATGATGCAGAAGCTGGTTGTTGAGAAGCAGAAACGTAGAAAACTGTATTTGCAATAGAAGAAGTATTAATAATAGAACCACTAAAAGCATGATAAAACATATGATTCATTTGATCATAAATCAAACGTTCATATTGACCCTCTGTTACTGGGTCGCTTGTAGTATTAAAACTTCCTGTAAGGTTAGTACCTTTATAGATTATTAGGCTTTGATCATTTTGTGGATAGCAATTATAGGATAAATTCCATTGCCTATTAGCAGCATAAGCTACATGCGTAACATCTGATTTGCTTAGTTTTCTGAATGAAGACATGCATTAATAATCTAATTTGATTCTTATTAGGGCTTCTTTTGTAAAATCTTTTACTAAAGGTTTACTTAATTTTGCTACAGCTAATAATTCATTATTATCATTATACATACCTACTGTGGTAATGTAGGTTTGTGGATTATTAATTAATGTAGTGTAAACTAAATTACCATTAGAATCTATAATAGAAGGATTTGTTGTATAATTAAATTCACCATTCTTTATACGAGTAAAGAAATAACGTGAAGACACAGTTTCAGAAGATCTTAGTTGAAATAAAGATCCTGTAGTAATAGAATTAAATAAATTTAAATGGTTAAATACCGCAGTTGAAACAGATCCTGTATTAGGTAATGTCATAAAAGTTGCTAATCCACCATTTACAGCAGCATTTAATACTATAATATTAAGATCTGGGAAGAATAATCCATAATAAATTGAAGGTGAAGTTAATGGATTCCAGTGATTACCATTACTACCACTAATAATATTAAAATATCTATTTTCTCCTATATAGCGAGATAAACTTGTAGTACCACTATCATCAGTTAATTGTAAACTACCACTTAATCTTAGATTAAGAGATCCAGGTTGAATAGATTCTTTGTAACGAGCTCTTGAAATATTAATTACATATATAGAAGGAGATGTTGTAAGACCTCCATCAAAACTAAAGTTTTGAGTTTCAGTTCCATAAACTAAAGTTCTATATTGACCATATACTACACGAGAAGGAGTATATCCAACTACAGAAGAATTAATAGGAGCTGAACCAGACCCACTAACGTGTCCATATTGAATACTAAACTGCAATGAACATGAAGTACAAGTGTTTACATTTGCATTGTAAACATCTAAATAATATTCAGTATATCCACTTTGAGTAAAAAATGAAGTTAAACCATAATTATCTCCACTCCATAAACCTCGTACTACAGTTTCTGAACTAATTACTGAATCATCTATTGCGTATCTTGAAAATGACATTTTTTATATTATTTTAGAATGTTGCTACTTTTTGAATATTTAAAGGAATAGTAACTCTTGCACCACTATCTCTACCAATTACTGTAATAGTAGTTGTTAATGTAGATAAACTAGACCCAAATAAAGTATTAATTGTTGTACCAGTTAATGTAAATGAAGTACCTAACTGAGAGAAAGATAGAACAGTACCTGATGTAGTATTAGCAATTGAAGAAGCAGGAGTTGTTGCTGTAATTCCGGTACCTGTAAATGATGATAATAAGCGAATATCTGCTATTGTAGCTATATACCCATTAGTTTCAAATGTTGAAACAGCTCCTAAATAATTAAGAGTTTGAGGAGTAATTGTTAAAGAAGCACCTTGTTTAAGAGCAATACTACTATATCCAATATTAATAACTGGTAATTTAGAAGTTCCGCGAGGTAAAGTTACTAATTTATAACGCATCATTTGCGTATCTTCAGGGAAAGCTTCTATAACAGGCATATTTTCAATAGCCTCACCATAAAACGCCGACCCTGATGGATGGTTTGGGTTATATAAAGTATAATCAACTTCATCATCTGCTAAAGCAAATTGCGTAATTTGAAATGAACCATCATTACGAGCTAATAATTCACGCCCTTTTGTGGTTAATATTGCATCTACAGTAACTGTTGTAGGATTTAAAATTGCCATAAGTTTTTATATTGTATATACTATAAATATATTAAATTATTAAGTTTGTAATAGTTTTTGTTTAACTTCTTTGGTTATAACATCTATATTATCTAAAACATCTGGTGATATATTTGATGGTATTACAAAACCATATGATGTTTCTCCATCACGTTTAGGAAAAACTAATATCATATTTGTTTCATCTTTTAATTTAGTTAATAATATAAATCTTGATATTGTTGTTGTACTATAAGTAGGTATTGCTAATAAACCAGGTAAATTAGGTGATACTTGTAAATTTAATTTACTATCTACTGTGCTTACTCCTGATATAGTACACTCAAAATATTGAGTATTGTTAACATAATAAACTATTAGCTGATCTCCAACCTTAGGTGAAAAAGTGTAATCTACATTTCCATAAGTTGCATATAATGAATTTGAACCAGTATTTGGTAAAAATAAATAATCTTTTAAATTTGATAAACTTCTATTTAAAATAAAAGTATTGTTATTTGTAGAACCAGATACAAACGGTTCTAAGGAAGATGTAGCAAAAGGTATATTACCTGTTTGATTTGCTGATTGTCTATTTCTTAATCCATCATATATTGTACCATCTCCTGTAGGTAAAAGTGAAGCTGTATAGTTAACAGTTGTTGTTGATTCTTGAAATAATTGAAATGAAACTAAACTACCTGATAATAAATTAGTTTCAGGAGTAGAAACAGTAAATCTTACAGTTGAATTTAAAACAGGTGAAGGGTAAGTGTACATGTTAGTAGTTAACAATATTGTTGGTACAGCTGTTTTAATTCTTTCATTACATATACTATTTATAATAGTTGTAGAAGAACCTACATTTAAATCTGAAGATCCAGGTAATATTGTTTTGACTCCTGCCGGGGGAGTATAAGCATATATATAATTAATTTGATAATTTCCTAAATCAATATACCTTTCACTAGAACCATCACATCCAGCATAATAAGTTACAGCTAAAGATGTAGCCACAGCAAATACTAAAGACCCAGCCGAAATAGTAGCTACGAGCGAATTTGATGAATTATATACTTGTATAGATGTTGGTGTAGTAAAAGTAAATAAATCATTTACAGATGAATAAGGAGGTCCTGGTGTGCGAGCATCATCGAGAGAACCATTATTATAATATAAAGTTGAATTTACTTGGGTACTTGTATTAGTTGATGAAATAGTTTTAGTGTCTGATGCTAATACATTTATAGTACCACCTGGAGTAGTTGAGCTAACTATTCTAAATTTATAAATACTACTATTATTTGATTCAGGATAAGAAAAATTTATACCAAAATCAGCATCAAAGTAATAATTACCTGTTTGAGAAACACTATAAGTAGGAAATTGTTTTGTAACATTACTACCATTAGTATAAAAAGCATTCCCATTATTATAATTGGTATCAGGTACATCAAATAATTGATAAATATTACCACTAGGATGAGTAGCAGGAGCATTAGATTGAGTAAGCATCTGATATCTAGCAAACGAAGTTCCTGAACCCGTTATAAATCCATTTGTATTATTTACTCTAAATAAAGAAGAAGCTACATTATCTGAATATTGGAAAAACAATTTATGGTCTTCTGAGCTGCTAAAATATAGTATAGGAGCATAATTATACCCACTATTAAATATAAATTTAGACCCATCTGTTGTTTTTTGATTTGAATATTGTTGATTATCAAATTGTGATATAACAGTATTAAATCCAGCTTTAAATGTATTCTGAACTTCTTCCCAATGTTTATTTCTTTGATTTAGTTCTGTTAAACTACCAAATTCATCTACTAAATATTTTAATATAACATTATTTCTTAAAGGAACTTTTAAAAATGAACTTGATACTATTTGAGTAAATAATCCTATTTTTCTTACATAATGATCAATAACAGCTGTTTTACCAAATGATTGATCACCACCATATGTAGTAGATGCACTAGTATAATTATTATATGTAATACTATTTAATTTAGTTCCTTCATACCTAGGTCTAAAATATGAAACTAATTCTAAATTTGAATCTTGTAATGAAGCTGATGTATAGATACTTATAGATCCACTTCCAATTCCTGCTACAAAACTCCCTGAAAATTCTATATTTCTTCTAGTTGATGATAATCTATTATTAGAAACATTATTAATAATTACATTAAATCCAGATCGTGAAAAATTATTTAAATCTATACGTTGGTTTATAGGGTGTTGATTATTATATAAATTAAAATCTCCTAAATATGGATTTTCATTACTAGGAATAAAATATGTATTATATAAATTTAAATTACTTCCACTTATTTCACCATTATAAAATGCTCTTTTATCTCCAGGTAAATTCCTAAATAATAAATCGTATTGAGCATTGATTTGAGAGGCACTAATTGAACTTTGATATACAGTTTGTACTGAAGTAGTATTAGGACGAGCATAAGATATTTTATTTCTTTCAAGTACAGGTGAATTTATTGTAACTCCTGTAGATAAATTAGCTCTAGCTGGAATGTAATCTTTCAACATTTTGAATAATGAGTTGTCAAAATATTGAATTAACCTAGTAAATCCATTATAGTCTAATAATGAACCAGTAAACCCTCTAAATGAACCCGTACCTTGTCTAAAATATATATCTTTTTGAGTAATTAAATCATCATAAGAACCACTATATAATTGTCTAGGATCACCTATGTAATTATCTAAAACCCAATTAGGATTATTAGCCGATATAGAACGTGAAACATAAGTATCAATTTGAGATTGAGGTGAAAAAGATATATCTACATAATGTTCATCTTTATTTCTAAATTTAGATGATTCTGAAGTAGGAGATTGGATACTTATATAAGGTGATAGTACACTACCTGTTATAATAGTATTTGCAATTCTAACTTTATTATTGTTAAATCCAGTTAATAATTCTGTTTTAGTAGCACCTCCAAATTCTTTTACTTCTATTATACTAGCACTAACAAAAGCACTACCTGTAGGAGTATAAAATGAAGAGGTAACAGATCCTGATATTATGTTATAATAATCTTTATTAGGAATACCAAAAATAGATGTAAATGTATTTAAACCACTAACAGTTCCTTTTTGTTTTAATAATAAAGGTAAATTATGATAAATACGTTTGTAAGATTCAATTAATAAATCTTTACGAGGAATGTTATTTAAAAAACTACTTGTAGCACTAAAATTATTTAATGAACCACTATATGAACCACTCCCAGCATTAGTTCCTAATAAATAATTATTTAAGTCTTGATTACTAAAACTATTATAGACATCTATTCCTAAAGATTTTAATACATCATATACTAAATCTTTAGATACACCTATATTTAAATTATTATTTGCTAAATTATTGTCAGTAACTGCTTTTAAATAAATCCATATATTATCAAAATACTGACCCATCATATTGACAAAAGTCAAATAATTTTGATTATTATCATCATCCTTAACAAAAGAAGGAATAATATATTCTAAATTATTAAAATTATTTAAATCATAATTTATGGAGCGACTTAAAGCAGCATTAGACCAACTTATAGCTTGGTTAGAAGCTGTTGAAAATAAAGAATAAGGCTTATTTGATCCTATTTTAGGCCATGGTGTAATACCATATTCATATGATGAAGATATAGAACCTGATTCAAAATATAAAAATGATTCAAAACTATCAAAATTAATAATAATTTCATTTAAACTAGAAGAAGCAGTATTAATTTCAGATTTAAGACTTCCTATACTAGATGAAAAAGGACTATACTGAATAATTAAATTGTTATAATTTTCAATTTGTTTTACTTTAGTATAAAAATTACTTATACGACTTTTAGCAGAACTAAAAAATATAAATTTAGTAAAATCAGTATAATCTACATTAATATTTATACTTTGAGTTGCATTTAGACTTAATAATTGTCTGTAGGATGAACTTTGAGCTGCTTGTAATCCTAATAATAAATTATTGTAATTTTGATATGAGGTAGGTATAGTTCCTTGTTCTAAAATTTCTATATCAAAATTAGGACCTCTTAATGTTGGTGGGGGAGAAGGAATAACTAGTTTATCTAAATTAATATCAAATACATAAGGATTAACCTTTTCTTCTACCACCCATAACGAAGTTTTTTCGTTTATACTTAATGGTAAAGGTTCATATAATTTAAATAATATTTCATAACCAGGATCTACAACATTTAAAGCAATATTTACTGCTATTGCTTGTATATTATTACTAAAATTTAAAATATAATCTGTAAAATAAATAGAACCTGTAGATTCATTAATTAGATTAGTAACACTTTTTTCTATTTCCCCATTTGTTAATGTTGTAGAACCAACTCTTAATTCAGTTCTATCTGCTGAAATTTCTTTAATAAATAAATCTCTACTAGATGGATTAGAAATTTTATTAGTAAAAAAGTTATATTGAACTCTAAATTCCCCAGATGAATAACCTATTTTTTGTAGATCCATAACTGGATCTATTTCTACTATAGGTAATGTAGATAAAGATGAAGTAAATACTGATACAGTTCCTATAGGTAAATCAGCTATTGAGCCGTAGATATTAGGAGATGTTTGAGTTGATGGTATAAGGCCTTGATCAGAAGGTAATTTAAAATTACGATAGTTATAATCTAAATTTAATAAATTTCCACCAGCGTCGTATATATAATATTCAATATAATCATTAGATTTTCCAAAACTTTCTTGAATGTTTTGAGAAGAAATTAACCTAATATCATCATTAGAATAGCGAGATACTACAGTACTATTTAAAATATTACCTATTATTTTAATATTATCTGCCATTATTTAATATTCAAATCTTTAATTGTTTTTTGAGTATCTAAAAGTTCTTGTCTTAAAGAAGTAATTTCATCTAATAATGCTTGTACATTAGTTGTGCTAATATCTACTCCTAAATAATCTGCTTCTCTTTGTAAAATATATTGATGTGAATTACTTTCTCCATCTTTAGGAATTTGATAAAACAAATTTTCATATAATTGAAAGAAATCATCAACAGTAAATGTTGGGGTTTCTTCAAATGTTTGATTATTTAATAATTGATTAAAATTAGTATCAATTACTTTTAAATAACTATCTTTTTTAAAAACAGTTTTTTGTATTGGAATCTGAGACGACATTACTTATTAACTTTAAAATAATAACTATTATCACTTATAATTGTTTCACCAGTTGATAATACAGTTTTAATTAAAAATTTATAATAACGATCTGGTTCTAATCCATTCATATATAAAGTAAAATAATTACCTACTGAATCACAACTAATTTTAGTATAATTTGTATCATAATCTATAATAATTTCTTGGGTATCCAAATCTACTAATGACCAATATGAAGTAGGTGGTAAAATTTTATTTACTAAATATATGGAAGTAGTTTGAAATACCCTAGTAGGATATTTATCTCTTACATTTATTCTAAAACGTTGTACTGAATCTTGTTTAAATTCACCTTTATTTTCTCCCATAGTAGCTACAAATAAGTTATTATTTATGGCTTGTAAAGATCCAGGAGAATATGATGAATCATCCCATCTAATTTCTAAACATGGAGGGTAAATTGTATGGGTATTATCTGAAAAATATTTTGTTTCAAATTTAGAAGCTGAAGTAAATTCTATAGATGATGAATGTTTTAAAATAATACCATAATTAGGTATAGAAGAACTATACCATGCATTTACAGTATTAGTTATATCCATTTCTATATCTTTAGAAGTAGAAAAACTAAAAGATTGTGTTGATTGATAATTTGAACCTGTATACCATAATCCACCTCCAACTGTACCATTAACTCTATAAGAGCCTGTAGTACCTGTTGGTAAGCTTCCAACAATAAACCATGTGCTACCACTTACTAAATCTTTATATTGCCAACTAGCACCATTACTAGTAATGGGAGAATTAGCTAATCTACCCGTACCTTTATTCCAGTCAACAGCTATGGGGTGATTAAACAAGGTGTAATTTAGAGGTAAAGCAGTAGCATTAGCTAAATATGCTTTAAAATAAGCACTATAATTATTACCATTAACTTTACTAGTAATAGTATCAACAATCTCGTCTGTAGGAAATTTAATTAAAACACGGGATACTTCATCAGTTCCATTGATACTATAATATGTACTAACTTCTAGTATTTCGTCTAATCCCGTGTTAGTAGTGGGATAGAATGAATATAAAGTAGCACTTTTTTCAGGAAATATTTTATAAACAGCCATAATTTAATGTTATTACATATAAATATAATGTTTATTAAATATTTACATAAGTTGTACCAGGTATAAAATCTTTTCTATTATGTTTATCTAATAACTGTTTCCAAGTATAACCAAAATCTTTTTGAAAATGTGGTGAATCTTTAAATTTCCAATTACCTCCCCATTCCCATCCATTAGACTTAAGAATATTTACTACTTCCATCCAATCAGCTTTACCATCTTTATCAAAATCTTTTACTTCATTCCAAGATGCTGATTCAAAAGTATTATTGTTATCATTATCTGCAAGTAATACTATATCCAAAGCTAATCCATAGTTATGTATGCTTTGTCCACCTTTAGCTTTAGTTACTATACCTAAACGTTTACCATTATTATCAAATAATTTTGTTCTACCTTGAGCAAATAAAGCGTCTTGTTCAGCAAAAGTTCTTAAAGTATAAGCAAATCTACAAATTGCTCGACCTGTTAAAGCAGGCACAATTTGTGATCTATATATATGTTCTACTTCATTTTTTACTTTTGGATGTAACTGTTGAATTCGATTTAATGTAATTTTATCTTCCATAAATTAATTTTTAATAAATAACAACTCTACCTTGTATATCTGTGTTAGGATATCTAACTTCGAATATTGATGGGTCTAATGAAGGGTAAATATTACCATTTTTAGTAGCTCCCATTATATCATAACCATATTGAGAATAAATAACCCCAGTACTATCTTGTTTATTTACAATTTCTACTTTTACTACTGATTGTACTCCTTTAACTTGTAAAAGTTTAGAATATATATCAGATATAATAATTGGTTGATTAATTTGCCAAGAATTAATATTAAAATGATCTTGTAAAACGGCTATACAACTTTGCAATACATCTTTATTATTGTATCCTGTTGAAGTAGTAATATCAAAATTAACTCCTATATTAATATAGAAAGCATCTCTAATATTAATAGCATCAGTAACCATTCTATATTCATTTAAATAAGTAGTTAAATTTTGTTTTAATGTAGTAGAAGCAGTAGTTAATTGTTTAGATGCATTATAAGCTAAAATATATAAATCTAAGGATAATGGATTATCAGATATTCCTCTTTCATTAAAGTCTTGAGTAATATAAGCTTTAGCTATACTTCCATAATTTGAAGGTAAAGATAAAGTTCTTACTATATAATCATTTTTAGTAACAGCACGTAATTGAGAAGAATAAGCATATAAAGCATTATTTCTAATTTCTTCAATTTCATCTCCTCCTCTACCACCTACAGCAGGAGTAGGATTATTTGATACCACACTATTAATAATAGTACTAGCCAAACCTCCAGAATAACCTGATTTAAATGTAACTCCTGTTGTATCAATTACTGTTAAATCATTTACAGGTACATTTGAAGTAATACCTCCTCCTACTAAATATCTTACAGTTAATGTAGTATTAGATGGAGCAATACCATATTCTTGAGTATAAAATATAGAGGCTTGATTAAAATTATCTCTTAATAAAGATATACCTGGTACTAAACCTAATTGAATATTATCAGGATTAGGTAAAATAGTATTATCATTTCTAGTAGATACCCCAGCTCCAAATTCTAATTGCAATGTATCATCTGATAAAAATCTAGATACAAATCTATATGGTACACGTTGAATTGTAAGTAAATAAGGTACCTGGTCTGTTACTGATGTTGGATTATTAATTTTATTAAATATACTAGATTGGGCAAGATAAGGTACTTCGTACCATTTATTTCCTTGAGTATCCGTTATGTCTAGTACTTGTAATATATTATTATCACTTACAGTAGCGGTTGAAAATTTTTGTGGAGTATTAAATGAAAATGTTGTTGATTTTATTTCGGCTGAGATAGCTTGTACTGATTTTTTAACTAAAAAATAGGTAGCATCAACATATGTGATAACAGCACTTCCAGTATTACTAAAATCTATTTGTTCAGTTGTTATAAACTTAGTTCCTGTAGAAGTTGATGTAATAACTGTATTTTCAGGAACTAATAAGGCAAAAGATGTATCAGGAATTGTTATTCCACCAGCTACTTTATTAGGCATTAATTGGTAAATATCAACGGTTGTTGATGAAGCGTATGATACTTTAGGGCGATAACCTAAAACATAAGATAAAGCATATAAATTTGCTTTTTCTTTAGCATATAATAAAAAGTTTTCTTGAACTTGAGTATCTAAATAAAATGACATTACATCACCAACATAAGATGCCATTTCAATAAACATATTTCCAGGGTTAGCATCTGAAAAATCATTGTATGCTGTTGGAAAGTATGTTTTAGCATAATTTATAAGGTTTGCCTTAAAATCACTAAAATTTTTATTTAAATACGATATATTTTTTTCTTCGTTCATTATTAATTAAATTGAACTGTAATTTGATCAGATGCTCCAGATATATTTAATCTGTAGCTTATTGTTATATTTAATGTATTATAATCAGGATTGGAATTAATATCAATATCAGTTAATGTTACTTCAGGTATAAAAGTATTTACAGCGTTTATTATTTTAAATCTTATTATTTCATTATTATCTTCATTTATTCCTTCAAATAATGAACGCCTTAAATCAGCCCCAAATTCCGGGTTCATTACTCTTTCACCCTTATCAGTTAATAATAAATTAATTAAATTTGACCTAATTTGATCTTTAGTACTATAAGTTCTATTAAAAGCACTAGGAGAACTAAAAGGTAGTGATATTCCAATTGCAATATTTTTTTGTAAATCTAATGGATTTACGCGTATTGTTTGTTGAATTGGCATATTAATCTAAATTTCTTAACCCTTGTCTGTCCATTGGTGTCATATTATTAGCAGCATCTTCTATAAAAGCTAAATATGGATTTACTTTTTCACCAGTAGATTCATCAACGGCATCTATTACTTTTAAACTATTAGTTGCTGAAGGTTGTGAAAATCCAAAAACTTCACCCATTTGAGTAGCTAATTGATTACGTACATTCGATACAGTCGATGGTACATTAGCACTAGTAAAATTTAAAGTTTTATTTTCACGTAATGCTTTTTTTTCCTGTCTAGCCATATGTTCTTCAAGAATATAAGGCAATTCTTCATGAATGGCATCAACTACGGCTTCTTTAATTAATTTTTTAAATGTTTTAGTGTTCATAATTATAAATATTTATCCTTGTAAATTTTTTTGATCTATTATTAATTTTAGTTCATTTACTAATACTTGAGGATCTTGAGTAAATGAATAATCACTCCTAAGTGTTTCTACACCATAACGATCAATAGCTACAGCATAGTGTCGTTTATTACCTTCAACGATAAATTGTGTATTTTGTTCTTCTTTAATATTAAATTTAAAACCTTTATAATCTTCAAATTTAGTTGAAGATCTAATTGAATTTAGTAATGATGTTAATTGATTATTATTTAACATATTTGTAGTTTTACCATCAATTAATCCATTAACATTATTTATTTCTAATTTAAGACTTTCTAAGTCAAATATAGCTGATTGTAAAAGAGGAGATACTACTGCTAAAACTGAACTTAATCCAACTATTATTCTTTCAGCTCTTACTAAAATATTTTGTAGTTTAAGTATAAAGTTAACAGGTATACCAATACCAGGAGGAACAGAAGTTGGTATAGGAATTGATAAAATTGCTCTAACTATTGCACTAAATATGTTAATATATAATTGATATTTAGTAACTTGCTCAGATATTTTTAATAAATTTTGTTCAACTTCGTTTATAGCTTTTAATGTATTATCTCTAAGTATTATAGCTTGTTGTATTTTTTCTTCAGTATCAGCTTTATCTATAACTTCATTTGTTTGATCTACTAAATTTTGTAATCGTTCATTTTGAGATATAGCTTTAATTAAAATTTCTGTTAGCGCTAAAGTTAAAATAGGTACTAAGTCTTTTTTAGCAAAATTCTTTAATGATTCTAATCTTTTTTTTCTTGCTTCGTCTTTTTCCTTTTTACTTCTTTTTTTTCTTTGTTGAAGTTTATCTTTTAATTTTTTTAATTTATCTTTAGATTTAGCATAAGGATCACTTACTATAGTAAGTAAACGTTTATCTAAATCATTTTGTTCTTCTTGAAGAAGCTTTTTATTAACCTCATAATTTTTATTTTCTAAAGTTATAGCAATATTATATTCTTCTTCAGTTAATAACGGTGGTTTAGATTTATATTTTTTTTCTAAATCTAAAAGTTTTTGAGTATGATTAATTTCTAAATTAATCTTTTTTTGGATTGTTTGTTCTATTTCATTTTTTAATCTATCTACAATACTTAAAGATCCTTGCTTAATTTTTTGTATAGCATTATTTTTTAATTGATCTCCAAAAGCCGTAGGAGGTTGTATTGTAGCTATAGTACTATTTATTTCAGAAGGAATTAAACTAGATATGTTAGTTGTATTGTTAGACATTACACAGTTGTGTTTTGTTTAGATAAAATTTTTAATAACTTTTTTTCATCCATTTCATTAACTAAAAATTCATTTAATTTAGTAGCAGCAGCATTAATTTGTATTAAATTAGATCCCGCTGGAGTAGATACTGCTGATGATAATTTTGAACAAAATATAGATAATTGATTTTGTAATTTAGATAAAAAGTCTACTAACTGAATTCCTAATACTAAAGGTTCATCTGGTAGACTATCATTTTTTGTACCTAAACAAATAAATTTAGAATTAATATGTACTCTTTCTTTAGCATTTAAGTTAATAACATTATTAGTATTTAATTCAATATTAGTTGTAGCAAATAATAATACATCATCTTTTTTAGAATTTATTACTATTCTATCAGAGTTTAATATTAATTGGGGGCCATAATATTTTTCTGGTGATGTTGGATTTGTAATAGGATTTAATATTCCTTTTCTATCAGTAATAAGAGGAATACTCTGTGTTGAGGTAAAATAAATAGAAGAAAATTCTTGATTTATTTTTTCAATATGAATAGGACTATTTTTATCTATATTATGTCCATTAGTTATTATTATAATAGGATCACCATCTTCTCCAGGCCCACTACTCCACTCATTTAAATTAGCTTTATCTTTTACTGTACTACCAAAACGAATTGTATTACCTTTTCTACCCTGTATTATTTTATCTCCTTCAAAACATAATAAATTTCTTATATCTTCATTAGATTTAAAAGTTTTAAAAGAATAACTATCACCAGCGGGCTGAGCATTTTGTTGAGAATTATTCCATATATTTATAGTGTTTGTATAATAAGTTTGAATTGCATTAGATACTTCTTGTGATGCCGCTGAAGGGGATTCTTGCAAAGCTACTAATTCACCTACTAAAGGATAAGAAATATCAGAACTAAAAGGTTTAGCTATTTTACAAGTATCTAAAAAAGAATCACTATAATCTCCTACTATATTTTTAGCTCCATCATAATCAAGATAAAAAATAGTTCCAACAGCACTAAATCCACCTACTTTTTCAAATTGCTTTTTTGTAGGTGTATTTTCAGTAGTAACAACACCGTATACCCTACCTACTTGTGTTTTAGAAGTAGAGTTAAATATAGGTCTGTTACTTGATAAAAGTATCCCACTTAAATTTTGCCTTATTATCATTATTTATATTCTATTTGTGGCGTAGGAGTTTGTTCTAATAATTTTTGTCCTTGTTCTTGTATAGCTTTTTGTTCTTCTAACAACGATTCAATTTCACTCATATCAAATAAATCACTATTATTGTTTACATTAGAACTAGCAGCACGTTGCGCAATAGCGGCCATTTTTATTAATTGTTCATTGTTTTTTACATTAACATCAATTAAATCTTTAACAGTAGGCATTAACATTACGGCAGATCCTGCATTAGACGTGGCAATTGGTGTCATAGAATCTATAAGTCCACCAATTTGCTTATCAATATCCTTATTATTTTTATGTATTTTCTTAAATAAATCCGCTAAGGACATACCTTCAAATACTTCTATGCTATTAAAATTAGTCATAAATTAGGTTTATCAATAAATATGAATAATTATATTTTTATACAACCATGTTTATAATATTCATTATATAGTTTAGTACGTAACGTATCTAATTTTTTTATAGTTTTGGTAATCTGAGGAGTGGATACATCAGTCATTTCTCTAATATAGATATATAATGCTTTTTTATTAAATACTTCTAATGTTTCACGTTTACGAAACAATTCAATAATAGCATCTGCTGTCTTAGCATCTTGAATTTTTGGAAAGAGACTATGTATATTTTTATCTATATAATTAATATATTGATTTATGAATACATTGGGAGAATGCAATTCATCTATAGCATCCATAGACTCATATAAATGAGATTTATCTTCATCTAATTCATCAATATCAGCTTTTTCTTGTAATTTAGCATAATTATTTTTATTATAATTAATTAAATAACGCTTAGCAATAGTGCCAAAATAAGAATATGCTTTAGGAGGTGTTAATTTAGATATTTTATCCCAACACTCAGGACTTACATTTATACAATTAATAGTAATAAAATTATCTATTTGTTCCTGAGTAATAGTAACAGCATTATTAGTATATTCTATAAAAGAATCTTTTACATAATGCTCTTTAAATTCTTTAACTATTATTCTATACAATCTATCATTAACACTTTTACTATGGTTAAATAAATGCAACTTTTCAAGAAGAAAAGTAATTACTTCATGCTTTAATTCTTCAATTGTATCAGTATCAGTATAATAAAATTTAAATGTATGAATAATATTCTCAGCTAACTTATAGAAAGAATATTTTATTCGTTCATTATAAATAATGTTACGTTTAGCCTGATCAAAGCAGGATAGATACTCAATAATAGCATCTTCAGTGTCTTGGGTAAAGTAAACTTGGGGTTCTTTGGGTTTACGTTTGCGGGGTTTACCTCTTTTAGTTAGAGATAAAATTTCATCGTCGGCAAATAATTCCGAATCGAAGTCTTCATCATAGTACGTCATTTATTATTCTATTTTTAATAGATATAATATGAAAGAAAAATAACGTAACCAAACTAGTTTTTAAGAATTGTTAAAATCGCTTATGATTTCTTGAATTTCTTTTAAATTTCGAAAGAAAGTACCAACTTCATCATCAGCTTGAAATGCTCCTAAAGTATCTAATTCTCTTAATTTTGAATCAGAATTAGCAATAATAATACTTATTGCATCAATATATTCTTGTTGTTTAATAACAGTTTTTTCTAAGACTTTATTACGTCTAAGAAGTAAAATAGCTCCAATAATAACTATTTCAATTACATGGATTAAAACAACCCAAAAGGCAATTATCATAAATAATTAATTATCTAGGTGCAAATTGATTTTCAAAATCATCAGGTTCAATAGTAATCATTTCACGTATAGCTTCAATAGATTCTTTTAATTGATCTACAGACTCAAGAATTTTTTCTTGTCCCATATTCCTATTCACCTCAATATTGATTTTATTTACCAAAGCGTCAGTTTGTACTAATTTTTGTAATACGTTGTTTTTGTATCTCATAATATATGTTTATATATAAATATACGCTTCTTTTTAAACCATGCAACCTTTATTACCTTACTACCCTCTTTTCTTCTATCATTTATATTTTAATCAAATGTGGTTTGAAGTTACGAAAAGTTCCTTGCATTTCCAAAGAAGAAGGATGACTTTTTAGTCATCCCTACTTATATATTGTTTTATATTAATATTATTTTGCCAACTTAGCCAAAACATCTTTAGGTATTTTTCTAACAATATTTTGTAATCCATCATCACCTTCTTTCATTCCACCACCCATTAATGAACGAGCAGCATTTTTTAATTTTTTAGCAGCATCCACTAATTTATCTTTTGCTACTACTAATCCTGCACTAATTGCTACAGTTCCTACTGTAGCTAAAGTTATTACTTGACCACCAAGATCAGCTATTTGTTGATCTGGATCTACTGATGTACTTTTTAAAAGATCAGCAATTGTAGGATAGTTATTCATTACCCACTGGCCAACCTCATATTCAGCAGAACCTGCTTGCATAATTTCATCAAGAGTAATTGTTACCTTTTTTTCTTGATCAGCTTCATTTAAATATGAAGATAATTCTTGACGAATCATTTCTTTTAAATCTTTAGCAGATAATTTTTTATTACTGTTCATTTTAATGTTATTGATTTTTGGAGATTGTTTTAGTATTGTTTTTAATGCTTCTAATTGTTTAGGATTATCAATGGTTACTTCAAAATAACTTTCTAGTTTATTATCTACGATTTGATCTGTATCTAAAGCAACTCCTGCTTTTTCCATACGATTTAAAAACGCAGCTTTATCCTCAAGATTGAATTTAAATGTGGCCATTGTTTATAATAAATATGTATACTTTACTTAAATATGCGAGACATAAATAAACTAATTATACAATAATGCATTATTCCAAACATAACTATACTAAAAAATAAGGAAGGTGGAAAAATTCTAATTAAATCAGCTTGTAAAAAGCCTAAAAAAATGTGAGATAAAATCCACAACAGAATTACTGAAAATTTAACTTTCATAATTTAAATCGCTTTTTTGTGAGTTTTTTGTAATTGTTTTATCGGTTATATTATCCAAAACTTTTGATTCTGGAATATATGGAATTTCGGATAATGGTTTTGCCTCAACAACTTTTCCATTCAAAATTGCTTGTTGGTATTCTTCAAGTGACAATCCAAATTCATCTGCTTGTATTTGTCTTTGTCTTTGAATATTTTGAGCAAATGCTTCTTTAGTCAACATTAATGAATCTTGTATATACTTTTTCGACATAAAAAAGTTTGTTAAAAGGTAATTTTAGGGTTTTGCAAAGTTATTGCAAAATGGGTTAAATGGGTTTTGCATGTATAAATATATGAGTATATACAGTCGATGGTGAAAAGGTGTGTGTTTGTTGAGAATACGTCTCATTTTTGTCGTGCCACCGCCGCCCCATCGATGGACCTCAATTGATATGGGGACATTTCGCTATCAAACCGCCATCGGATCGCTACCAACCCGATCTTGACAATTTTTTTATATCATATCATTTTTAATTGTGATATAAATGTACGTCATTTATTGTGACATTTATCAAATAACTTATTACCACATAGACACCTTAGTTATCCATTCAGCAACTTCATTTGTTGTAAGATGGCCTTTAACTATATCTCCATTTTCAAATGTATGATCTGAAGTACCCTTCCAAATTGCAATTTCAGCTGTTAATGATTCCCATTTAATACGACTTGCCGGCTCATTAAAATTACCCATATTTCTTTTTTCACAGTAATTACCTGGTCCCCACTGAACACTAATTGTCCATCCGTTTTCGAATGTTAATTGGAATCCCTTATTCATTGTACTTGTAAACATACTATTATTATTTAATTGTGATGTAAATGTAGGTGGTCTATTTTGACCACCCACATTATATTATATTATTCTATCTCATCTGTATTGTAACCCCATTCTTTCAATTTATCAACAATTGGGGATATTAATTCAAACACTCCATCGTAACCGGTAACATTAGGTCCCTCAAACTCAATTGATCCTTCTGCGTACCAGTCGTTCCCACCTGTTTTTTCATCGTATACCTCAAACCATCCCCATAACTGTCCATCCTCATAATTCACACATACTTCAACACTCAGTAGTACATTGTCTTCTTTCTCTATAATACAAAATGAATTTTCGAGTACTAGATTTTGGGTGGTTTGGAACTTTTCTCTTTTAATTTCTCGTTTCATTGGTTTATGTTTTAATTGTGTAACATAAATGTAGGCAGTCTGTTTTGACTGCCCACATTACACATTAAATAATAAACCGGTTTACTGTTCGATCAGGTTAATTTGTCCTTCCCACATACCAAAATTCGATTTTTCTGCGAATGTGTAGGTGGAGGGTTTGGTAGTAGTGTCTGTACGGGTAAGGATCCATAAATTAGCCTCCTTCCAAGTAACATTTACTACACGTTGTCCGGAAGGGAGGGTAATGTCTTGGGTTCCTCCCCATGCTCGGGCTCGAACGTTTTCAGTACAGCTGCTAAACATACCTAATGTAATTACAGCTAATAGAATGACGATCATTTTTTTCATTTGCTTTATATTTGGTTAATAATTACTTAATTACCTTACATTTAATTTTATAACTAAATATACAACATTTATTTTTACTTTTCAAACAAATAATATAATATATTTTCAAACTATTTCATTAATTATATTATTAACTTACTTAAACATATTTCTCAACTATTTTATTCACTAATTCTTCAACATCAAAATCATTACCTATACTACTTAATACTATTTCATTATATATATTATTATAATTACCATTATTATTAAAATTTACTCTTAATTTATCACCTTCTCTCCAAACATTACCAATATTAAACTTATTTCTAACTTTCAAACATACTTCACTATACATTTTATTCAACTCACTACTTTTTTTATTCAACTCATTTATTTCTTTATTCAATTTTTCTAACCTTTTATAATCAACATCTTTTACTAACTTACTTTCAATCCTCTCAACCTTTTTTTCATTAATCTTACTTACAATAACACCACTTAAAACATTAATT